GCTGCTCGGATGTATAAGTACCCAGGGCAAACCATGGTTTGCCCGACGGATGGGTTTGAGATAAGGGACTGTCTGATTTACACGTCACGCGCGGTCACACCGAACTCGTAGAGATACGAGGGTGCATATGCGAAGTTGACACTGATGTGCCGTTCGGGATCCATCTCATCCCAGTCTAGCGTCATATCGAAGTGGTTGCGGTAATGATTCTCCAGGTATCGGGCGTGCCGCTCAGCATTCTCGAGTGTACTGGCGAACCAGGGAACATAGCCGATCGGGGCCATCAGAGGCGCCACGTCATACACAGTGTCGACGCGTTTGCGCTTGTGAGTATTGATCTCGGGATCGGTGGTGATCATCGGGGACGCCATTACCACTGAGCCAAGGAGTCGATGGGTGCCTGTGTGTTTTTTGGATACAAGTATAAGCTGCTCGGTTGTATAAGTACCCGACCGGACCATGAGTTCCGAGTGCTGATGGGTTGGGAAAAAAGTGGTTACATATATAAATGATTAAGGACGTGGCACAGCTTATGATTCTTTTTCTTATTATGAACCTATTATTCAGTCTGTTTCTTTACACGTGGGTAACTGATAATGACATCTCTAATTTACCAAAGAATAAGCATGAACGATTTATGGCTATTTTGTATTTCACAATAACTACATCGACATCAACCGGTTATGGTGATATTGTTCCTAAGAGTGTCCGTGCACGCATAGCATCGTCTGTGTTACAGGTGTTTATGTTTGCTATGATCATAAAACGTATTCTCGAGAAGTAAAATTACTCGTCGTATTCACCTGGTACATCCAGTGCAACAAGATCACCCATCAGAGTCGTAGTCAGCCAGCTCAGCTTCTTTTGGATTGCAGGTGTCTCACTGAGAGGGATCACGGTAGCATCACCGAAACCCGAGGTGATGATGTACCGCTTGTACTCTTTGTCTCTCTTGATGATGTATATGAACTGCTCGGCCGGGATCTCCTTCCACTTGTTCGCAATCATAGGATCCTTGTCAAACTTACCTTGAACCATCAACTTGTCATCATCGGGCTTGTGCCACCATACCGTGTACTTTGGTGGGATCAGAAACTCCCGGAGATATTTGTCCCTGACGATGAACACGTCACAGCATTGCTCGATGATCCATGGGTGTGTGATGTCCTTGCGTGTCACACCGTGCGTGTGCAGGTAAAACACAGCATTCTTAGCGCTCTCGACATGCTCACGCCAGTAGCCGTCATGGCCCTGTAAAACAGTCTCGAGAACACTGAAACCCTCCTTATTTACGTAGTGGAGATTGGCCCCCATGCCGTGGAAGGCCTTGATGGCGTCAAGGTCATGCCACTCGGCAGCAATCATAAGACCCTCATTGATAACCTTATGATTCTCGTTACCGAACAGCTGGTGCAGGGGGATCTTGTACTCGGCGTGAGGGAACCATAGAGCCCGGGCGACTTCCATATTGTATGAGATGGATGAATGTACAAATCGAGAATTGAATCGACTTCAAAACTAAAATTTATTTTGTTGATTCAGTATATATGGCGCTCGCTGATTTCAACGGCTGGTTTAATGTGTTTTTGACGGTCGTATTCGCAGTTCTTGGTGGTCTTTTCATGTATTGGGCACGTCCCAGCGCACAACAGCCTACAAGCTGGACAAAAACATACAAGGGAGCTGGTATTTTATTCATTGTTTTGGCCGCTATCAACTTTGTGCTAGTCATCATGCATGCCGGTGCAGCTTACTATACCGAAGACATACCGGCTCAGATGGATGCAGTGATTCCCGGAAATCCAATCGTCCGAAACAAAAATACATATTACAATGCCGAGTCCGAGTTCCCCCCGACTCGTGGAAATGCTCTTCTAGCAGAAGCTGCACCAGGTCCAACTCGTGGAAACGCTCTTAAGATGCAGGCTGCCAAGATTCCACCAACACCGGTGTCTAATACATGAGCCCGCTTATCGGATTAAATTTCGGAACAGCACACTTCCAGCGTAAGGAGATCGTTGCGAATAGCTGCTCTGCGTGTTGTCGAATTATCGAAATTTCAGAAGTTAAATTGGTTTGCGGCGTCTGAACTATACGTTGTAGGATGTCAGTGCAAACAGTCGTGTACATCTCGAGCACCTCTCGAATCTCACGCTTTTTGTTTTCAGACTTCTCACGCTGCTGCAATTTCCGCTTGAATTCTTCTTCAGTCAATGTACCTAACATAAACTTGATACGAAGATCTCTCCCTTCTTGGATGTTCGTAGCTTGGTAACGATGTGCTATACCACCGTGTTGAATATGCAGTAAATTCTGGTGAAGGTTCCACAGAAACGTTCGTTGCTGTTCGTTGTAGATTGGTGGACGAGCAACTCCATTCAATGCGGTGGGATTGGGTAAACCGCCGCACACGACATCACCAGGATTACGCTGAAGAGTACCATTGCGTCGCATGTATTCGTAGTAGTGAGGATTGTGAATCACCCCCTGTTCTACTCGTCCGGTGCGCCAAGAAAATGCAGTGTGACACTGTGTACAGTACATCTGGTCGCACCCCGCAATCTTGAAAATCATAGCTGCACATTGTGGACACGTCTTTGAATCCCTCGAAAGCATCTCTGCAGTTGCCACGTTGTTTGGGTCGCACATGTGATCATCTTCATTCTCACCCTTGATCTCGTGACACTTTGAACATACCTTGGCGTCACACAATCCACATTTCCAGGCTGTGCTTAAAAATCCACGGCAGCCATCTGCAGGGCATGCCCGAACAAACTTGCGTCTCTCCGTGGTTGGATCGGAATTCCGGATAACATTGATCGCATATTCGAGAAATCCAATATCGTGGTTAATGAGTGAAATCTGCTTGTGAAACTCCATGACACGACGTTGTCGTTCAATACGGGCATCTTCCACTGTATTCTTGCCCATCAAATTCAGGTCTGTATTTCCCGTCTGGTATGATAGTATATTCAGCTTGTTACGTTCTATAGTTAAGTTCTCTTTTCGTGCAGTGTACACCATGACCTGGCGTGCAATTTCTACGTAGGGCTGTGTCTCCGGCATGAGACTGCGCTCCCGATCATACAAAACATTCTCACGGTGCTGTTTGTACGTTTTGTTCACAAATGCATCCGTAAATTCACGGTGTAGAATCTCACGGGTCCAGCCCTTTCGACAGGACATACAATGAGCGTATTCTGAACTGCCTAGAAGATACCTTTGGTGACATTGAGTGCATGCCGAAAAGTCACAAAAGGAACAATTTATTTTGCGCCGAAGCGCTGTTGTAAAGTTTTCGGTACACACATCACAGCTCATTCCCTTACTTGTTAGTAGCTGGCTTGTTTTTATCTGAAGGGTTGAGTTTCTTGCGCAAATGTGGGGGTTTATATGACACTTTGATTCCATTTTTGTCTATGATTTCATATTCAGTCGGGGGGTCCCAGGGATCGTCGTCTGTGATGTCAGCCCACTTCTTTTTTGGGGGGTCCATCACGCCTTCTTCTTATTCACCGCCTTTATTACTTTCTTGATTTTCGGCACCGGCTTGTTCGCCGAGGGGTACTTGGCGAAGATGAGATCCAGGTCCTTCTGACGATCAGCTGAGGTCGCCTCCATCTTGTTCCACCAAGCCCGGTACTTATTCATGCGCTCCTCGCTCATGCCAGCTGAGCGCCACGCGTCGATCGTCTCCTCGAGGGGTGGGCGCTGATTCGGGTACTTGGCGTAGAGAGCCAGGATAATGTCCGTGTCAATCACGGGCTTCTCAATCGACACAGTCACCGGTGTAGGATGAGCCTCGAACCATGACTCACACCGGGCAATCAAGGCTTCGGCTTCATCTTTCGGAAGATGCTTTGCGATATACCGATAGTCGTTAGGGGGGGTCCACTCGGTCCTGGGGATGGCCGGCATGACCTGGTTATTCATGACGTAGGCAATCTCTGCCACGATACCCCGTGCTGTAGGGCTAATCTTATGAATCAGGTTATGACTCGTCCGGTGAAACCGAAGACGACGCTGGGCTTCGAGCCGGACACGGGCAGATGGGCGCTTGAACTGCATGTCTGCACCTGTTTGTTTGGATACTAGTATACACGCCGTTTTATATAAGTATACCCCAGGTCCACGAGTTCCGAGTGATGATGGGTTTCACATCCAATTTTCTTACGGTACAGTATGCTGACGTGGATCATTCGATCTATTCATGCCCTTGTCGTCGCCTTTTTCTTACTAGCACCCTTCAGTGATAATCAACAGATTCTAACTTTGCACCTGATTCTTGTCCCGTTTTTACTCCTCCACTGGGTCACAAATCAGTCAGTCTGTGCACTGACGGAATTGGAGAAACTTCTGTGTGGAAAAGAGAACGACTGTGAGACATTCATGGGTCAAATTATGGGCCCTATTTACACATTTCAGACACCCGAAAACGAAGACGCGTTTATTTGGTTTGCGTTAATTGTGCTTTGGCTATTTACACTGTATAAAGTCAAAAAGGATGACTTTTCATGGCTCCGTATGGTGTTCAGTAATATGAGGGAAACTCTGCGTCGCTAAACTCCTCCTCCTCAAGGGGACCATCGCGCGTCTCGGACGGATCAGGGCCGGGCTCGTCTGCTCCGTCAATCACCATCTTGAGCCGATCCTCAACCGGAACCACCGCCTCCTCCGCCTCAAAGATGCCGTCAAAAACAGGGCCGTGAGACTGGCAAAGGTCGCACTCCTCGTGGACAACGCTGTCCATTGGGTGATTGTGAACCGGCTCGGTCGGCTTCGCCTTGGGCTCCTTGGGCACCTTCAGCTTCTTGACCGGCACAACGATTCCCGACTTTTTGGCCTCCTCCTCCTCCTCGTGCGCCTTCTGGTGACGCTTGCAGAAGCACCCACCCTTGAGGGCACTAAACTTGCAAGCCTCCTTCTTTGAGGTGATACCCTGGCAGGCACCCTTCGCCTTCTTGTTGATCGGCTGACCCTCTGCGTCGAACGCCTCAACAACCGCCTTGCGCTTCTTGACCGGAGCGGGAGCCGGCTTGCCAGATGCCAGGTTGTACTTTTCGTACAACTCGTCGGCGTTCAGGTTGTAGTCGGTAGCAACCTGACTCACAAACTTGTAGTCGCGCTCGCGAATCAGGGCGTCGATCGCAAGAGTGAACGAAGAGGCCATTTTTTTTGAGTTGCTGTTCCTACATTTGGAAGTCCAAAGTCGTTTACAAAACTTCAATTTTATCCGCATGATTCTCCCGTACAAAAATCACACACGTGTACTTTGTACCGGATCTAACCGGCTCCCCTTTGTGTACCGCGCGGTTGTTCAAGAGTGGGCGATAAAAAACACCTGTCCCTGCCGCGGGTTTGATCCTCCGACCTCCATGTGCATCAAAACGAAGTTCCCCACCCTCAAAGTCGTCATTCAGGTAAACCACTAGACAACCGATGCGTTTTCCACCCAAGTTTCTAAACTCGCCACAAGAGTCGTTCTGTTCGCACGCTGGTTCGTCACCTCCTTTGTTGTTTTCCAGAATTAGTGGTGGTTCGCAATTATCCACGGGCTTACCAGCAAGTCTCGCTGCCGTAGATAAAAGTCGAATCATAACAGGACACCCCCTTCTGCGAAGAATACATTGACACTCCGCAGGTGTCAACAAGTCTGGGAGAACTTGGGGTGGCTCACGAACCGGGTTGAATGGCTCGTAGCCTGACCTTTTTTGGACTAAAATTAGAATCAAAATTGTCAATACCAAAATGAGTAGCAACATCTACTACATGCGTACACTTTTTTCTTGACGAAGAGTATGAGTTTGAATATACCAAGGCTATTCATACAGTATTCGAAGAGCCACCCGACTTTGATTCGTCAGCGCAGGGATTTCATTCATTACCTGAGTGGTGGTATGGCGGTCAAACTCTTCCTGCACACCCAAAAGATCACACCTAATGTCCGAACAAAATCCACGACAGACTTTGACTTTGTGTTTGCGGTTCCAAATAAACTTTCAAATTCTGAAATGAAATTAAAATTCGATGCCATGGATCGTATGATGAGTCGTCACGTTGACGGTTTTCGGAGGTGGCTCCTCGAAAAGTATAAGGTGCCTGCAAATATCATCAAAGAAGATCTTGTCCCTCCTGTCCGGTACAATCCAATTTCAAAAAAACAGATTTACCGTGTTTTACAGTATAAAATTCAACTTGTCGGAATGAAACCGGAAGGTCTCGTCGATGCAACTCTCACATATATTCCCGGTGTGAGACGGTACCAGCTCCTGGACAAATACACTGCCAAATTTGGGATGCCAATTCAACGCCTGAAATATCTTTACAAGGGTGTGATGACTGTGCTTGCCAGCTCATTCAGCTCTTTTGCCATCAAGGATCCCTCCCTCGGATCACGCAATCCACTCACAGGTAGTCGTAAGGAGAAGGGTCTCAAGAATACGGCCCGGATTGCAAACTTGATGCGGGCGCAATCACGTGCATCCACTGCTGCACAGAAACTCGTCAAGCACATCAAGAGTGGTAATGTTCAACAAGCTTACAAGGAGGCGAATCGTGTCCTCAAGAACCTCGCCACGTCTATTAAAAGATAAAGTATTTCACATATCAAAATCTTCAAACAAGTCATCAACTGGTGTCTTTTTCGGCTCCTCAGTTACTTCGGTGAACCATTTGCCTTGTGGTCCACATTGGTTCTTGTCGAGACGGACAAACTTGGCGTAGTTGTGGTGGACTTTACCGTTGCTTACAGCGACCAGTGAACGACCACACGTCTTGTCACCGTGATTGTAGTAGAGGCAAACCTTACACAGAGCTGACATGCTCATTTACTTTAAGAGTTTGCATCCCTTTATTTCACCACGGACTCCGATCAATAGGTCCAGACATCTTGCGTAGGACATGCTCTACATTTCTTAGGTCACGCATCACACTGACGGGGGCGTGAATTGGCATTACCATTGTGTACATGAAAAATGTACCAAAACGGTCTGTAATGTATTCTTCCTTTTTCATCTTTGGTGCGTATACGAGGTTCCGCACAACTCCGTATACGTAACATCCTGCGAGGTATCGAGTCAACAGGGGGTTCATTCTATTTTCAAGCCTGAAAACTTTAACTTGCCACAGAGTATGAAGTGCACGAATCGCACCGAGGAAGAGGTCCACCAGGACTGCATTCGCTACTATCTCGCACGGGGATGGAAGCTCAAGGGGCACGAGTGGATCGTCGTCCCCCGGAAGGAAAAGTACGGTCGGGGAGATCTCGTATTTCTCAAAGGGAAAGAGTACCGCGTGATTGAAGTGAAACGTAAACCCCACCCGAACGTCTTTGAGCAAGCCAAGTTTTACGGTGCGGCATGGAAGATGCTCTACGCACGCTCAGGGTATCGCGTCAGATATGGCGTCTGGACATGTTCCGTCAAACGGATACTCGGCACGGTTCGCGATCCGAGTCGTCTCTGTCTCAGGAAGAATGCGTGCCGACAAATATCTTCATCTTAGAGTAAGGATGGTCAAAACCAGGGCGAAAAAACGTACAAACATTGCAGCTGCTCGAACCGCGGCTGCTACCAAAATCCAAAAGTTTATTCGCAAACGCATCCGTCATCGTTTACCAGTTAGACCACGTCCGGTGATCCATCATAACCCACTTGCAAATCACCGTCTTCTGAGTTTAATTGCACCACATCTGTCACCTGCCAATCTGCGGAGTTTAGCAAACGCCACACGGGCACCTGCTCCCTTTGAAGTTCGGGCGATGCAAAATGCAAATGTAGCGAGACGTCGTCGAGAGGCGGCTGAAGTGGCGATTGGCCGCCTTCCAAGAATAGGGCCAAGACCAAACTATTCAGTCCAAATGAAAATGCTTCGGATGATAGATACGGCACGCGCATATGTCGCGCGAAACGCTAACCTCCGCAGAAATGCTCCTAATCTCAATAGACGTCTGGCCATGCTTCGAAATGACATCCTTCGCAAATTAAATCACAGAACTACGAATACAACTCATAACCATACTATAAATAACAATACATTCTCGCGTATAAATGTAGGCAACAACAACAATAACAATAACAATAACAGGCGCGGGTTTATACATCTCCGAAATGTTCTAGTACGGAAACCAAATAATGTAGAGAACAACGGACAGAATTGGGATTGGGTAGGAGGGAGTGTAAATTTCGAGAATTTTACCAATAATGGTCGGAATTTTGATCATTATTCGACTATGCCTAAAGGTTACTATCATTAATTTCTTTGTGTTAGAGTAAGATGGCGGCTGCGACAAAGTTTATTGCCATCCTCATGAACTCTCGGAACCAGGCACACGCGTTCCACCTCGAAACATCATCATACGCACAGCACAAAGCACTCGAGAAGTACTACGAGAAGATTGTCGATTTGCTCGACGACTATGCCGAGGCGTACATGGGTAAGTACGGACGCATCGGCAGAATTCACATCAACTCGCGTCAGATTCGTAACCCAAAGAAGGCTCGCTCTTATTTCGGTGCTCTCTTGGGTCGCATTCGCTCGCTCAGACTCCCAAAGGACACATATCTCAAGAATATTCAGGATGAAATTACAGCGCTCATTCGCAAAACCATGTACATGCTCACGCTGCGTTAACTGGAAACCACCAATCAATAACATCACACGTGCGTAAAAACACGTAAAACACCGACAGACAAATCCTTGTCGATGTTTTAGCGGACTTGTCCCATATTGCCAGGTATGTCTTTTGCGTCATGTCTGGTGGAAACATTACACTTTAAGAATCATACGTCTTTATGGCCCGTCCAGTGTACATCCCATTTCGACTCAGCTCGTTATGAATGAATTTGAATGGCCAATGGAGAATTTCACGAGACGCGTGAATCTCATCTGGTCGCCGGTACTCAGCACGCTCACCCGTGAGGTACATGGGAAAAGGACTGAGTGCCGTCGTCGGCCCCCAATTCACTTTTGAAAATAAGTAAGACTCTATGTTGTTGAATTTTGAATCAAAATTTCCAGGTTCACGACAATACTTTTCAAAATCAAATTTGTTCAGAACCCAGTGACGATCACTAATTCCGTAATGAAATTCGGAGTTCATGAACCATGCGTACGAAGGGTCGAGTTTTGGATGAGGTCCATACCACATGTGATCTGAACGTGTAAGAATGTACTGGTCGTATACGTTAGGGATTTCCCGAAACAAATTACGGCGGTGATCTAGAATCTTCTGAGCAGTTGGTTCGGTATCGGGGTCTGAATGTATATTCAGAATTGAATTGCGTGTAAACTCGTTGAGCTTGAGCGAATCTGGACCACATGTTACGATATCGGCACCGAGCTCATCGGTGACATACTTTTTGAAATGGGACCATGTAAGATCCGGATAGCGAATTTGTCCCATGACACACACGACAGTCTTCATTGACACAGCAAATGTTCAAATCTTTAACGTGATCTTGGGCGGGTAAGTGGGGGGCGCACGTCAACTGTGGCACCCTTGGGTGCAAAATCGTACTGTTTCTTGAACAACTCACGTGCTTCAGTATATTCTTTTGAAATGGCGACCCAGACTGCATGCTTGCACTCATCGTGGTTAATTACATCGTCAATTGGTTGGAGACAGTTTCCACACCACATTTATTTTACAAGATTGCTTATTCTTTAAAGAATCCGTGTCCCATATTTTCAATGCGGTATATCGCGCACCGTGGTAATTTGATTGGTCCATGCCCCGATCTTGAAAATCGTCCAGAATACATCATGAACGCACTCGACCTTGGGTTTGACTGTGAATGTGATGTATGGTGGCACAACGATGGATGGTGGCTTGGACATGACGCTCCACAGTATCCTATTGGTGGGGAATTCCTGACCCATGGCGGTCTCTGGATTCATGCCAAAAATGTTGAAGCACTTGAGCGTCTGAAACGATTCGTAAATGTGAATTACTTTTGGCATGACCATGATGATTACACGATTACAAGTCTGGGGTTCATCTGGTCATATCCTGGATCACGCCTGACGTCGGAGACGGTGTGTGTCATGCCCGAACTCGTAAATCCGCCGTACAAGCCAGAGGAAAAAACGAGAACGTGGGCAATTTGTTCAGATTACATAATTCATGAGAAACTTGAGGAGATCCGCCGGAACACCTAGGCCCCACATCTTTTTGCAATTTTGAATCTTGATTCGCTTGCCATCTGAAATCGCCTCGTTGTATACTGGTGCAATATAAAACTCACCATTCGTCCGAATGTTCTTGTCAATCATCTGCTTTGCATACTTGACAAAGTCCGAACCCTTGGACCAAAAATAGATGCCCGTGTTGGCGTGAGTGCTAATCACCTCCTTTTCAGCCACGCGGTCAACAAAACCCGTGTCGGACAGTGATGCATAGCTCCACTTCTTGTCAGATGGGTCCGTCTGTTCGAATGTAGAGATACATCCATCGACATTCATGCTCTCATACAGGAATGCACTTGAATCCCACTCCAAAAATTGATCTGAATTGGCAATCAACAGGTTCGTGTCGTTGTCGATATAGGGTGCTGCCAACAGGACCGAACATGTCGCGCCATCCGTAACACCGTCGGTCGGCACAATGATGCACCCGGGCGCAATCCGCTCGAGGAGCGCCTTGGTGTCATACTGGTCGAGATGCTCCTGCCGGACAATGAAAATATATTGCCCATCAATATTCAGATTCTCCACCACGCGCTGGATCATCGGCACACCCTGCACGTCAATCAGTGGCTTGGGGAGCAGGTACCCCTCCTGTGCAAACCGACTCCCTTTTCCAGCCATCGGAATAACTACATTAATCTTATTCTTCCAGCGAATATCCATCGTACCGAGCCGTACCCTGTTAAGGCTCATTGCCTTTATCAACGCCTTATCAATGACTTCGAGTGTCACGTCCCGGCGAGATCCGACCGGGAGGACATGCGCACATGACATGTACGCCGCCTTTTTACCAATCGGACTGTCCTCGACGATCAAGGTTTCCATCGGACTGACACCCGCCTCAAGGATACACCGAAGGTACATTTCGGGGTCAGGCTTGGGATTTTTTACATTTTGATTCGAAATTAGAAAATCAAAAAGATCAATGACTCCAAGTGCAGTCAAAAATTCCACCATGGTTTCTTGGATTGAGTTGGACGCACAGTACACCTTCAGTCCTCGGTCCTTTAGGGTCTGAATAAGTTTCACCAATTTTATATCAAAATTGATAACTGACGGGATAAGTTCTTTCGTCTTGTCTTGTTTGAGTTTCCAAATTTCAGAATGTAATTCAACTGGAAGACCCTTTTCTTCCGTGAGCATCTGGAGTTTCCGGGTGGTACTCACTCCGTCGTACCTCGCCAGGTGTTCTTCAATTCCAATCTGAAATTCGAGTGGTAAAGCCTGATTAAGGGCAGTGTAGTGAAGGTGCCGTGAGTCAACGAGGACTCCGTCTAAATCAAACACAACCAATTTCATTTATAAATTACGATAATCTGAAATTTTTATGTATTAACCGCGGGCCAGATTCATAAGAGCCTTGGCCGCCTTCTTATTTGCGTTGGCCGCCTTCTTGTTCGCCTTGGCTGCGGCGTTGGCCGCCTTTGCAGCTCTTGCTGCGTTCAGTCGCTGCTGGGGAGTCGATGAAGGGTAAATGTTTCTGCTTGGCATTGGTACTATAGCATGAGTTTTTTATACCACTCAAAAGTCTCCTTCAATTTTGTTTTAAAATCAGGATCCTCTTTCCATCCAAGTGCATTGAGCTTTGAACTGTCGATACAGTACCGGGAGTCGTTGTGTGGCCGTGGATCTGGGACATATTCGGGATAATTGTAAAGACCCGAGATGTCGACGATCATCTTGTACATTTCGTTAATCGAATACTCAAACTTTGTGCCGATGTTGTACGTCTCGCCAATCCGTCCCTTGTCCAAAATTACATCAACTGCACGACACACGTCACTGACGTGAATAAAGTTTCGACGCATCTCTCCATTCCCGTGAATAGTCACCGGCTGGCAATTCAGAATTTGATTGATGAAGATAGGTACCACCTTTTCTGGATATTGTTTCGGACCAAAAACGTTATTGCCGCGCGTGATGACACATGGCAAGTTGTAGCACTTTGTGTACGCCTTGACGTACAGTTCAGCTGCCGCCTTACTTGCAGCGTAAGGGTTCATTGGATTAAGGGGCGCAGACTCGTCGCATGTCACATGACCGTCCACCTCGCCATAAACCTCATCTGTGCTCACGTGAATAAACTTTTGAATTCTACCGTAATTACGAACTGTTTCGAGCAGGACGTGAGTTCCGAGTACATTGTCTCGGGTAAACTGGAATGACTGCTCGAAACTCAAGTCTACAAATGACTGAGCGGCAAAGTGGACGACATGGGTCGGTTCGTGAAGATTGAAAACCTCCTTCATAATTTGTTTGTCGGTGATGTCCGCAAGAACGAGTGTGTACCGGGGTCCAGAACCCACATTGTCAACCCGTGCACAGTAATCACACTTGTCGACATTCACAATCTGAATTTCGGGGTAGGTTTTGAGCATATACTCTACAAAATTCGAACCTATAAATCCAAGTCCTCCGGTGACGAGGAGCTTCATGCCCTGATAAAGCTTAGAAACTTTATATATTAAATGTCCGCAATCGTTGTCACTTCAGCAGGTCGTTCGGTGACACTCGACGAGTCGGATCCCCGTGTGGCAGCCCACCTCCGCGATCCAAAGGGCTACGCGCAGTTTATCATTCGACAGATTAACACGGACCGTATTTACGACAAGTGCCTCAAGGACAAGACGAACCTGACGATTCTCGACATTGGTGCAAATGTCGGGCTCTTTACATTGTACGCTCAGGATTCAGCTAAGCGTCTCATTGCCGTCGAGCCCACTCCATCTCATCAGTATGTGTTTGAGAAGCTGACCGCAGCGAGTACGAATGTGGAGCTTGCCAAGGTGGCTCTGTGTGATGTCGATGGCCCGGTTGAGTTTTTCATTTCGGACGACAATTCGACTATGAATTCGATCGTAAACAAGTACGGGCGGTCTATTGAGGTGGAGGGTCTGTGCCTCAAGAGTCTGCTTGACAAGTACAATCTGGACAAGGTGCACTTTTGTAAGATTGACATTGAGGGCTCGGAAATGCGTGCAGTGACCGTCGAGACTCTCGGTGCCGTCTTTGACCGCATCGACGAGATTTTCATCGAGTGTCACGCGACGGTTCCCAATTTTACGCACGCGGACATCATTTCAAACCGTGTCAAGATGGAGGAGACACTGAAGCAGGTGGGCTATAAGATTGAGGTGGTGAATTTTGACACCATTCACGCGTATAAAGAGTAAAATGTTGTAATACACAAGATGAAAGTACTCGTGACGGGTAAAAATGGGTTCATCGCGCGTCACCTGGTCGAAAAACTCGTCTTGAATGGTGACACTGTGCGGTCTGTCATCCGTGTAACACCCTCGGGAATGACAAAAATTTTAGACGAATTTAAACCCCAAATTATTTATCATCTTGGGGCTGAACTTAAAAATTCACATGATATGTTCGATTCCAATGTCGTACTTACACAGTTTATCATCGAGTGGTGTGCGAAAAATCCAGTAGAACGGCTCGTTCTGTTTGGGTCTTCCAGTGAGTACGGAAACGTCCACAGACCACGATCTGAAAAGGATCTCCCATTGCCGACGAATATGTACGAGGCGACCAAGGCGGCGACAGCTATGCTCGCCCGAGGTGCTGCTTACGAATACAACATCCCCATCATGTTCATCCGCCCCTTTACGATCTATGGGGAAGATGAAAAGTCTACAAAACTCAGTCAAATTTTATTTCAAAAAATGAAAGACGGGACGGTTCTCAAGTTGACCGACGGATTCCATGACTACATGTACATCGATGACTTTGTGGATATTCTTTTGACGGTGGTTACACAGGGTGGTTCAGACAAATTTACACTTTTGAATATTGGTACAGGGTGGCAGACGACAAACATTCAATTTGTGAATACGTTCCAAAAGGTGACGGGCTACAAATTTCCAGTTGAAATTATCGAGGGAATAGGACCACCTACATGGATGGCTGACACGTACCTGCTTGAGAAGAAGTTTAAGATTAATCTGGAATCGGCAAGAAACCTTGAAAGTGGGATAAGGAGGATGGTATCTGCATACAAAAGGAAGAATGGAGAAGAGAATTGTTGAACTGACTCACAAGCACAAGTTGGGTCATCTCGGGAGTTGTCTGACGGCTCTTCCAATTTTGGATCACATTTACAAGACGAAAAAGGACAGTGACATTGTAATTCTCAGCTCGGGTCATGCCGGGCTAGCCCTGTACACTGTCCTCGAAAAGTATGAGGGATGTGACGCTGAAGAGCTTGTTGAGAAGCACGGTGTCCATCCGAATCGCGACCTCGAGAATGGTATTTTTGTTTCGACGGGATCACTCGGATGTGGTATCCTAGTGGCGGTTGGATATGCACTTGCTAACCGGGACCGTGATGTACATGTAGTTCTGTCGGACGGTGAGTGTGCGGAGGGTTCTGTATGGGAGGCACTCGCCTTTGCGTACAAGCACGATCTGAAGAATCTCAAGGTGCACGTCAATGTCAACGGGTACTCGGCGTATGACCCCGTCAATCGGTGGTATCTTTGGCTTCGACTCAAGGCTTTCTTCTGGCGTGTACAGGTGTGGTTCACCAAGGCGCCACCAATTGCGTTTCTGGAAGGCCTAAAGGCTCACTACCATGTGATGAGTGACGAGGATAAAGATAAAATGACCGAGCTTCTCAATGAGGAAGCAGTTTGCAAAGATGCTTCACGCGGCGATGGAGGAGGACTGTCGCATCTTCTTACTCACTGCGGATCTTGGATATGGTATCCTTGACGACATTCGTCGTGATTTCCCGGATCGGGCGGTGAATGTAGGGTCTTGTGAGCAGTTGATGATTGGTATGGCGGTTGGTCTTGCAAACTCTGGCTTTGTACCAGTGTGTTACTCCATCACACCGTTTCTTCTGTACCGTCCATTTGAGCTGATTCGCAACTATGTCAATCACGAGAAGCTGAATATCAAGCTCGTTGGGTCGGGGCGTGACAAGGACTATGCACATGACGGAATCACGCATTGGGGTGAGGATGACATGGCCATCATGAAGAATCTGTCAAATATCAGCCTACTGAAGCCGAAGGAACTGTCGGATGACGTGTTCAAGACTTTTATCAATTCGGACAAGCCGATGTACTTAAACCTTAGACGGTTCTAGTTTGTAATGAAGATTGTATTCACGACCCTTCACACGGATAATTATCAGTCCCTTGCCGACATTACACTCGAACAGAATAAGCGCAAGTACTGCGAACTTCACGGATACCCACTCGTCACCATGACTGACGGGTGGCTTTACGAACGCAAGGCGATTGGATTTGACAAGATTACTCTCATTCGGGACGCACTCAAAAAGCACCCAGACGCGGATTGGATCTTTTTCAGTGAGAGTGATGCGATGATCACTAATTTCAAAATTAAATTGGAACAGTTTACAGATGAGCGGTTTCACTTCATTCTTCCGGCAGACATCAATGGCACCAATTGTGGTAATTTCATGCTCCGAAATTCTCCGATTGGGAATGCATTTCTCGACAGCATCGAGTGCGCGGGATCGATTTACAAGGACCACCCCATGTATGAAAACCAGTACATCCAAGACTGTGTGACTGGCACATTTTGGCGATCGGTGATCAAAGTGGTCCCACAGCGTCTCTTCAACTCATACGACTACACGACGATGCCCAAGTACGCGCATGTAGAGCACAAGGATGCGATAGGCGTGAATGGGCAGTGGCAATCTGGCGACTTTATGATTCACTTTCCAGACAAGAAGCTCGAGGAGAGGGTTCAGCTCGCAACACTCTATTTAGAGAAGGTGATTCATTAGTATGTAATGCTCGTAGATACTTTTATGTTTTACAACGAACTTGATGTGCTCGAAATTCGTCTCAAAACACTCGATCCGTACGTTGACGTCTTTGTACTGGTCGAGGCGGAGGTGAATCACGTCGGTGGTCCGAAGGAGCTTTTCTTCGAAAAGAACAAGGAACGTTTCGAAAAATGGCTGCCAAAGATTCGCCACGTTGTCGTCACCAAGGAGGAGTCGCCGACCGATGACAATCCGTGGTCGCGTGAAAAGTACCAGCGCGAGGCTATTCTTCGCGGGCTCGGAGGTGACCTCATCGACTCTGACATTGTGATGGTGAGTGACGTGGATGAGATTCCGGACCTGTCTTTGGTTCGGTGGGAGCACCTGCCTTACAGGGCCATGGCGCTTCACATGTGGATGTACCAGTACAACTTTGATTACTTGTTCACGGGTGAACCGTGGTATGGTACCGTCATTACACAGATTGATCTCTTCAAGCAGTACGGCCCCAATTACTTCCGGGATAATCGCTGGAAGTTTCCAGTTCAACAGTATGCTGGGTGGCACTTGAGCAGCTTTGGTGACGAGAAGCATGTTCTGAACAAGATGCGTACATTCGCCCATGCACTCGACAATAACAATCACCGCCACCTTCAGACTGAGGAGAATATCAAGAAGTGGATCCAGGAAGGAAAGCATCTGGATGGAAACACGGATCTCATGCCACGGCCACCAGAGGCGACACTTCCCCCGGTGGACTGTAGTAAATTTCTGCGTGTATTCTAAATGAATGTGTTTTCTTTGGTGATCGCCATGTTCCTTTTCTTAGTATCGTTGATGCCTCGGATGACCCTTGCCCAGAAGGAGAAGATGCTCAGGTTTGGTGTCGAACTGCGCAAAATCCAGAGAGAAATGCATGATACCGAGAGCAACAAGAACCGTGTAGAAAAGGCGATCCGTAACGCCAAGAGTAAACTGCGTCTGGCTGAACCGGGCCGGCCGCACATTACCGTGTCAATCAATGGAAAGAATACAAATGTCAATCTTGCGTCATGGAACGTAAACAAGACGAATTACAGATGGAACTTTGCTCGGCGCACATATGTACGGAAAGTGTCTAATTAAGTATTAAAATTTGTCTGAGTTCCTCTTCGACTAGTTGCGGATTAAGAATACCCATACACATTGCTTTGCGTCGCAAAAGTCTTCGGATGTCATCCACGTGAAACAGTCTCAAGAATTTAGATTTCAGACTGATATTTGCGAGAGGCCCACCTAATGCCATGTCTCGTTGCCCCTGACACACCGGCCATGTCACCATGCGCAAATCGTACATTTCAGCATCTAAATTATCGAGACGAGGAAGGATGTTTTCTCTGATGAGTGTCCGGACGTCTTCCATCTTAATGATATAGACCGATTAATCTTTAGAAGGGATGCCACCAGCATGCACCATAATCATACCTAAAAGTCCAAATATGATTCCGAGGTATTGTACCGGTGACGTGAATCGTTCACCCAAGAAAAAGTACGCAACGAGCGCACCCAAGACTGTAATCATCCCTTCCCACATCGCCGAGACGTACAAAAGACTTTCAGCCGAAAAACTCTGAACCAGAAAATACACAACACCAATGTACCCCACCAAACCACCAATCATATGGTATTGGGCCTGGGACTTGGCAAACCATTTGAAATGGACGTTGCCAAACGTCTCAGCCAGGCTCATCATCAGGATGTTAGCCAACGCCATCTATTTTCAGCGGGGAAAATAATGCAGAGAGCTCTCAACTGGATAGCAGCATGGTTTATTCGAATTCCAAATTTAGATCATAAATCGAAATTTACTTTGTTGACTCTTCTTCAGGATGTTGATTTGATGAGAGTCAAGTTGCTCGTTTATCAAGTAAAGAAATTATGCCTCTAAATTGATATGAAGGCTGCCCTTATTACAGGGGTCACTGGCCAGGATGGGTCCTATCTGGCAGAGTTTCTCCTTTCGAAACAGTACACCGTCTATGGTCTTGCACGGTATTGTTCCGAGAAGAAACATGAACGACTTGTGAATGTCCTTTCGAATTCAGAATTTAATTTGATTGAGGGTGACCTGACTGACACTGCTCGGATTAACTCTATTGTCAATTCACTGAACTCGACTTACGACCTGATTGAGGTGTACAACTTGGGTGCCCAGTCCCACGTGAAATTGTCATTTGACCAGCCAGAGTACACTGCCAATGTGGACGCCATGGGCACCCTTCGACTTCTGGAGGCGATCCGCCAGACGAATTGTATTTCAAAATTCAAATTTTATCAGGCAGGAACCTCTGAGATGTTTGGGAAAATTCAGCAACCAATTCAGAATGAAAATACACCCTTTTATCCACGGAGTCCATATGGTGTTTCTAAGCTTTTTGGGTACTGGATTACCAAGAATTACCGCGAGGCATACGGAATGTTTGCTTGTACCGGCATTCTTTTCAATCATGAATCTGAACGGCGTGGGGCTGAGTTTGTGACACGCAAGATTACCCTCGGTCTGGCGGAATGGAAAAAGACGGGCAAACCAATTGAGCTCGGAAACCTCGATGCCAAGCGTGACTGGGGACATGCCGAAGACTATGTCCAGGCGATGTGGCTTATGCTCCAACAGCCGGATCCGGAAGATTTTGTAATTGGTACGGGCAAGACACACAGCATCCGTGAGTTTATCGAAGTGGCAATGGCATGCCTAGGTCATTTCATAGATTGGAAGGGTGAGGGAAGTGATGAAATTGGTGAGGATGAATCTGGCCAGTTACTTGTCAAGGTGAACCCTGAATTTTATCGACCAGCGGAAGTTGATGTTCTCGTCGCCGATGCACGAAAGGCGTATGAAGTTTTGAATTGGCGTCCAAAAATTGATTTCGAGACGCTAGTTAAACGGATGGTAGACAATGATTGTAAATGAATGTACCTCGACCTACACCTAACTGGCTCTTCATCGGACCTAATCCTCTTTCAGGAATCGGTCAGGTGACACAGAGATATGCCGAGCTTGCAAAGGGTGATTATGTCGAGAAGGGTGTCCGCCCCCCACAACCACATTACAAAAATGCATTCTATTTCATGCTCCCTTTTGCATCTGAAATTACTCTGGCGGACGAGTATCGTATGTACTGTGACAATATGATGGTCATGACCATCTGTGAAACTGAGCCGGTGAATGACGCGTACAAGATGATTGCAGACAGGTATCGGGTGGTGTACGTGGCGTCTGAATTTTGCAAGGAGGTGTTTACGAAGCAGTTTCCAACTACAGATTGGCGGGTTTTGCACTTGTACGCACCCACTCCGCCAGTGTACCGGCCACCCAAGACGGAGGGTCCATACGTGTTTTATACGATCGGCAATATCGCCGATCCGCGAAAGAATATCACCGCGCTCCTGAATGCATTTCAGGAGTGTCAGTTTCCGAATGCCCGACTTCTTCTCAAGGCGACGTGCAATCAGGATGTTAAATTGGAAATTCCAGGTGTGACGGTGATTAATGGACTCATTTCTCTGGAGCAGATGGAGAATATCCACGCACAGGGTCACTGCTATATCAATTGCTCGCACTCCGAGGGTGTCGGAATGGGGGCAGTCGAGGCGGCTTTGCGGTCCAAGCCTGTCATTATCACGGATTATGGAGGCCTCAAGGAATACGTCAAGACACCGTGGGTCGTCAAGTGTACCAAGGGCCCCATCGGATTTGACGATTTTCTGTTCAAGGCGGAGCACGAATGGGGACACCCCGTGTATGAGGATCTCGTGGCGCACATGAAGGACTGCTATTCAAAGGAGGTGAAAACATGGGATCATACTCACACACAGAAGCTGATGAATGCAATTAGTTTTTCCGGTTAATATTGACACTGGAAGAGACGGTCGACTCGGCGGCGAGCTTGGCAGCCTGTGCAATGTGAGCAAGTGAGTTTGTAATTGCCGCTTTCTTGGCGGATTCGGAGGCACGCAAAGCTTGGTTGGCTGCAGCTTCAAGCTTCTTGCTATTGGTGTTGGCAGCTGCATTGCTCAGACGATTCGCCTGCTGACGCAGATTGTTTGACACATTCTGTAATTTATTGGTTGCACCGTTAGCATTACGAGTTGCCAGTCCAACCTGACCAGCGTTGAGTTGCTTGGCCCCCGCGTTAATCTGCGCATTCGCCTCAGTCAGAGGCTTGATCTGGGCATTCATATTTTTTAGGGCGGTAGCCACCTGCTGGTTCGTCCGGCTGTTATTCATTTACTTTAGGCTTAGAATTTAGTTGGTGGTGATCCGGAAAGTGCAAGTGAATTGCTCTGACCTGCATCCTGGGAATCGACCCAGTAATGGGCCAGGTACACGGTTAGACCGACGATGATTGACGATGACAAAAGGAATGATTTTTGAGAGTTGAGGTACAGGACGGCGTCGTCAACCACCTTGATTCCTGTAGGTTTTGTGATGAGTTTAGGGACGACATAGACCATGAGGAAATTGATTGCTATGGCAGCCCAGATATAATTCCAGTTAATCTCCATTACATTAACTGGATACTTTATTTCACTTTGGGGCGTGCTTCTTGCAGAAGAGCCCACATCGACTGGTGGCACTGAAACCACAGGGGCGATTTGCGAGCGTGCGTGCCTTGCATGTTGGCCCTTTGGCCTTGGGGGCAGGTCCCGCCGTCTCTTCGCGCCCAGGAACCTTGTTGGTCCGCTCGATCTTGTGACGCTTCGCCTGGAGCTCATGGGTCTTTTCGCGTGATCGCAGAGCCGTGTCCGCAAACTTCTCTGGATCAGAGAAACCGCTCTTCTGGGCGTTGGCGTAGAACTGTTGCCATAGCTCACCACCCTTGCCCTTCGGAGGGGCGAGGGGTTGCCGTTCGGTCGGCTCGGGGCGAGCCCGCTTGGTTCGGTCGGCACACGGGCGGACAGGAAACATTTTTTTTGATACCTCACCCGGTCACCACTTACCGAACTCGATTACAGAACTGAAATTTCTGGGTGTACCTGTTTGTTTGAGATACTATATATCCGCGCCGTTTTGATTATATACCCCCCAGGTCTCGAGCTTCGAATGCTGATGGGTTTCATCTCCATGTCAATTTTACCGCCGGTGAACGCGATATCGCCGCCCGTCTGCGCTGTTCTATTTCTGCTGCAGCACGCTCACTTTCACGTAGTTTGCGTGCCCAGTTACCACCTGTGAGTCGTTCACGAAGTTCACGAGCGCGATTTCTCAGAGACCGCCTTGGTTTTGGAGGCGAGGGGGGTTTAACAGATTCATGCATTAAACGAGTTATTCTAGATCCTGTGTTCTCTTCGAGAGCTTTCGCAATACCAAGTCTCCGACTTGGTTCTGGGCCTGCGACAGTCGCCACTGCCTGTGCCGCATTGTTTGCCCGGGTGATATTTTCAGCTGCCTGTGCCGCATTGTTCGCTACATTTGCAGCGGTTGTAATCAGTGGAAGGGGATGCGCATTCCCGTTATTATTATTTGATAAACTCTCGAGTGCATTCTGAAAATTATTGTTATTCGCACGTGGGTAAGCACGAGGCGGTTTCAGAATACCTTTCGGTGCCGGGCCTTTCAGTCGGGCAATCGCCGTTGCTTTTGCTGCTGCCAAGCCCGCATTCTGTATTAATTTTGTTTTTGCCGCCTCTTCTTTCGCATTTGCTCTTTTAGAGGGCGAATTATTATTGTTAGATAAACTCTCGAGTGCATTCTGAAAATTATTGTTATTCGCAAGTGGGTGTGAAGACAGTCCGTTGTTATTTTCAGTAATTGTATTTAAACGAGTCTTGGGTGCAAGCAATGTGGAGGCTTTCACCTTTGCCATAACTGATCTCTTCTTCTCGTTTCGCTCCTTCTTTAACAATTCTGCCTGCATTGCTGCCCTGTTTGCGTTCCGTTTTACTAGGGCAGCTGCTGCACGTCTTTGACGGTTTTCATTATTTCGTCTCGCTTTTTCTTGATTGTAAGATGTGGATTCCCGACCCAGCTTTATAGCTCTTCGGCGGGCAGCCATTCGGATACTCCAAGGCAGGCGTTTATTTCCTTCTATAGTCCCAAGTCTGGTCCGTAAATTTACTCGTCTGTTCGAATTGAATTTATATTCCTTGCCAAATTCATCATCAAGTACACCGGCTACATTTGGTACTTTACTATTGACAATGTAAACAAGACGATTCAAAAAAGGGCCGAATGATACAGGTGTAGGTGAAGGAGGGAGTGCGCGTGGAACCTGACCCTGTTTTGTGTATGGTGTGGAGACGTTTCCGACAGTAAGAATCTTTTGTTTCCGTGCCTGCTCCGTATTTCGTTTCGCCTGTTCAAGGGCTCTCTTAGCCGCATTTAGTTGTGACTTGAAATTAGCAGGATTCATACCTTTCTTCCATCTCTTTTCTAGATTGTTCACCTTTTGTTGGGCCGTTTGCTGTTTTTTCATGAGGTTCATAACGTGTTGTTTCCATGCGATGCTTAATTTATAGTTGATTGGTGCAAGTTTCTTACGTGCATACAATTTGTTTGCAAATCCACTAAACACGCGTCCGAGTGCCCCTGGGTGTGCAAGTTCTCTGTACTCCTTCGATACTTTCAAGAATGATGCACGATTGCTCATATGTGTTATTACGTACGAATTTATTTTCAAAATTAGTAATAGAATGAGACATTGGGGTCCCTATTTTTGGGGGACGCTTCACCTCGCAAGCTTATCCGTACCAAATGTACTTACCCAAGAGCACAAAACAGCTTTTCAGGCACTCGTCGAGAGTTACACGTTGCTTCTTCCGTGCCCCGTATGTCAGGAACATTTTGCCAAGGTGCTCCAAAAACACCCTCTCCAGGACAATCTGGAAACATCTGAACAGCTTTTTCTGTGGACGGTGACGGTTCACAATGAGGTGAATGTCAGTATCGGAAAGCCACAGATGAATCCACTTGACGCACTGTACTATTGGATGGAGCGCATGAACTACAGTTCAACACCCGAAGAACAATTCCCAGTTGAAATTGTTGCTGTATTTTTACTTGTGATTGCCCTGATTTCTTTTCTACTCTTAAGATAATGGACTCAAAGGCGGCACAACACGCTTTTCACAACCTGGTCCTTACAGGAAAAGGTGGACTTGTCATCCTTTTACTCATCCTAAGTTTCATCAATGCTGAAACTACTCTTATTCAGTCCGAGCCACGGAAATTTCTTGCAGGTGTTTTGACATTTGCAGTGACTGGTGCCCTGGCAGGAGGTTTGGTCGCTTGGAACCGTGGAGGTGACGCTGACATGATTTTTAATGCCATGTTTATTTCAACTTTGTTCTTTTTCTTCTTTGGCATTTGCCGTGAGTTTTCTGGCTACTACAAACTCGTGAAGGGAGAGACACATGAATCGCAAATGAAGACGAAGCAGGCGGAGGTGCTAAAATATCTTGCAATTGCTCTCGCGGCAATTATGCTCCCACTTGCAATGTATTACGTGTCACAGGCACGGGTTTCACCTGGTACGACGAAGATGCCGTTCATTCTCGAACTGATTATCTTTACTGCAATTTGCGGAGCAGGTGAGTATGGTGTTGCTGTACAGCATGGTGAGAAGGGCGGTTTGGTGATTGCTGAGAGCTTCGGTCTTTACCTGGCAGCACACCTGTTCCTCCAGTACGGTGGATTCTACAAACATGTATTTTCACCAGTCAACTGGAACAAGTTCAACTAAAGAATTTGTAACCTAAATTTAGAATGCAATATGAACGGCTTTCACACGTCGAACATATCCTCAAACGACCCGACACGTACGTCGGTTCCCTCCACCCCGAACCCTCCTCGTACTGGGTCCGAGACGGAGACTCTTTCAAGTTTTCTCAATTTTGTGTTTCACCTGGGTTGGTAAAAATTTTCGACGAGATACTCGTCAACGCGATTGACCAATATTCGCTCCACCCAAAAAAGGTGACCAAGATTGACGTGAATGTTCAGTCATCGGGGGCAATTATGGTTCAAAATACAGGAGTGGCGATCCCGATCAAGAAGCATGATAAGGAGAAGATTTGGATCCCCGAACTCATTTTTGGTCATCTTTTGACAAGTTCCAATTATAACGACGATGAGCAACGCGTAACGGGTGGTCGAAATGGGTATGGTGCCAAATTGACCAATGTCTTCTCGAGCGGGTTTTCAATTGTCATTTGCGATGGCAAACACGTGTACAGTCAGCATTGGTCCGGAAATATGAGCAAGGTGGATCCGCCACAGATTGAAAAGGCGTTTGCTGGTGTTGAGACGTTTGTACGGATTGTCTTCATGCCAGACTACCCTCGATTTGGTGGTCCTGGTGATTTTTATCGTGTATTTGAGAAGCGCACATGGGACGCGGCAATGTGGTGCTCCAAAGCGAAGGTTTCGTTTGGTGGTAAGCAGTTGAAAGTGGACTCACTTGAGGAGTACGCCAAGATGCACATGGGCGATGTGCCGATGGCCAAGATGCACACGGAAAACTTTGACATTGTCGTTGGTCACTCGACGTCTGGCGCCTTTCAGCAGTGTTCATGGGTCAACGGCATTTGTACGACCAAAGGAGGGACCCATGTCGACAAAGTGGTGTCTGCTCTCGTCAACGAGCTCGCGAGTGACAAACGGGTATCAGTCAAGCCTGCACAGATCAAATCGAGCCTGTTTGTATTTGTGCGGGCGGTGATTGTCAACCCTACGTTCAGCAGTCAGACCAAGGCGGAGTGTACATCAAAAATCACTGAAACCGTAGAATTCAAGCCAAAATTTATCAAGGACGTGCTCGGGAGCGGAGTTCTCGACGACCTTGTTGCTCTTGGGATGGCTAAAGTCGAAAAGGAACTCAAGAAAACCGATGGTTCTAAAAAATCCAGGATCACTGGCATTCCGAAGCTCGACGATGCCAACTGGGCTGGCACTCATCGTAGTACCGAGTGTACACTTATCGTGACGGAAGGAGACTCTGCGAAAGCTCTTGCCATTGCCGGTTTGAGCGTTGTAGGCCGTGACAAGTTTGGCGTGTTCCCACTCCGGGGTAAACCGCGCAATGTTCGGGATGCAACGGTAAAGCAAGTGACTGAGAATGAGGAATTTTCCAACCTCAAGAAGATCCTCGGGCTTCAACATGGTAAAATCTACAATTCTCTGAGAGAATTGCGCTACGGACGCCTGATGATCATGACAGATGCTGATCTCGACGGGAGTCACATCAAAGGTCTTGTCCTGAACATGATCCATGTGTATTGGCCTCAACTCATCAGTCTTGGATTTGTGGTGAGTATGGTGACACCTGTTATCAAAGCAGGTAAGACGTGGTATTTCACCGAGGAAGCTTTTCGGCAATCTGGTACCGATGCCGGCCCTGTCAAGTACTACAAGGGTCTCGGTACTTCCACGTCAGCTGAGGCAAAGGAGTATTTCAGGCAGATTGATAATCTGACCGTCGGGTTCAATTCCGATCCTCAATTGACAGAATCGATGACATTGGCATTTAGCAAAGCACAAGCGGACGATCGTAAAGAGTGGCTTGCGAAGCACATGGCGTCTCCGCCAAAGGGTATCCCGTACGGATCCGTCAAAAAGCTGACAGTGACGGATTTCATTCACCGCGACATGGCCAATTTTAGTGCCGAGGACATTAAGCGTTCAATCCCCCACGTGGCGGATGGGCTCAAGCCGAGTCAACGCAAGGTGATTTACGCCTGTCTGAAGAAGAATCTGACATCGGACATGAAAGTGGCACAATTGGCAGGCTACGTAGCAGAGCAGACGGCATATCATCACGGTGAGGCAAGCCTCCAAGGAACGATTGTCAACCTGGCTCAAAACTTTGTCGGATCAAACAACTTGAACTTGCTCGAGCCGAGTGGACAGTTTGGTACGCGTCTTGCTGGAGGCAAGGATGCAGCGAGTTCTCGTTACATCTTCACTCGACTAGCACCATGGACCAAGACCATCTTTGACCCGAGTGATAATGCAGTACTCAAGTACGTCACGGATGACGGGCAGCAGGTGGAGCCCGAATTTTACGTTCCTGTCGTGCCGATGATCCTGATGAATGGCGCGGAAGGTATCGGAACTGGTTTCAGTTGCTACGTACCTCCTTTTGATCCAGAGGCGATCAAGCAAAACATCCTGTGCGCACTCGACCAGGTGCCTATGGTCCCAATGAAGCCATTCTTCAAAGGATTCAAGGGCAAGATGACCAAGACGAAGGATCACACGTGGGTCATGGAGGGGGTGGTTCAAGGTGAGGGGTCTCGGTGGCACGTTACGGAGTTGCCTCCGGGTCGGTGGATCCAGGATTTCAAGGAGCACTTGGATTATCTGGTCGAGAAGGGCACGATCCAAAAGTACGAGAATCACTCGACCGAGACCAGTCCTGACTTTTTCATCTGGGGTGGGATCTCGGGTGCGATGGAAGACCCCGTCAAGGAGCTCGGCTTGGTCAAGACGATTCACACGAGCAACATGTACCTCATCGGTCCGAGTGGAGCTGTTAAAAAATATGCAAGTCCCGAAGAGATTCTTTGCGACTACATCGAACTCCGAGTCGACCTGTACAAGAAACGCAAGGCGCATCTCGTTCGCGAACTCGAATCCGAGATTCGGTGGATCGGTACAAAGCTTGATTTCATCAAGGGGGTTATTCAGGGGTCCATCAAGGTACTCAACGAACCACTGGATAGTGTCAAGACGCAGATGAAGAAACGCAAATTTGAAGAGGAGTATGTGCCCAAATTACTTGATATCAAGACGTACAACTACACACATGAAGAGGTGGCGAAGCTCGAAGCGCTCGCTTCCAAGCGTCATTCGGATCTCCAGGTGTTGCGTGGTACGAGTGTGCTGCAGATGTGGAAAAATAACCTGAGCCAGTTATAGATGTCAGACTTGTTTACTGACTTGTTACCTGTAACAAAAGAACAAGTTGAAAAAGCGATTCAGGCTCGTGTCGTCCCTACATTTCAAAAGGTGCTCAATCTCGAACGCAAAATACAGGCCAAGGTTCTCGGCACTATTGCTCCTGTAGTTGAACAGCCAATACCGAAAGAGCAGGAGGCGCCTGTTGTTTTACAACCAATTCAGCTCAGTGGGTTTTATACCGCCACGTCACAGAATGTAATCACGTTTTACGTAATAACGAGTTTACCTTTACTTCCATCCCGTAAACCCGTCCCACTTGGACCGGGGTGGAGAGCAATTGGTATTACGAACCTTGTCGGAAATATCATCGTGACCAAGGTGTCTGAAACGCCCGGTGTCTATAAAGTGGGACCCAACAATTCAGAGTCATACCTATGGTCATTTGAGTGTCAGACTGACACTGAGCAGAATATTCAAAACGTCCAGGGTGTGATTGGAGCGATGTTGTATCCACCAGATGCGGGCTCTCTCGTGACCAATTCAATTACGGGTCTTCTCGACGGGTTCTATTACGTAACACAGGGTCGCCTCGTCTATTACATTCGCGGAAATGTCCCAAAAATGTTTGGTTCTCGTTGGACCGTCACCGATATAAAAGGTCTTAAAAGCAGTAACGTCTCGACGGTCAACTTTGTGGCAACACCCGGTACAGTCAAGACGCATCCGTACGATTCGTATGTGACGCTCAAAGGTGATCAGGTGGAAGACAATACGATGGAACCTGTATTTGGAGCAGTTACAGTACAACAACCAGTTGACGAGGCACGGGTGATTGGTGCAAATGTCATGTACACGTCAGATTACACTGGAAATGTAACATCTGTTGTTATCAACCCGAACATCAAGACAACCGGTGGAGCTCCTCTTCGCGAGCTCGGTGAAAATATAAAAGGACATCAGCCAATTTTTCAGGATACGTACAAGGATCTTGAAAAAGAAGGATATAATTCCGGTACAACATATTCACTGTACGCCATCGGGCCCCAAGAAAAGTACACAATCGGCAAAGACGATACCATCTGGAACACAGACTATCCCCAACACACCAACTTTGTGTGTTATCAACGGTACGTACCTATTCAAGGATCAAAATTCCTTGGAGAAACCATCACAATCGAACTCAAACCAAAAGAACTTGGTGATCTCATGTGTAACATGTATTTCACATGTCAATTACCGACACTAGGAACTGGTGGAATGTATGTGAATCAGGTGGGGCGGGCACTTATCGCACAGTGTGACTTTATGATCAATGATACTGTAGTAGAGACGGTATATGACGACTGGTTTTTTATCAAAGATCAGGTGTTTCTCGATGCTGACGAGCAGACGGCAATGTTTTCTGCTGTAAATGGCGGGTCAATTTCATCACTCAGTCCAACGACAAGTAACGTTACCATCTGTGTGCCACTCGAATACTTTTTCTGTCGCCGTCACTCTCACATGTCCAAAGGACGTGAACGTCTGAGAAGACCATACTTTCCTTTGTGCGCCCTGTACAATCAACGAATTTACATTCGAATTCAATTCAATCCTTGGCCATGGATTTCTAATGACTGGAATGCATCCCTTGCAAACCCCATTCCGACATACAAAGAAATTATCAATCCTGCACTTATTCTCGAAGAGATTAAACTCACTGAAGAGGAGAAGCTGTACTACAAAACAAAAAAACTCCGGTACGTGGTGAATCGACTCAAAAAAGAAGGGGTCCAATCGTTTAATAGCGCAACCACTCAGCTACAACTGACAGCCAGCTTTCCCGTACAATTACTCACTTGGTTTATTCGGAATAAAAAATACGAAACAGTCACGTCAAATCTGTACACTGATTCAAGGTATGATTACGGATTTACGACACAGTACATCCAGACCGCAGTAACATTACCATTCACGTCTGGGACATCTTATTTTGTAGATCCGATAGAAACAGCAAAGATTGTTCTCAATAATATGGATATTACAAGTACATTTCAGGGGTCGTTATATTATGCATTCAAGCAGCCTATGGAGCACAACCTAGCAGTTCCCGCAAAGAGCATTTACATGTATTCTTTCGGGCTTAATCCGAAAGAGTACAATGCAGGAGGATACATCAATTTTTCAAAATTAGATTCGCAAACGACGACGCTTAAACTCGTTTTTGTCCAGCAATACGCCACACAGGTTTCACAGGGGTACAACCTGTACTTGTTCTACTACGGGTACACGATCCTCGAGTTTGAGAACGGGTCCGCCCGTCTGCCCTTCATGTAAAGAACCCAGGTCCGAAGGACTTGTCGAACGAAGTTTAGTGTTGATAAGATATGAGATGATGCCATTCGTGATGCACCACCGAATAAAATTAAGCTGAGCCACCGTAGTGGTGAGCCCCTGAAACTCGATGCGTTCGGTCCGACAAAATGGATCGAAAAGCTTCTTCGAGTATCCGTCAAGTGACGACTTGTATGCCACATGGACTGTAAAAATCTTTCCATTTGGCCCCGTGTACGTCACGTGACGTGTCTTGGAATAATTCGTTACAAACCACTCCAAGTTGCGAAGGGATATACCCTTTCTGTGTGAGAGAACATCATGTAGTTGTTCGGCGTTTTGTTGATCGCTGAAAAAACGGGTGAGACTCTCGAGAAGTAAGCTGGACTTGTTCATTGTACTATTAAACTTCTAAATGTTTAAGCGACTTACTGGCGCAGAACCCCAAGTAACAACTTGAGGAACAACCTGAGGATTCGCCATCATCACTTTTACAACAGGAACTTGCTTCTGGTGAAACAAACAGTACCCATTCGACTGAGGCTCCTTGAGACACCGCTTCTTACTCTTCAACATTCCTTGACAAAATCGCACTTCAATGTCCGCCGTGTCCTGTATCAAGCGTGCAAGAGGGATGTCGTATAACTTTGAAATGACTTCGAGTGACTTACTGACGCGAAGAGCAACCCGGCGATTCACCTCCTCCTCAATCAGCTCGATAATCTGATGTTCCATTTTACTTCCTAAAATAAGCAATGTTTTCCTTAAATTACTTACGTGTAAAAAAATCCGTAATAGTCTTCACTTTTGGCTGAAAGATGAGCTTCTCCGTGTCCTTGCCTAGAAGTGGTTCCAGAAGGTCGCACACCGGTTTTTTGAGCTGATTCGTGAAGTAGTACTGGTAGTCAATCTTAATCTTCTTCTCTGCAACCCACTCCGGATCTTCCGCCTTTTCAAACATCTTGGCATTTTTGGGGCCCTCAACAATCACAAATGCTACACGATCCCCCTGTTGAGGCTCGGACCCTGGTGCACGCTTGCGAATCTTGTCCCGAACCTCAACGTGTGGCATCTTCACCTTGTAACTTGCTGCCAACTGTTTACTCATCAAAAGCTTTTCCATCGGCACGTTTCCACTCGTGAGCGCCTTGGCCGCCTGTTTTGCAAATTCAACTGGTGGTCGCGGGTCATCACTCTCCAAAATCATTTCAAGCAACTGTTTGAGGGTTTCGCGTACATATGGACAACTGTCTCGCCGGACCACCTGAAGTCCTTTAACGTCAATCTTCTTGAATTTGACGAGCCGTTTCCCGTCTAGTTTGAGTATAGGCTTGCCAGTTTTTGGATCTGATGCTCCTTCGTACATTTTAGCGGCGTAACGCTTCTTCGAGTACAAAAAGTACGGACAGTACACCTTTTCCAGCTCGAGATCATTCGGAGCCTTGAAAAGCTTCGTGCACTGCTCAGCCGCTTGTTCACCAAGCTCCCACGAATAGTCAATTGCATCCTGGCCTTTACGACCTTGTACGTCAAATTCAACCATCACTGAGTCAGTGTCGCCATACCGCACATGAGCTCCGGGGAAGTTGGTCTCGACGTAATTCTTCGTCTCCTCAATCATCTGCCGACCTCGCATAGTGACTGTAGACGCAATTGCCACCAGAGGCAACATACCTTTAGAAGCCCCCGTAAACCCATAGATAGAGTTCATCGAAATCTTGTACGCAAGCTGCTGACCATTGTACACCGCCTCCATCGGCGTCCCTTCCGCCGCCGCCATGAGCTTCTTCGCCTTTTTGCGAAACGCTTTGAGATCAGTCAGAATGACTGGCAGGAGACTTGGTACATTCTGTGCAAACCGAAACTGACCAAATTGTTCATACTCGACGCCTTCCAAGTTGTCAAACTGTGGATCCATGACCATTGTCGAGTAGCACAAGTTGTGTGCACACATGATGCTCGGATACAGACTTGCAAAGTCGAGTGCTGTGATTGGTGAATAGTACGCACCCGTCTGTGCATCGAGAACAGTCGCCCCTTGGTACTGCTCATCAGGTCCTGGCGACCCCGTCTTTTTAAACACTGGGATGAGAAATCCAAGCTGCCGGGCCTTGTATGCCATCTGACTAAACACCTTAATCTGCTGACCACGCTCACTCAAAAATGAAAGGGGTACCCAACACGCTTTGGCCATCTCAATCTGATTCTGAAGCTGGCACAGCTTGTCAAGAAGCTTATGAGGTAGGATCGTATCCTGCAGACAATATTCTGCCACCTCACCGAGACGCCGAGGATCACCCTCTGCGTATCGACTAAAAATCTCCTTTACCGGCATGTCATTCTTCTGATCTTTTAGAAAGTGCTTCGAGACGTTGTTCAGCGAGTAGCTTTCGAGCTTGTGCTCACGCTTGACATCCTGGAAAAAGTCAAATACGTACCGGCCACGCATAGGCACCATCTTGAGCATGTTGTTACCGAGCGCACTCGAGCTCAGATTCTTTGTGACCAATTCGATCGGTGAGTTCTTGAAACGCCCCCATGTCGGCGCAAGACCGTTCATGACCGATCGAACTTGGAGGTACTCGAGGTCAAACCCAAAGATGTTCCAACCAGTCACAACATCAGGGTCAGTCTCTGACAGAAACTGTTCAAACCGTTCAAGTAAAGCTCGCTCCGTCTCGAAACTTTCACAATCAGAGGCGTCAGCCTGTTTCAGACACAGACACTTGCGCAAGAGAGTTTCTTCGCCAAAATTACGGACCGTCATGCCAATCTGAAAGACGACGTCCAGTGGCGTGTTTGGATTTGGAAACTCACCTGTTGAAGAGTAACACTCGATATCAAACGACATGATCCGGAGTGGCGCCACATCGTCACGTTCAATCGGCTTGATGTTGGTGTAGTCCTCTACCCAGAGATTTACATTGCAGGACGAAGAGTAGTCTGGAATTTCGTTTGCAACCTGAAACCATCCAGTCGAACGAACACCTGTGACGTGCATAAATCGCAATACGGGATCGATATTCGACTCGTAAACCTTGAGCTGGCCAAAAGATTTGAGATCTTCCCAACGGTCGTCACGTTCCTTCATCTTTTCAATCATTGATGCACAGATTCGCATCCCACGGATCGTCCGAAATGTCAACTTGACAAATCGTTCACGAAGTCCATTTCGGAATCCCCACAAGTCTTTTGCCAAAATTTCGTGTACTTCATTCAGGTCCGGAAAGTGCCGAGACAGTGCATACTTCAAGGCGGAAAACTTGTGGGCGGCTCGAATTTTGATGAAAAAATAGGGTTCGAATGGAGTGGACACGCAAATTGATTTTCCGTCTTCACAACGGCCGTAAATTCGAACTATGTAACGATCTTCTACATCTTCACCTTCCCAGGCTACAGCCTGACTCTGCATCTCCGTACCTTTTCAGAGATTAATATCTTAAAGTACAGTAAATGAGCAAGGTTTGGTTCATTCACGTTGACACGTCTTCGACGACAGCAAACACTGTCATTAAAAATGCCGGTATTGATTCATTTGATTGCTCCGTGATTCTCGGTCAGACTCACCGGAAGGTTCGCCGGGTCGCACTCAAGTCGGTTGAAATGCCCGTCGGTTTTTACAATATCCGGGCCCCATACAACACGCTGACGATCAACATCGCTGGTACACCAACGTCGTACACTTTCAGTCCGGGTAATTATTCTGCCACTACATTCCTCAATACTCTGAACAATACAGTAACACCCGCAGTTGGTTCTTTCTTTTTGAATACATTGACAAACAAAATTCAGTATACTTCAGTGGTGGGTGCATCGAGCATAGACGGGACCCCGGGTACTCTCGGGTATTTTATGGGTTTTACTTCGGACCAGGTGGGTGTGATTATCGTCGCAAACAAATCGTACAGCATAGATTTTGACAACTACATCTGTATTTATATTGAAAATCTGCGCAACTCGTGCATGGAACCTTTTGCCGCTACTTTCAAGATACCCATCACGGTCCAGAAGGGTGGTGTTGAAACTTGGTTTTCCGACAATCGGTTCAAGCAGTCGATTGAAATTTTCGACCCAGATTACAAAATTGACCGTTTGAATATTCAGGTTCGTGATCGGTTCGGTAATCCTCTGAGCAACAACGGAATTGATTGGTCTTTTACACTTGAGGTTGAGTCGGACACTTAGTCAAGTTCCACTTATTCTTTTCTCCATCATAATTAATATGAGTCGTACGATCGATGGAACGTTCAGTACGCAGTCTAAGAATACGCCGGTACAACAGATCCGTCCCTTTGATTTTGGCACGGATGCTATTGAACGGCAGCGCGTGTCCCTTGGTCAGTCGCTCATCGATGCCGATTTCGAGTACGGAACTCAGCCAACCAAGTGGCAGACTCATCAGGAGATTCGCAAGACGCCCAGCTTTTATGAAATTCCCGGTACAGATCTGGTGATCACCGATGTCGTGTCGGATGGTTACGCTGTATCGAATATTTACGTGGGAACCACATCGACCCAGCCCCCAGTCGGTTCAGTTATCACTGTAAATGGTTTAACTAATTTTCAGCGTACGGCTGATCGTGCCGAGGGATATTTTCTCGTCACTGCCAACTACACCACACCCGGTTCTTTCATCTCCCTCCCTTCAAATACATTCACGTACTTTTCAAAAGGCCAAATCAATCCCGGACAAATGGCGACCCCTGCAACTACAATCCGCCGAGGGAATGTATTCAATACTGGCAACTGCAAAATTTCAATAACGTCCATCACCCAAAATGCAAATCTTGTTCAGGTGTACACTTCAAATGCACACGGCATGCTTCCTGGTACCCCCTTTACTTCAAACAACTGGTCTGGTGTGGGTGTGGCTGGTGTGAATGGTAATTTCTTCATCGAATCCGTCCCAGCTTCAAACTCTTTCGTTTTCAGCTCTCTTGTTGCCGCCGTCGGTGGTACAACCCCAACCGGTGGATCCATTTTCGTCCAGCCGTACTCAACCGTGACTCACCGTCCGTTTGATGGTGGCGTGCTTCTGACACCTCTCGTGACAACTCACGGTGCTATGGTCTGCCGCCAATCGAAAAAGGTGTTTCGCTACCAGTCCGGCAAAGGTCTCCTCTGGTCGTCCGGTACAGTCTTTTGCCCAAATAACGACATTGCACGTATAATTGCCGATTCGACAGCAGTGGGTAGTAATATCGTAATTCAGACTGACGTGTATCACGGTGCTCAGATTGGAGCGACTGTTCAGATTCGTGGTGTAAAAGACACTGGTTTCAACGGAACCTACACTTTGACAAGTGTCAATGATTCCAAATCGATTAATGTGGTGGCGACGACAACTCTGGGAGCGACTGTCCCTGCATTCATGAATCAGCCACGTTTCATTATTTCAGGGTGGCATGGTGCAAGTGCTCGGGCAGGATGCTTCGACGATCAGAACGGCCTGTATTGGGATTGGGACGGACAGAATCTGTGGGCTGTCAAGCGTTCGAGTACTTTTCAGCTTGCAGGTACCGTCATTACATCACAGAACGGGCAGGTACTCGTCGGTAACACGTACACTGACAATCTTATTTCGACAGTGACTGTACCCACTCAGGGTATCACCTTCCCATCGACAGTGAATATTGGCGACGTGTCCGCGCAGGTGACCATGGCGTCAACGGCAGGTCTATACAAGAATATGCACGTCGTCTCAGGGTTTTATCCAGGATACATCGACACCGCATACATCATTTCGGTCGATTCACTGACCCAGATTACAATCGGGTTTGCACCCATCGCCGTGACGATTCCTTTTGGTACCAAGACACCGGCAACAGGTACACTTTCTTTCCAACTGCCAACCACCCGTTTCCAAGATCAGCTCAAGGTTGGTGACAAGTTTATTATGCGCGGTATGACTCATACAGTGACTGCAATTTTGTCACAGGGCGTTCTCAATTTCAACCCCCCCTACCGCGGTATCATAGCACCAACTGCACCTGTCAAGGCGTCACGTGTGCTTGAGGTGCGTGTAAACCAGGCCAACTTCAACAGAGACACACTTGATGGGCTCGGTGCGTCTGGCTACAAGGTGGACATTACAAAGATGCAGATGATCGGTCTACAGTACACATGGTACGGTGCAGGTTTCGTCGATTTTATGATGCGTGGCTCGGACGGTAATTGGGTGTACGCTCACCGTATGCGTAACAACAACGTGAATGACGAGGCGTACATGCGCACGGGTAACTTACCAGTTCGCTACGAACTCGTGAATGAGATGGCGGCAGCCGTGTCTACACTCAACGGTCAGATTACATCATCGACTTCGAACCTCCTGCTGAACGACGATACGACATACTGGCCACCGTCAGGTATTGTGCTGATCGATTCGGAGCTCATGTCATATTCGTCCAAGGGATCATTCGCCCTGAATGGTCTGACAAGATCCGTCCCATTCAGATACACCATCAACGATCAGGCGCGCCAGTTTACAGCATCGGCAGCAACAAGCCACGCGCCTAATTCAACTGTCCTGTTGGTGAGCATCACGTGTACACCCAGCTTGACCCACTGGGGTTCGGCTTTCCTTATGGACGGTTCTTTTGACACTGATCGTGGCTATTACTTCAACTACTCGAATATTTACACTTCAAATATCACGCCTACACAATCACCTGTACCTCTCTTTCTTCTGCGTCTCGCACCGTCTGTGAGTAACGGCATCATCGGCAATATCGGTGATCGTGATCTCTTGAATCGCGCACAGCTTCTTCTTCAGAAGCTCGAAATTGCGGGTAACAAGACGATTAACGTGACAGGCGTTATTAACCCCGCGGGGTTCTCAAGCATCACATGGGAGCCTGTCAACTCGGCGACAAACGGTGGTCAGCCCAGTTTCTGTCAGGTGAGTAACAGTTTCACGTATGTTGGTGGATTTGAGGGTGGCGAACGCATCTTTTCAACAATTTCTTCCGGTGGTTCGACAAATTATATCGATCTGTCAGAGCTCAAGGAGTTGACTGGTGGTGTTATCGGTGGTCCCAACTTCTTCCCGGATGGACCAGATACCATTGCCATCTATGTTGAGAATGCAGACACTTCGAACGTGACAAATTCTATCGTCAATCTTTTCTGGGCAGAGGCACAGGCCTGAGATCCGCAAGTTTCGAAGAAACTTAAAGTTGCGAAACGTTAATTTAAAATGCAATTAAAACACCGGGGGCGATGTCATTACTGTCGCGCTCCCCTTGATCCACATGTCGTCGTTTCGTCTACGTTTGAATATCTGCAGGTGCTCGCTTGGACCTGTCTGACAAATGTAGACGTGACTGCAAATGACACGTGGTTTAAAATTTTGAATGTGAATAAAACGGTTCGCCTCTGTCGAGAGTGTTATCGCCCGCCAAAGACTTCATTGAAGGATATCCTCAAGAGAGAGACGAGTGGTCTCAAACTCAAGGGTCCTGCAAGGAAAACTTGGAATGACGCTGAAATTTGGGCATGGTACAACGGAATTAGAACATGCCCTCAATCATTTTATGACATTGAAAACCCATTCGTTGCAAATACGGGATTTTTCATCAGGACAGATGGACTTATTTAGATTCCAGTTGAACCAAAACCAGCAGATCCACGGGCCGTGTTGAGCTCGGTGCACTCCGTCGGAACCTCGTTGACGTGGACAATCGTAAAATTCTCGAGAATAAGCTGGGCGATCCGGTAGCCCGGGCGGATGATGAACGGTTGACGCTCGTCTGTGTTGTGCAGAACCACCTTCACCTCACCGGTGTAATCTGGATCGACAACACCCGCCAGGATGTTCAGACCGTGCTTCACGGCCAGTCCAGAGCGAGGTGCAATGCGACCGTAGGTTCCGGGTGGGAGCTGCAGAGAGATCCCGGTCGAAACGACCACCCGGTGGCCTGGGAGAATAACATAACTGTCAGCGGAGTACAAGTCATAACCAGCGGCACCGTCTGTGGCACGCGCAGGCAGAATTGCATGAGGAACCAACTTGCTGACATTGAGGGCCATTGTACCATATCATAAACTTATTTCTTTAATAATAGTAAAATGTCCCTCAAACAACTTGTAAAGACTGGATTTGGTCTTGGTCTTGGTATTGCCGCGGCACAGATGCTCTACCTGGCAGTTGGTATCTTACTGCTTTTGTGGGGTGTGTCCCTCTTGAAAAAGGCGCGACGCGGACAGGGGAGCATGACCATGGCATACTTCGTTCTTGCATTGGGTGTCATCTTTGGTCTCGGTCTCGGTGCCGGATTTCTGTTGGATAACGCGATGAACAATTTTTAATTCTTTAACTTGTATGCGTTAATCTTTACCTGACTCATATTGTAATTCGATCTGATATGAGTAATTGCCCATCGTTTGAATTTTTGTCTAATATTCGAAGTATTATGATTGTTAACACGTGTAGCATTCTTTGGTGTGACCCCTCCCCCTACCATTTTAAGATCCGCATTCACAGTAACTAAGCCTCCGTGACCATTAGAAATAGGGTAATATATTTCGTACACGTATTTACGTCGTTCGGCATTTTTAGCAGCTTGTTGCCGAGCAAAATTTGCAGCATTTCTTGTATTTTGGCGACGAAGTGCTCGAAGATTACGCAAGTTTGTGTTTGACAGTTGATAATGGTTTATATTTGTGAGCTTTAGAGGCCCGAACTGAGTGCGTGGAATAACCATACCATAATTGTTGTTCCATTTCCTGAATACATAGTTACGTGTTGGAACTAAATTGTTATAATTATTGGGATTCCATTTGGCTATGAGATTTATCGAGGGGTGAGTAAAATTCCGCATATTACTTTTTCGTCTAGCGACATGATTGTAATGTTTAGCAACTAGTTCATTCACCTGATTGTAATTGTTTCTATTAAGAAACTTTGCAAGTCCAATTCTGTTTACCAACATATAGTGACGTCCATTTGGACTCTTGATCTTGTACACCCACTTATTATTACCAGTGAGATACATGCCGGTAAAACCATTTATCAAATTTGGTCGTTTGTTCTGACTCATATAAAAAGATGAAGATTTTATTCTGTAAGATGGCAGTCAAGTCTCTGCTTCTGGACATTGACGGTGTTCTAATCCGTGACCGACTTTTGCTCGAGCATGTCAAGGATAACTGTGTCAAGTATGTAGCACACAAGTTCCCAGAATGCAAAAATCCTCGTGAAACGAACCGTTTCCTGTACCTCGCACACGGTCACACGGCGCGGGGGCTCCGGGATGTATTCAAGCTCGACACACACGATTTCAACGACAAGGTGTACGACAAGTCACTCTTGGATCATCTCGCCGAGGTGATTTACTCTGACAAGTTTCAGGAAGAGGCCAAACAGATTCACGAATTGACCAGTAGTGGATGGAACGTGACCCTCTTTACGAATTCACCGATTGAGTGGGCAGGCCCGGTTGCACGTGCAATCAGTGATCAGGTATACGTCAAGTGTCCAAGTGACCACTACAAGCCAGAGGCTGGCTTTTACACAGACTTTTCCAAGGCGCAGACACACCTCTTTGTGGATGATTCACTCAAGAATCTCGGAACGGCGCGTTATCTGGCAAATTGGCATCCAATTCACTTTACAGATTCACCGAAAGAGGCTAAAATGTGGTGCCCCCAAGTGAGTTCGATTTGGGAGCTGTGTTTGTACGTCAACTCAGTCGACCAATGGATTCAAGACACTGTTTGAATTCTCGTGAAAGCTCAATGTGCCAGGGGTACAAGATGAAAGTGGCGAAAAGTGCACTACACATAGCCCGATGACGGGGATCCACTTGAGACTGGGCTTGGGTGCCGACGGAGACTCAATGTCCATTGACAGTTAAAAATAAAAAATCTTGGAATAGTAACAATGCTTGCCGTTCGTTGTTGCGCAACACCGGAGCCCACGAGCAAACCAGCTTTCAAGCTACCCAAGCGTCTTGCACGGGCTCGCCGGATGGCAGAGTCCAAGCGCATGGACACCCTCCGTGATTTTCACGAGTCTCTCAAGAAGACGGCAAAAGATGAGACTCAGTTTGCCAAGGACTTTTTCGACAAGACGAATGATATGTGGAAGGACATGACAGATACCTTTGACCTGGACGAAGAATAATCGTCAGAACTAGTAGTATGTGGAGTCCTCGTGTAGTGAGGCCCCTTGAAATTGGGATTGGTCTCAAAATGATCCCAAAACAAAATAGAGGAAAATGGCTTAGAACCGCACTTGATGGTGCTGGTCCTACATATGTCAAAATAGGTCAGTTTATTTCAAATCGACCTGACATTTTCGGAAAGGAATTCTCAGCAGATCTAGCTCCTCTCCGGGATAATGTCACCCCAGTTGACTTTTCCCAATTTCAATCTAAAATTCCAAACGAAATTACAGATGTTGACCCTGTCCCTATTGCGAGTGCAAGTATTGCGCAAGTGCACAGGGGTAAACTCAAAAATCGTAATATTGTATTGAAATTTAAAAGACCCGGTATTGAGGCTCAGATTATGGAAGACCTGAACCTCATCCGAGGTGGAGCAGGTCTCTTGTCCCTGATTCCCAATTTTGGTATGGAATTTGTCACGCCATGGATGAATGAATTTGAAAAAGGTCTCATGTACGAACTCGATTTTAAGAGGGAAATTCAAAACATCAGCATGTTTCGTGATATGTACCGTGACAGGGCGGATGTCCGAATTCCTCGTCCGTATTCTCGATTGTCAACTGACGACGTCATAGTTATGGATTATACTCCAAGTGAATCTATCACAGCTCCATTCAAAGCGGAACGCCTCATTAACATGTTTCTTGAACAGCTTCTGTACGAAGGGGTGATACACGGTGACTTGCACACCGGTAATTTAGGAATTGAATCGAATACCCTTGTGTTGTACGATTTTGGAAATATAATTCGAATTACCCCTGGGTATAAGACGGCCATTCGGGATTTCGTCTATGCCGTTCAGACGAGTAACGTTGATGCTGTCATAGATAACATGGCCAAAATGGGGATGATTATCCGTGACAAGGAGGTGACCAAGATTTTTGTCAATCAATACTTTGAATATCTCAACACGCTCGACCTACGCTCGTTCACGGTAAACTCTCCTGAAATTCGGGAAAAGGCGAGCAAGGTGCCTGTTGAACTTGACACGACAACTTTGACAATTCTCAGAACTTATTCTCTCCTCGAAGGACTGTGTAAAGAGCTTGACCCGACATTTTCGTACCAGAGTATAATTACAAAGAATATTGAGATGCTGTTTCTAGACCTCGAGTACATCATGTACAGAATTAAAAAAGATACTAGACAGTAGTGACATGGATCAAGAGTGCCCTTTATGTCGTTCAAAGGAATTGATTGCTGTATCGATCCGATACAAGGACAAACTCGGGTGGATGATGTGCCCGTGGTGTGACGAAGTTGTCCATCCCGAGACGAAAGACGTTATCAACATAAAGAGCAGCTGTTGCTGTTGAAGTATGGCCGTCCAGACATGTGATGGAGTAATTTTTAATTTAAATTCGAAAATTGTGCGTGATTGTAAAGTTCTTTCGATGATGTACGAGGATGCTGTTGCCGATGGAGTCGCCCCTCTCCCGATTAATTCAAATGTGTTGAAGAGAATTATATACTTTAACACATATGGACACTTGGATCACCACGACGAAATGATTGATCTCTTGCTCGCATGTGATTACCTAAACTACGACGAGCTTCTAGACTATGGGGCTCGGATCGTAGCTGATAGTCTCAGAGGGAAGAGTGCTAGCGAGATTCGGACTTTTTTTTGTATGTAATAGTAATGACCACTTTCATACCAGGAGGGTATGCACATGGCACAGCGTTAATTATAGGAACCAATACTCGTACCGCTCAAGCCAATCCTGCTAGATACGTCATATTACGTCCTAATAATATTTCAGGTCGCGATGATTTTTTCAGACGTCCCAATTCAAATTCACTGGCAAATTACATACGTGGACGATTAGTTATAGCAGGGTACTACAATCCAAATACTATAAATAAATTCAGACAAATGGTGAATCATATCATTAACACGAGACGCAGAGAACAGAATGGTGGTGTCAGGCGTGTAAATGAATTGTATCAACGAACTGTGCAAATAAATAGAACCATGGCTAATCTCGCTCAGAGACCAAATTTTTACAGTCAAGGTGAGTTACAACGTCTTTCGCGGGTGAGAAATACCGTCGCTAGACAATACATGAATGCGCGTGCGAGACATTTAAAAACATACAAAAATCACCAAAACCAGATTAACGCTTGGAACCGACTTAAGAGAAATGTCATACCTAGAATCTAATGGAAAATGTGCTTATGCGAGTTGCATGTCATGCAAATATAGACACTCGACGAGCACTAGGTGTGTACGGTCGTCTTCCAGCGTCAAATTTTGTCCCTCGACCTATTGCACCGACAACATTCCGGTACTTCCCCGCGCTCAAAAAACTCCTCTACGTCAACTTTGACGAGTCGTATGACGTGTACTGCTGGGAGCTTTTCGATGAAATAGAACCAGATGGGGATGCATGGATTCAGGAACGAGACGGGAGACACCGGGGTGTTTGGCGCGGACTCGACGATTTCATGTATTTTGATGTACGAGGACCGTTCTGTCCGATCCATTTTGCGGGAGTGCCCGACTTTAAAGACAACACATCTCTGATTGTGTAATGAATCAAGATATTCTCGGTGGCTTGATTTTTGTCGGTATGTTTGTCGTCATGTCAATCGGCCTTCTCGGGAAGATGTGTGGACATGTTGACAAGATTGAGAAGATTCTCAATAAAGAGGATCGGTACGTGTACTAGTAATGGACGTGATTCTGGACCGAATCGCGGCTTGGGCTCCACGACGAGAAGTTTTCCAGTTGTACGACATAGAGGATGAGGTTCATCGACACGTGGGCACCTTTAGCACGCTTGAAAAGGCGAATGCGTTTTTGCCAGGCAGAGAAGTCATGGTGAAGGTTGAATATCTAGACATTCCCTATTAAAAAAACGGCGTCCTTGTAATGTACGTAGAATGGCACCATTAAATGTAAGTACCGCGATTTTGCGTACACACCCCGTGAATTGCAAAAAGGGAACTCGCCTCCTTGTAATTCGCGGACCACGACAGCGCAATAATTCTTGGACGGATGCTCAGCGCATGGCAATGCTCGATTCTATCATGATTGGTTTCCAATGTACAGTCTATATCATTCAGGATCAGGCAGGGTCGAAAAAGTGTGACGAGGTATTTGATGGCGCTCACAAACTCGAAACAGTGTGTGACTTTGTTTCGGGTAAATTTCCAATCAAAAAGGCTTCAAGCAACATGATCAATTGGGAGACGAGTCCACTCAACAAGTACATCGGTAAGTACTATAACCAAATGTCGGAACATGATCAACTCATCTTTGACAACTACGAGTTTACTGTGAACATAATTCCTCCGGAGATTGCAGAAGATCCGGATCAGCTTACATCACTCTGGATTCGACTGAACAACTCGGGAAATCGTGTCAACGATTACGAAAGTTACCGGCAAATCTACCGTACATTTTATGATTTCATGACAGAACACTACGTTGGTGCATGGAAGAATACCGCCATTTATCCAAACGTTGAGAAGAAGAAGAAGGTTCGAGGCGAAGTGGAGACGGAACTGATGCGTATGCTCGCCCTGAGTGAGGCGGATGTACCTACAAAGTTCATTTCACAAGATGACATTTGGAAGAAATGGCAGAAGAAGACTTTTGGTGAGACGAGCAAGGTGGAGGAGTCATTTATTGCTAAAAAGGCAGACTTGTCGAAACGTCTCGAGCATCTTCACACCGTGTACACGTTTCTGGACAAGAAGAATTTGTTCAAAGAGCCTCCAAACCCGCTCGTACGCCGAATGCTGATAAGCCGGGTTGCTTATTGGTGTGATTCCGTCGCAAAGCTCACTCACTGTTCCGGGCCAATTATCGAGTATGCGACCAAAATTTTCAAGGTGCCCATCGCAGAATTCATGAAACAGTTTGGCTGTATGCAGGCGAATGCCCCGTATCAGCGGCGTCTTCTTGACATGATCAACCGTGAGGTTCAAGATGCAGTGTCGGGACTGAACGGCCCACGTGCTTTTACATCTAAACAGGTGGAGACCAAGCTTGCTGAACAAGGAGGTAATTGTACGTGGTGCTCGGAGCCCATCAAGCAAGGTCAGAAACGTGACGCCCATCACATCAAGCCATACCGCGACGGGGGTAAGACAACCCTTGATAATCTTGCCGTTCTACACGAAGAGTGCCACAAAGAACTCCATTCAAACCCGCATAAAAAGCAACGTACGTGTTAATCTAGTTATGATCCGGATCCAAGTTCCAAAAACTCCCCCACTTCATCGTCCACGCTCACGTGTCAAACCGCCGCGTGCATCGATTGATTGGCACGAGGGTGTCGCCTTGACTGGTAAATTTCTAGGAACATTTGTTCTGTTTGCGTCATCGATGAATTGGTGGTATTACAAGCGTTCTCGTGAAGATCAAGAACGTGAAAAATGAGTTTTGAAATCAAATTAAAGTCACGGGTGTAGAAATTTGTATCTCAAAAAAAATGTCGAAGCTTACCGTCCTGTCTTATCTGTACTCTGACTTTAGCCCGCTTGGACCTGCACCGAATATAAACGAGACTGCGTATATCTCGGACATTTTGTCACGAGACACGACACCAATGGTTACGGATCTTATGGCCGGACCTCTCACCGTCCTCACGGATCATCGTGGTGTCTTGCTTTTCTGTGCGGGAGGTGTCACTGTCCACCGGTACAACCCTACTGGCACGGGTGGCAATGGTTATTTCTCTCTGCCTTCTGGTGGGATTGAGGAGCAAGTTATCATCTCGTGGAATGGGGGGCGTTACAAAGCTGTTGTTCGCTTTGAATAAAGACACGCGCACCTGTAACATAAATGCTCAGTCCACGCAATCTTGTCCAGCGCAAATACGTCGACCTGCTGTACTCATCTGTGCCCATTATTGTTGCAACCGGCCCGGCGGGCACCGGCAAGACTCTTTTGGCGTGTCACGCAGGGTCCAAGGCGCTTGCAGATCGCCGAGTTGACCGCCTTATTTTGACTCGTCCAGCTGTGAGTGTTGATGAGCAACATGGTTTTTTGCCCGGATCTCTCGAGAAGAAGATGGAGCCGTGGACGAGACCCATGTTTGACGCACTTTTTCGTTACATGCCACCCAAGCAAATTAAGTTGATGATTGAAGACCGCAAAATTGAAATTTGCCCCCTGGCATACATGCGTGGTCGCACGTTCGACAATGCGTGGATCATCGGAGACGAAATGCAGAACTCAACCCCTTCTCAGATGAAGATGCTCTTGACGCGCATCGGTGAAGGTTCCAAGATGATTGTTGCCGGTGACATTGCACAGCACGATCGAGGGTTTGAAGATAACGGTCTTGCAGATCTCGTGACGCGGATGACGAACAAATCGTCTGGATCCATGCAGCACGTTGAATTTACAGAGGATGACGTGGTCAGGAATGAGGTTATCAAAGAGATTTTGCGCATGTACTAATTAAAAATAACAAGCTTTGAGTGTTAATGAAGCTTTACTTAAAGGCTCTAATTGTCCTCTCCGTGTCCCATTTTGTGAGATGGGCGTCAGAATTTCTTTACCATAAACAATGTGGGGGGTTTTTTAGTTCGATGTTTGCGTATGGTTCTCCGACGTGTACCGGATTACGCTGGGTGTCTGACACGGCATCTGGAAATATCTTTGGGGTGGCGCGACTCGCGAGTGCAATCAGATATCAATTGCAATAAAAACTAGCCAACTTTTGTCAGGAAGGTATGGACAAGTTGGTAAGTCTGAAATGGTACGTGTATAGGCGACCAGATGTTGCAATTTCTCTTTTGAAACAAGTGATTAGTGATATTTTACAACGAAATTGGGAGATTCTCATGAAACGATGTAGGGTACGCAGGACAAAGTCGTTACCAAATTTATGTACGTGAGTAGTAGATGAGGTGTTTATCAGGGGACGATGAATTCCTCTACGTCATCTTACCATATTTTAACTTTTGTGGATTTAAGAGCCGGCGCCGGCTCTTTCTTGATTTCATCGAACGTAACAAAAGTCTAAAAGGTGTTCGGTTTGTCGTGTCCGAAGTCATTGGACCGGCTCCATTGCCCAAACTCCCAGTATGGAAGCATATCAAAACGACGACAAAGTGTCAAATGTGGCTCAAAGAGAATATCATCAACAGAGCATCTACATATCTTCCTCCAACCTGGAAGTATATTGCATGGATCGATGCCGATATTTTATTTTTGAATGAAAATTGGGTACGGGATACCAAAGAAGCTCTCGAGTACTGCGACATTGTCCAGTTGTTCCATACGGTGGTTAACATGGGTCCACGTGGCGAAGCGATGAAAACCGACAAATCATTCGGATACATGTATTCTCGAAGCGGTACACCGTACACTTCATCAGACAAGTATGGTTTTTGGCATCCAGGCTATGCGTGGGCGTGTACGCGTGCCTCGTGGGTGAAGATGGGGTGTCTACTCGATTGGGCTATTTTGGGTTCAGCAGATCGACACATGGCGCTCGCGTGGATCGGCCGGGTTGAAAACTCACGCCCGGGGAATATCCATCCTAATTACATACGTCTTCTACTCGAATTTCAGGCGAAATGTAAAAATTTTAGACTCGGAAATATCGACGGCACCATCCTCCATGAATGGCACGGTCGTCTCGAAGATCGCAAGTACAGGGAACGCTGGGAAATTCTCACAAAACACCAATTCGATCCATTGAAAGATCTTAGTCTTACAAAAGAAGGAGTAATCCAGTTGACAGGTGATGGAATGCGTTTAGAGAAAGACTTGAAGGATTACTTTGTAGGACGGAAAGAGGATAGCTAAAGATTTTAATTCCCATTTTGAAAATGAACGAGCAGCAGCAATGCCAGTGTGAGGACATCTCGTTTGTAAAAGTTCAGGGTTCGGACGTCTATTTCCATTGTGAGGTGTGCGAGGAGACGGTTCTGGAGCTCAACATGAAGCTCAAGAAGCTTGAAAATGAGCTGCTCCACAAGTACCTCGACCTTGGTATCCACAAACGACCAGAGATTCGCATCTTCATCCGGAGTGACGGGGGTGATATTCACGCGGGCCTCAGTGCGATGGATTGTATTCGTAGTATGCATCGTGTCAAGATTCGGACAATTGCAGATGGCGTATGCGCGTCGGCAGCCACATTCATTTTGCTCGGTGGTCGGACGCGTTACATGACGCGCAATTCGTACATCATGATCCATCAGCTCAATATGGATGGGACATGGGGTAAGTTTGAGGATTTCAAGGATCAGCTTGCAAACCTCCAACAGTTTATGGATCGGTTCCGTGAGATTTACATCAAGGAGACGGACATCCCTGAGGAGAAGCTCGAGGACATTCTCAAGCGTGACGTGTACATGAATGCGGACCAGTGCCTGGAATGGGGTATCATTGATGATATTTTTTGATTTCGTTTGTGAGTATAATTGCAAAAAAGTTTTTCGATATAAGATCGAGCCCGTTATACATTAAGTTCTTCTGGACGTTCGGTAACATATATCCCACTCCGTACAACCCCCATACCACAGCTACCATATTGAAAATACCACTTCCAGCTCCACCCATTTCTTTGTAAATTATTCTGAATGTCGTCATGAAAGCGATCGTGCCGATAATGAATGCAGACTCGCGTGATATATATCCAATTTCTCCCAAATAACCCGCCATCAGCATGATTGCATTGAATATCACGATTCGTGTCACCTGTGATTTATACTTTTGAATAACCTCAACTATACCACCTTCAGGTGAGATTCCTTTTTTGTAAATCAGATACGAAGACAGACTAATGAGCATTAAGGGTGTCGTGATTGACCAATCGTAATATCGAGTGATTGCCATAGTGTCTAACGCATGATTACGGATGAGTGTCGTGTAAAATGTAAATTGTATTGCAGTCACAAAAAGTTCAAGTCGGACAACGTCCGCTAGTAATTTTGGATCGGGAATGTTTAAAACTTGTGTGGTATATAATCCTACTAGTGCCTGTGTGATAATACTAAGATTTGTCGATTGTTGTACAATGTTGTTCATTATATTGTACATAATAAAATAATGGAGTGCCCTGTGTGTGCAAATGATCCGACAAGTCATTCATTGAGACGACTTGAAAACTTGGAAAATGGTACAGTCGTGATGTATACAAAACCAGCAGATGCATCTCGGTACTGGGACCGTGACGGTATCTTATTCCACTACGACAATGTTCTTTCACAAATATCAGGTGACTGGATATGGATTTTTGACGCTGACGGATTTTCTGCCAAACACATGTTCGAAATTGACGTTGCCATAAGCTTAGCCCGACTCATATCAACGAAATATTCGGAACGCCTCAGAAAGATTATAATCACAAATCCATCCCCTATCGTGGAGCTTGTCATAATCATTGTTAAACCTTTTCTGAATAAACGAATGAGATTACTTATTGATAAGGATTTAAACAATATTACTATATAATATGATTCAAGAATTTGTCGTAGGGTTCTTTGTTGGCTTTTTTTACGCAAAGGCGAGATGGTATCCGAAAAAAAGCGTCAGTGTTCAAGTGGACGAAGTACCTTTTATGCCAGTGACTTCACCAATTTTGATTCCAAATTCAAAAACAAAATTTGTACCGGGTACTCTAAAGAACTTTTGGGGTCCCGATTCCTAGATAGATTTTCTGACGCGTGTCAAAAGGAATACCATTGAATCGTGTGGTTGCTGCACTTGTATAGGCACCCATTCTTGGCCAGACGATCCAATTTCCAAATGAAATTGATACTGGAACTTCGCATTCTTTGTAAATTGTGTCACCTCCGTCACATGTCGATCCGAACATGGTCACGATTTTTGTTTCAGGATTTGGTTCTGAATTGAGAATATAAAATTCAGGCTTGGCGTGGTCGAAGAGGATGCAGTTGAATGCACCATACAGTGATTCACTGATTGTGATACCATCACCCTTCACCCCAATGACGGGGGTGAGAAGAGTTGCCACATGTTCGGCAAAATATCTGCCAGGTTCCGCGATGAATTTGAATTCAGAATTAAAATTTTCATTGAGAGATTGATTAATCATGGATGGTATGGGGCCAAGATCGAATACGTGGTCCGAAGAGAACCCCCCTCCAATATCTATTATCCGTGGTTTAAAACCATGTTGTTCTGCCAAGTCGACCGCCCGTCGTGCCTTGACAAGTGCCTCAACAAATGCTCCCGCACTTTTAGCCATTGATCCTACGTGAAATGAAATTCCCACAAGGTTCAGGCTTAGGCGTGAACACATGCCAAGTAATACGGGCCAATCCTTCTCTTCGGCGCCGTATTTATTCCCCAAATTGCACCGGGCTTGAGGGTCATCTGCACGAATGCGCAAGATGACATCCATGGTGCCGTGCTCGAGTGCTATTTTTTGGAGCTCGCACACGCTATCAAACGTGGTCCGCTTTACATTCTTTAGTTGCGCGAGCCTGATATCCTCAGGTCTCTTGCACGGATTGGCGTAAATAATCCTTTCCGGTTCTACTCCTAAATTCAAAACTAAATTAAACTCAGCGGGCGTGGCACAGTCGAATGATGCACCGAGCTTGGCAAGGTGACCCACGAGTGTCTCGTCAGGATTGCACTTTACGGCATAGTATGGAGTTACAGTCGGGAAAGCCTTCTTCCACTCCTCGTAAGCTTGTGTAAGTACATTCAGGTTATATACGTAAAAGGAGTCAGAAGGTTTGTGTGTTCTGAGGAGTTCCTGAAGAACTCCAACCCCCACCATCCAGAGGTACTTGTCCTGAGGATTTTATTTTTACATAAAGAAGTATGGTCCTGTAACAACAAGACAGCATGGCTCCTCCGATCTTCTTCCTGCTTGATCGTTCTGGTTCGATGGAGACGACTCGTGACGACACAATTGGCGGTTTTAATGCATTCGTGAGTGATCAGTGTAGCCTCAATCCAGATGCACTGATGACTCTTTGGCAATTTGATCACGAAGTTCTCGTCTCGTACACGAACAAGCCACTCTCTGAAGTCCCCCCTCTGACACGCGAGACGTTTCAGCCTCGTGGTTCGACGCACCTTCTGGATACGATCGGTGAGGCTCTTAAGAGTAGTCCAGTGAATGAGCCACCGATTGTAGTCATTTTCACAGACGGTCAGGAGAATGGCTCGCACAAGTTTAACAAGGCGGGAGTCAAGGAGATGGTGGAGCAAAAGACCAGTGAGGGCTGGACTTTTGTATACCTAGGAGCGAATCAGGATGCGTTTGCCGAAGCGGGTGCTCTCGGAATCGACTCCCGTACGACGATGAATTACGACGTGAACCATACACCTGACGCGTTTCGCACGCTGTCAGCGACTGTGAGTCAGCAGGCTAACTTTTAATTTACTTAGCTTTCATTGATGCAAATATACCCTTAAGTTGTGCAAGTTGCTTCTTTGCATTTGACGCCTTTTCAACAAGATTCTCTGCCGCCTGGGCATTCACGGCCGCTTTTATCTCAGTTTGTCCGGCTGCATTAGCAGCAATGTTCAGTGGATCTTGAGCTACAATGGCTGCAGCCGCGGCAGTATTCTTACTGTTACCCCCTCCACCACCAACATTAGCATTCGCGCCAGCCCCACCCATTGACGACATGGCAAACATGATGATACCGGCGACGATCATAAGAGTGCCAATCACAACACCTGCAATAAGACCATTTTTTCTGCTTGCACTCTGATCCTTTGCAGCCTTTTTAAGCTCCTGACTCAGAGGTACAGCAGTTCCAATCATAATAGCCAGACCAACTACGGCAACAATACCCGCGACAGCCTTGCTAGGCATTTACTTTAGACTGACAATTTTATTCTGAATTTGTACCCAAGTGCTTTTTCAGTTTCTTTGGCTGCCGCCCTTAGACTGGGCTTGGACCAAAGAAGCCATCTGGACCAGAACCCTGCTGAGTATTTTCCTGACGGGCCCCATGCCTCGCGCTTACGATGACGTGTAAGATATCGAAGCATGCGTGCGTGATCCTTGTGCAGGGTGTAGTCTGAGTACCCGCTCAAACCAAAGTTGACCCCCTTGCCGTCTGGAAATTCGGCGCGAAATTTATGCGGCCAACGCGCCCGTCTGACAATGATGACAGGCTTCATTTCAAGCTAATTTTAATAGAGATATAAATTAACAGGGCGAGAATTAAGATATTGAATATGACCCACCCACCCGCAAATGTAGTTATGAATTTGTTTTCGAGAACTATATTTAAGATTTGCCGGCTTATAGATTCATCCTCATCTGGTGTCGTCATGGATCGGTTTATTAAAAAGAGACTACCAAAAATTAATAACCGTTTTAGCGACCTGGGTCGGTGTGTCTGTGTCTTGGGTAAAACGGGTATCGGTAAAACGTGGGCTGTGCATGACGCGTTTGGTAAAAATTTTATCGAGTTGACAGCTGACATCCTACGAGGCAAACAGAGTACTATTGACTTTTTAGAACGCCTCGAGTCGACCGACACACCGGTTATACTGGACGAATTCGAGACAATGTGTGACTTGATTGGTATCCGTGAAATAACGGGGCCACCATCAAAGGGTCAATTTATCATCGTGTCACAAATACCAATCGAATCTAAATTTGAATTTGAAATTGTGACGTATGAATTTCCAGTACCTACATTCGACCAGCTCAAGAAAATTGCACCCGAAGCCTCGGATGAAGTTATTCACAAGTCGAAGGGGGACATTCGGCAAGTTCTCAAGAGTCTTAAGATGAAATCGGATGACCAGGATACTTTCTTGTCAACTCGTGAATTTGTGACTAGCCTTGTAGCCAAAGGTTCGACTAAAAATCCCGTACACTACCTGAATCATCATGTACAAGAACCAGGAAACATGGTTTCAATTTTACAGGAAAATTACCCTGATGCTCGAGGAGCCGATCTGGCGCTAATTGCTTCTGAAATGAGTATGGCTGACATTTTTGAAAGTAAATTATACGAAGGTGATTGGCAACTTCTACCGTATTATAGTCTTTTTGGATGTATTATACCTGCAATGGAGATTGGTCATAGATTAAATCCGGACAAGATGCGTCCGGGAAGTTCATGGACCAAACACCAGAATATGTGTATGCGTGAAAAACGACTTAAATGTATTACAGATAGGGTTCCATTTTACCACCTCGATACCGAAACTTTGCTGTTGCTGCGGACTATGGCAGAAGCGGGCCGGTACGACATTCTCAAAGAGTACAAACTCGAACCAAAAGACATTGACGTACTAAATCATCTGTCTCCTCTACGAAAACTCAAACCCAAGACGATACAAATGATGAAGAAAGCTCTCACTCCTCCTTAGTCTCCTCTTCGACTGGAGCCTCGGGAACCTCGTCCTCTGAGACAGGGGCAGCAACAGGCTCGACTGGCTTGGTACTGACCGCCTGCATCAAAGGGAAACGGCGCTGGGGGGTCGCCTTGGTCATGAATCGCTTGTACAGGTAAAAGCCAATTCCAATGATCAGTGCAATTGCAACAATGTTGAACAGGTTAAAAGGGGAGGTGGCAACTGCCTCCTGGATGCGAACACGAGAGGGATCGACAACTGGAGGTGCACTGCTCATTAGTAGAAAAAAAGGTTTTGTTATCGATTATTGAGCGCAGATGACGTAACTTTAAATCAAAATGGAGGTTGAGCAGTCATGGTCTGTATTTGACCAACTCAAGCAACTCAGGTCTGAACAAAATGCCAGACTGTTTGAAGTTGACGAAGAATACTTTTGTCGTTTTTGCGGAGGCGTGAAGGCGTCGGGTTTTGACGAACATGGTATGTCGATTGATCTTCCGACGTGTACTATTTGTGGGGTTGTCGACGATACGTTCATCTCACAAGAACCCGAGTGGCGGACCGGAGCTGACCACGAAGGAGGTGATCCGTGCCGTGTAGGTGCTCCTGAAAACCTTGATCACTTTTCACAGGCGTGGAACATGGGCACATTGATTAAAAAACAATGGTCAACAAAGCGAAATATCGGGTCACTCCTCATGCGGCAGCTCCAATCGAACGTCAATCACAAAGACCGTAGCCTGTGGCACGCATACAATGAAATGGACCGGATCGGCATAACCATACTGAATCTTCCGACGAGCATTATGTACGATGCCAAAATCAAGTATCGCACGTTCAATCAGAACGTGCTCACACGTGGCGCGGTTCGGAACGGTATCAAAGCGAACTGTATTTTTCAGGCGTGCCGTGAACACGGTGTTGCACGTACGACACAGGAAATTGCAGATGCTTTTAATATTCCGGCACGCGATATTAGCCGTACATTCGAGCTCTACCAGAAGCAAAATCCAGAGAAGGAGGTGCATGTCATCGGACCCGCCGATCTCATCGGGCGCTTTTTCAATGCGGTTACGACTGTACCGGGTGAGCATCGCGGACGCGTTAAGATGAAGATTATCCAAGCATGCAAATCACTCGACGAATCGGTCAAGTTGATGGGCCGGACACCAAAGGCGGTGGCGTGCGCGGTCATGTACGTCATGCTCGCAAAGATGGGATTTCCTGTGAGCAAAGCGGAAATTTGCAAGATTTGCGATGTGTCGGGGCCAACCTTGACTAAAATTGAGTCGATTGTAAAGTCTGAACTTTCTGTGTGAATTTAAACAAAGAAATGCGTCAATTGAGAGGTCGTGATTTGTATAATTTTGCATTTAAATTTTCATTTGAAGGGAATAGCGCTAACTGTTCTCTACGTAAGTTGTTCAGCTGAGCTTCGATCGCATTACGTTGTATTTCAAGAGCTCGGATTTTATTTATGATATTCTGTTTCGCAGACTTGGCCTTTAGTGCCATCATGTATTTTAGGGGACTTGATGTGTTTCGACTTTTCCCCGAACGTTGAGGGGGTGGGGGACGAATGACACGTTGAGGTTTCTGATTGAATGAATTGAGAAATGCCGCAAGTGCCTTTGTATTTCCGGTACGTTTCAGAGAAATTACGGTTTTTACAAAGTTTGTAGTTTTTGCTCGTTTCGCTTCGTTTGCTTTTTCCATTTCATTACTCCAGTTCGAATACACCGTGTTGAAGTATTTAGCAATAGCACGTTCCTCCTCTGACCTATTAGGCGCCTTTCTGTATTTTTCACGCAAGGTCGATATTACCTTCGAAATCTGACGCGCATTCTCATTGGAGACATATTCCGGCCTCCATTTCGCATTTCTATTTTTAAGGATCCACTCCCACTTCAAGCTCATTTACTAATAACTTAGATAAAAGACTTGTGTACTGTTCACTCAATGAGTCAGATTGTGCTTTTTGTGAGTACACCCTGTTATGGAGGTGTATGTCTGCAGCAGTATGCCGAGTCTATTCTGCGTCTGCAGAGAACTGCGGCTGCCAATGGTATTCATATGATGCTCGACACGACGGAAAATGAGTCCCTGGTGCACCGTGCACGTAATCTGGCAGTGGCGCGGTTTTACCAGAAAACGCAAGCGACCCATTTCATGTTTATCGATGCCGACATCCACTTTGATCCGGAATCGGTGATTCGGCTTGTAAAGTCGGACCATGACATTTCAGTAGCGTGTTACCCCAAGAAGTGCGTCATGTTCAACCAGGCAGAGGATTCGGTCCTGAAGGGTGACGGTCGTGACCTGGACCGCGTCTCGTCGTCTCTAGTCATGAATTTCAAGTACCAGAATAGCCCCGTTGTGAATGGATTTGTCGAGGTGCTCGATGGGCCAACTGGATTCATGGTGGTCAAGCGTGACGTGTTCACCAAGATGTTTGAAAAGTATCCACAGCTCAACTGTGTCAACGATCACCAAAACAAAGATCTCGACCAGTACTGTGCTGTGTTTGATTGTATGATTGATCCTGAGACGCGTCGTTATCTGTCCGAGGACTATGCATTCTGTCGTCGCTGGCAGCAAATGGGAGGCAAGATTTACGCCGATGTACAGACTGTTCTAGGACATGTCGGGAATATCCGGTTTCATGGCGTGCTCGAAGATCGACTTAAAGATACGGTTGTTTAAATAATAAATGTCTGTTGTGCATGTCATTGCCGAGACTCGTAACAAGTCGATAAGCGCGACAACTCTACACACTATGATGAATATTCACATGGGGTGTATGGTTCGACAGAAGCATCTTGACATTCATTTCGTCGCTGACAAGTCGACACTTCCCAAGATTATCAAGGGTGGTGAGCGAATTATCTGGATGGAGTACGGTACGAATATCGACGCCGACTCGATCAACAAAGCTTTGGATGATTTTGACTATGGGCTCAACGTTCTCGTTTTCCCATCTGTCAAAGAGGGTATCAATTGGGATCGCTTTGTAAAGCGTACCAAGGCGGGTTCCAAAGAGCCCGCTCATCAGCGTGGTTTGGAGTTTGACACGATAGTAGGTCGATCACTGGGACCGGGTGTATATGATTGTCTACAGACTTCGGCACGCGTGTGGGCGATGGATGCCAAACCTGTTGACAAAAAGATTCGGGGTGGGAAGGTGCCCATCGTGCTGCCACTTCACAACAATCAAGCCTTGTTTGATACTCTGCGGAAGGAAGGGATTAAGATCGGAGTACTGAGTACGGCAACGGTCATCTGCCATTACATCCACGAGTGTCTCGGAAATATCCTCGAGGCTTCAGGAGTTCAAGTGAATCCTTAGTTTTGTAATCGACTTAAAAGTATGAACTCCGAATAATATATCTCAAAAAATGAATATGAAACACATCTCTGTTTGTCAAATGTACATCCAGGAGGCGTGGAAATCTACAGATGTGAATAGATTTCCAGGTCCCCAACCCGTATCCATCGAGCGTCGACACTTTCCACTGCTAAGGCGACAACCGTACGTTGTGTGTGAAAAGACGGATGGCGTGCGTTATTTTTTATTGTGCCCTCCTGGATCAAAGGAGGTTTTCTTGGTCAATCGCAGTTTTGCAGTTGAGCAGATTTCTTTTGCCGGCTTTCCCAAAGATACGCTACTTGACGGTGAGCTCGTCGTGACCAAAGATGGACGTAAGTTATTTGTGATTCATGATGCAGTTCGTGTCAAGGGGGTGGACCTCATGAATGAGCCCCTGTCAACACGTTTGGGTTTTGCGGTTCAGGCAGTGAAAACAGTTATCAAGTCTCGTAAAGATGCTTTCGAGATGCGCGTCAAGGAGATGATTGAGCTTGAGCGAATTTCCCAACTAAAGCCACTCGACTCATTCGAGTACGAGACAGATGGTCTCGTATTTACACCAATCAATGAGCCGATTCGCATGGGTACACACGAGACGATGTTCAAGTGGAAACCACTTGCGCGTATCACTATTGATTTTGACATTCGCGGGGGTAAACAGCTTTACGTACAAGAAAGGGGGGTTCCGTACTTCGAGGCCGATCTACACATCCAGAACCAGCGACCCGATATTCCCGATGGGACGATTGTTGAATGTGGATATGGGTCTCTCGGATGGTTTGTTGAAAAGACTCGCCCAGACAAGAATCACCCGAATAACCGGAGAACATATTACAACACGTGCACAAACCTGCGGGAAAACATCGCGCTCGAAGAGTTTTATCTCGTGTAATACAAATGAATACTCCTCCATCAAGTCCCCCGGGCAGTCCCGTTGCCCGTGGCCCCCTCACAGTCAACGCACTCAAGAATATTTTGAACAATACTAATCGCCGGTGGGCCTTTACAGGAAGTCAAGCGATGAAAATCCATGCCAACAAAGTCGGTCGTACGAGTCGGCCTCCAAATGACATTGACATTCTCGTGAATGCAAACAGTCTTCCTGCATTTGTGCATGAATTGGCCGTTTTAGGATACCGGCGATCAAGCGCGACACCTCTTCAGGGAAAGAAGAAGATTAGAAAAGTAACTATGAACAAGGGAAACAAACACATTGATCTACTCGTTGCTGGGGGAGGTTTAGGACCGACATTTGGAAATAACACAGTCACACGAGTGCAGGGGTTCCCAGTTGTCACCATCCCTCAACTGATCATCAGAAAACAGAATGCAGGTGGTAATACAGCAGCAGCGAACATCGCCTTTTTGAAGAGTCTCCTAGAAAATTAACTGTGAATAAATTAATGAAAAGCTGTCTTCAAGCGGGTCCTAACAACAAGAAATGCGTCAGGTCTTGGGACAAGAAGATTTTTAATTTGCCTCGTAAATTTTCAAAGATGGCGTGTATGCGTGGAACCATCAAGGGATTTACAATGCGTGCGAGCTGTGCACCTTATATGTCAAGGCCGGTACCAAGCCATATAAAAAGGGCCCTTCGAAGGTGGTTCTGAAAGTTCAGTCACGGTGTCATCATCTTTGATGAACCACTTTCCGTAGCGCTTCACAGCGAGTGCATAATGACCACCCCACCGGATTCCAGCGTGAAGCACGACGGCAAAGAGATGCCGACCCTCAAACTCTTGAGGAATTTCAACCTGAAATTTAGAATCGTACATGGAAAACGTAAACCCAATCACCTTGGGCCACTTGGTGACTTTCCTTCCGACAGCCGCCACTCGATGTCTCCGTCCGGTATCATCTTGGTAATCGGAAATTCCAGCATGTTTCCATCTCTCCTCAAGAAGAGTTTTTAAATTGGAATTTGAATTTATATCCAAAATTAATGTGGTGAACATCTCCTCCTTCAGTGACTTTCCACCGGGGTAAACAGTCTCTTGGACTTCTGTACCGTTGAAAATACCCTGAATGAGATCTTTACCGAGTGACTTTTCGAATATATCAATCATACATACAATCACTTCTTGGGCGTCGTGTTGACCACCATCGGCAAACGAAGAAAATTTTGTTCTGAATTCGTTTAGTAATTTATCAGGGGTGATAGGATCAGACTTGCCAGACAAAAAGAGTTGCCGGGCAACCTTCTGGTACTCTTTTGTCAGTGCACACGTTCCTTTATAGTCATTCAGAAAAAGGTGTTTTGAAAGCGACGGAACGTGTGCAAGACATTGAATTGCAGTATTGAAATAGCACGTGTTTCCGAGATTTGCAAGACCTCTCATCCTCTTAGAGATTCGGGTATTTTAAACTTTAATGGAATACGAACTTTTTCACCAGTGGGAGCCGGTTCTGGACAGGTTCAAAAATTCACCAAATACCGAAATTGAAATTCGGTTCGGACGGAGGTCTGGGAACAATTTTGACACGAATGTCGGCGGTGAGACGTTTTCAAAGTGTCTCAAGGCGCTCGAAAAATACCAGGGGTGGGAATCGAAGCGTCACGACAAGTTTGACGTGTACTATTTTGACGAAGGCAAGCGACTGCAGATTAACGAAGAGACGGACGAGCGTGATTCTGTCATCAAGCAGAGACTCTACGTGGACGATTTTGCACTAAACGGGCTTCCGTTTGACGTGCGTCTTGGTGTTTCGAGCGAGACGCCGTTTGAGTATGACGGCGAAACGGCGACCGAGCAAAAGACCAAGGAGAGGTGGTCTTTTGTACGGAAGAACCTGTCAATCGACATGTCCAAGATTCAGGGCACCCCCGACGATCCCGACGACGACGAAGATACGAGGTACCAGATTGAGATGGAGATTATCGAGCCTTCAAGACTGCAGACGCGCGACGAGGCATTTAACCTTATTTACAAGGTGTTTGATGTCATGAAATGTGTTTAAACTTTAGGCATATTTACCCAATTCGGGCTTGGACTCTTCTTAAGAGTCTGCTCCATGTTCTTTGCGAAATTGTTCAGGCTTGCGGACCCAGGGGTGGAACCCGGAGACCGGGGTGAATGCTTCGCACCCTTGTTCTTTAAATTTTTAAGAAACTTAAACTTGTCCTTGCGCGCCACCTTTTTGTACTCTTCGTAGCGTCTTGATGACATGTACGCACGTGCAATTGCATCCTGCTCATTTGCTTTGAGCGTATCAAACTTGCGTGTCCGAGACGCCTTGTTGGTATAGACGCGTCTTACACTGCCATTCGCTAAGAAGGTGTGTTTTACACCATTTACAATCACATCGACTGACTTGTTCTGCGGAGACAGCTTCTTCTCGAGAATGTGTTTCATCTCCGAAACCTTCATTTTTTCCGTCACATGGGGAATGTTTTCCATGACGGCTATGTTCATCAACTGCTTCTTGGTCATCTTTTTTGTAATACTCGGACCTGCGACTGATACATTCTTCACGTTATTACCAATCTTGAAGAGATTGCGAATGTGTTGAGGGATGGGAACTGCATGCCGACCGTATGCTTCAATCACCGTGTTTTTTGTAGTTGATTTTGATTTTGGAATTTGATACCACTGAGGGTTTCCAGATTTGTTTGGTTTGACGTAATAGCCGTTTCGGCTTTGATTGTTCCATCCGGATGGACGACCTACCGTAGGTGACTTGTTGCGAACAGCTGCAACGTTGGCATTTGTAATTCCTAATTTAGTTTTAGTATTTGCAGGAATATTCACCTTTGCATCCAGATATGCCCGGATTGTCTTGGCTTTTTGAAATTTGGGATTCTTGCTGAGTTCATAGAATCGCGGTTTGCCATCCGGACCTGGGCGCACATAGAATCCCGCCTTGGATGCATTCCAACTTGGGGCCAAATCATATCGGTAGTTTGCTATGTAGGCTGCCATGTTGAGTTTGGGTGCAGGTGCAGTCTTGGCACCAAATCGGAACATATCTACACCCACCTGACGAGCGAGCATTTTGAATGCATCGACACCTTCACGTACACTCGCTGATTTCATTACAACGACAGTTCCATTTGCAAAAACATTGAATACCGTCTCTGGCTCAGTTTTTGTCGAGATTGACACCTTCGTCTTGCCAAAACCCTTTACGTTCATAGTTGGAGATGGTGAGGGGGGCGATGGCGCCTTTTGTCCGGGAAAAGGATTCCATTTGGGAAACTGCTTCTTCTGTTTTTGGATGTACGAATCAATGTCAGATGCATCTGTAAGTTTGAATGAAGGCGTCTTTTTCTTATCAATTGCCATGTATACGATTTGCGTGTCAATATTGTGATCACAATAAAATTTAGTCTGATAATTTGTAGTTCCGGCGTTATCAATCATCTCCTTCATCGTATCGGGAAGGTAATTTGCGGCCAAAACACGTGTCACTCTCTGCCATAATCCGTTTGAGTAAATTACAATTTTACCCGACTTGAATACACGAACACTCGCCACTTGATCAGGATTTAGAAAAACCATATTTATTTTAACGAATGAAACCGTTGAATCGATTTTACCGACGGCGGGTTTGTTCAAAGTCTCACGAAAGTGTGGCTGTTTTGTACCAGCCGATTGAAACCCTTCAATTTCTGTGACCATGTATCTGTCTTTGAGGTGTGCCATCTTACTCGTAAACACCGACAAATCGACTGGCTTATTTACAGATGTTGACGTTGAGCTCCACGTCACTTCGGGTTTTGTCAGTGCGTATTCTGTACCTACACGATTCACAAATACAACCCCCTTTTTACGCATGATAACCTTGCGCAATGCCGCGGTGCGAGGGGTGTTTGCTTTCTTGGCCTTGTTTGGGGAGGGGGACTTGGATTTGGCCTTATTTGGGGAGGGGGACTTGGCTTTCTTTGGAGACTCTGGAAGCCATGGTAAACTACTTGGAGCTTTAGGCAGCCAATTCATATTAATACGTATCAACAATATTATTGGTGGAGACGATATCGAGACCAAAGATGAAAGGCTGTGCCGCATAAGCCGTTCCGTTGTACGTGCGCGTGTCGTTCCGCACCTCGAGTTCGCGCGAACTGAAGGGCCCTGCATACACGTCCTGGTTGAATTTCGGCTTGCCCAGGTTGTTCTCTTGGCAGTGAGCTGTATAGACACTGATGAACAACCGCTGAGGACAGCATTTGTCTGGGCCGTAAACCACCTTTTCCGACGCGAGAAAGTGCTGAAGAGTATTGGTCACCATCGCCACCTGGCTCTGGATCGTCTTGAAGTACTGTGGCAGAACGTTCCAAATGTCCTTGTCGGAGTACTTGGCAGCGTAATCGAGGTACGCCCGAACGCACTTGCACAAAATCGCAGGAATTTCCGAATCGAGCTTCTGATCGAGATGCGGATCCGCCTCCATCACCTGCTTGCCAAAGTTCCAAGGAACGATACGACGCAGAATCGACCCCGAATTGTCCTTCCAACTCGGCACCTCGTTTCCACCTAGCATACCGGGTGTCGTCCACTGAAGACTCTTGGCCGCCTTGAACTTGCGTGCAATCGAAAGATCCTCACCAGAAACAAGCGATTGAAACTCTGCCTGCTCAAGCTGAAGATCACCCTTGACCTCCGGACTGATGAACATAAAACCTTCGTGGATCGAATCGAGACCAAACTTCTTCTCGATGTTGTTTGACAGAATCTTTACATCCTCCGACTCGTAAAACTTTTTGCACACCTTGGTGATAATTGTAGACTTGCCCGACCGAGCAATACCCTTGATGAAGGGAATCACCTGCCACCCGTCGAGATCATTCACGTCAAAGCACAACCGTCCACAAAACACATACATCCACCGACACACATCCTCTGGCAGATTCTGATAGTCGAGAATCTTTTGCATATGAGGAGTTGGAATATGGTACCAGTCGTGAATTTCGGTGTATGGACTGAACGGCTGATCAAAATACTTGGAGCTAACAATTGTGCCGTCGAGAGCTGCAAATTCAGGACTGCGGTAGTCGTAAAACTTGATCACGTACTGACGAGTTGCCTCATCCCAGTTTTTCCCAACCAAGAGTCCATTTGCAAATGACCATACATTGCGATTCTTCTTAATCTCCGGAAACTGGTAATCCTTGCATGATGTCATATGCTTGATGACGTCATAGACCAAGCTACCCTTGGATGTCAGATTCTTCCACATATCGTACTGCGTCTCTTTCTGGGTCGCGTCGTAGACAAAGTCTTTGATTTCCATGACTGGCTTCCAGGCGCGAGTATTTCCAATCTGAACACAGCATTGATCTTTGTACCGGCGATATCCCGCCTTGTAGGCCTCATTGAACAGATACAATAGGATTTCCTGATAACTCGATTTTTTGTCGTCAAATTCCGGGCAGGGTTCGACATAGTCTGCATTGGTTGGAAAGTTGTACACGCAGTAATTGTCAATCCAGCCGTCAAACTGGTCGTACATGTTTCGCCATAGACGGACTAGACGGGCAATTCGACTCGCCACAATCATTTCATTCATGTTGACGTCATAACTCTTCTTGTTCTGGATGCACAGGGCAACGGCACGTGCACGCATTGCACGGCACATGTTATAAAACCGGTCCCGACGTTGACGCACCTGTCCGTCGAGCTGTTTTGGGTCAAAATTCATAGGGTACCCGTCATTATCCTTTTGTTGAGTTGGTGGAATGAGCACGTGTCGCCAGGCAATCTCAGGGACGACGAAATTTTGGGTCGCCTTGAGATTGAGTTCATTCTCGCGAGTGGTGAGCTCGTTCTCAATATCTTCGGGGGACCATGTGCCGATAATCAGATTGTTATTCGTGTTCCGAATCTCTTCAGCATGTTCGAGAGTAAGTTCACGTTCAATGATCATCGGCTCATCCCCCATTGTTTACTAACTAAGTGTACGATTTTTTAAGTGGAGTCGGCGACAACAACAGCTGGCTTCATTGCCGACAGAATTTTAACCAGAATTTTGTTCTGCATTTCCAGGCTGGTGGCAATCCGCTCGGTGGCATCCTTCAGACTGACCAGGGCAGTGGCCAGGGTATCACCCTCCTCGGTCGTCAGCATGGACCCCAGGGCCTCGAGTAAATCGACACCGCCATCGTCCAGGTCAATCTCATCCTCGTCAATGTCCATCTCATCCTCATCTTCTGGGATCTCAGGCTCGGGGGTTGGTGCAGGGGGGCGGGAAGACATTTTATTTTGATTGAGAAAATCGATACTCCAGTGGGGCGCGGTCAAGCGTAAGAATCAAGCCAAATTTTTTTCTTGGGGTATAGTACAAAATGGCCGGTGGACTTATGCAGCTCGTTGCTTACGGCGCCCAGGATGTGTACCTGACTGGGCAGCCCAAGGTTACCTTCTTCCAGGCGGTGTACAAGCGCCACACTAACTTTGCCATGGAGAACATCCAGCAGACCGTGAACGGCTCCGCTGGCTCCAGCGGCCGCGTGTCCGTGACGATTGCCCGCAACGGCGATCTGGTCGGCAACATGTATGTGGCCCTGACCCCAGCCTCTTTCGGCTCGTCCAACCTGACCTCCAACAACAGCGGTTTCGACACCTGCTGGCTGGCGGAGCGTGCCATCGCAGCCGTTGAGCTGACGATCGGCGGTCAGCGCATTGACAAGCACTACCAGGCCTGGTTCCGTCTGTACGCCGAGGTGTTCCTGGGCGAGAGCGACAAGATCAACTACGGCAAGATGACCTCCGCATCTGCCCTGACCACCACCAGCACCGGTGCTCCCCGCGTGTACCTGCCTCTGCTGTTCTTCTTCAACCGCAACCCAGGCCTGTACCTGCCACTGATTGCTCTGCAGTACCACGAGGTGCGCCTGGACTTCGACCTGACCAACTACTACGCCAGCTACTTCGGCAGCAACGCCGTGGAGGTGTGGGCCAACTACGTGTACCTGGACACTGAGGAGCGCCGGCGCTTCGCCCAGAAGGGTCACGAGTACCTGATCGAGCAGGTGCAGCACACCGGCGGTGACACCATCTCCAGCTCCAGCGAGACCAGCTCTTCCCTGGTCCGTCTGTCCTTCAACCACCCAGTGAAGGAGCTGATCTGGTGCTACCAGAATCCCTCCACCTCGGCAACCACCAACCTGAACGCCATGTGGAACTTCTCCACCGGCACTGCCAACGTGAACGTGACCGTGTCTCCCCTGGCCACTGCATCCAGCGGTGCCGTGCAGCTGCCCCACGTTGTGGGCGCTCCCCACCTGTTCTCCAACACGAACACGACCTTCAGCGGCTCGGCCGTGTCTGCCAACGCCTACTGGATCGAGGAGGGCGACCGCAGCTTCACCGCCACCACTGGCTACGAGGTGGGCCCCCTGCACCAGTTCAAGCTGGTGCTCAACGGCCAGGATCGCTTCAAGGAGCAGCTGGGCAAGTACTTCAATCAGTACCAGCCCTACCTGTACCACACCGGCTGCCCCTACACCGGCATCTACGTGTACTCCTTCGCTCTGCAGCCAGAGGAGCACCAGCCAACCGGCACTTGCAACTTCTCTCGCATTGACAATGCCCAGGTTGCTGTGTGGCTGAAGACCGCCTCCGCCACCAACGCCAACTACAATCTGCAGAAGATGTTCGCAGTGAACTACAACATCCTGCGTATCCAGTCTGGCATGGGCGGTCTGGCCTTCTCCAACTAGACGTCTCGTCGTCCCGCTTTGCGAAATTGCGAAATCAGCCCTCAAGGGCGGCCTTCGGGCCCAAGAGTGATCAAGACTCTTGGGACTGAATTTTAATTTTAAATTGAAATATAAATGGCTGGAGGAATCTTCCCAGGTCGCCCCTTTGAGTTTAACATCAAGTGTGTCATCTTCAGTACATTGATTGCTGGCGGGTATTGGTACCTTCCTCCCAAGAATCTATGGGTTCTTTCGTTCCTGATTTGGTTCCCTTATATCGCTCTTGCATGGTACGACTATGCGTACGACTGTCAGAACAAGTTAGGTCCGACGATCGTACCGTTTGGTCAATATCTATGGCTCCCATTCAAACCACCTGGTTATCAGAAAGAATACAACAAGCTGGCAGATGAACAGATTCAGAAGATGAATAGACTCGATCATCTGGTTGGGTGGACACTCGTTGCGGTTTTTGCAGGGGTCTACCTTCACCGAAAAAAACTAATCTAAAGATACAGCCGTCTTTTTGGTTAATGGGTGCGTACTATTCAAAGACCAAGCCTGACTTGTTTGTCGTTATGATCAAAGGTGATGTTGAGACGTGCGTTTTGGGGGTCTTTTCGAAATTAGAAGAGGCGAAGGATTTTGTTCCAACATTGGGCAATGGTCGTCCAGTCTGGATCGAAAAGTTTCGCCTCGATGATCCGTCATACTATGAAGACCAGGATGAATACATCGTATGGAGCTCGGACAAAAATGTTGCGTTTAATTAAATGTCCAACGCTTATCAAAAACTATTGAAAGAAGCTAAAGAACGCCACGTTGTGCGGCAGCGGAAGCAGAAACGTATGGGTATCGCGGCTTTACTTACATTAGTCCTTGCGGCGACAGCTGGTGCAGGTGCCCACATGAAGCACAAAACAAATGCTGCCTTGAATTTTGCCATGAAATTAAAGCCAGTCAATACGGCATGGGTTCAGGGAAATGGGAATAGACTTAGCCAACAAACAGTGTATCGTCACGCGAACGGTGGTATGTATGTCAGAAACGCATCTGGAAATGGGTTTAATAAGATTACAAAAGTTAATCGTGCCCCCGTACCATTTGTACTTCCAGGGGCTCATCATTCGAATATGTACAAAAGAGTTTAATCACACAATTCAAGGCGCAGTACCGGGAACGTGTCCCATTGAAAGTGTGGGATATCCTCCTCGTATTCTTGATGATTCGCAAGCACATCCTCTTGGATGAAATCTTCAAGCCCATCCCCTAGAAACAGATTTTGATCTTGAATATCAGCTGCACGCTCGGCGCTAAGTTTCACCAGGGCCGTCTTTTTCTCAAATCCAATGTTGAGTGACCTTCCATGCATGCACTCTTCATCGGAGCATGCGTGCAAGTCTGAAAACACAATTGGGAACAGGTACGTCATCTTGTACATTTTTTCATCCGGTGCCTCCTTCTTAAACAAAGCCTGACACATCTCCATACCATGTTTGTATTGGGCATCTGTCAGACTTTCTTTGATGTCTTCAATATATTCTGCAAACTGTTGTGCCTCCATCTTGAAATATTAGCTCGACTCCCCTCTATCCACTATACTCCATGCCAACTTTCCATTGAAAACTTCCTCGATCGTCTCTGCACAAAATTTAGGATCAAAATTTGGGGAACAACAGAAAACGTCGAGGTAAACCTTGTTGTCTTCGGGGTAGGTATGAGCTGAAAAGTGACTCTCGGCTAGAACAAGTACACCAGTAACTCCCACTGGTTCAAATTGGTGAAATGCTCTGTGAACGACAGTAAACTTGCATCGCTCAGCTACAATTTCCATTTTAGATTCCAAATCAGAAACGAAATTGATCGCCTGACCCGAGAACAGTCCGATGAGATGTTTCATTTATTTATAGAGCACGGTATGTTTTAACAGACATGAAGATGGCAGCTGCAAGTAACATTGTGGCGATGACGAAATTGGAGATGGTCTCGGCGTTGCGAGTCTTGTCCTTACCCGCCCATGTGAACAGTGCAATGCTCTGCGAGTACAGAAGAATCACGAGAAAGATTGCAAGTAATTTGAAAAGGTGGATAGAGATTTCCATTTACTATACCTGTATAAAATAAATGGAAACTCTGGTAGATTCACCGCTCAAGGGCCCTGACCTGATGAAGGAATGTCTTCGGATCGAGCCTGACTTGAATCTCGCCCTTGATATGATGATTCAGATTACAGTTGAACGCAAAGTTCGTGAGATTTCCAAAATGAAGTTTAGGTCTCTGTACGAATTTGACAAGTACATTCAGTCGCTTAACCTTAAAGATCCAGATGCGTTTCGGGAAAGGGTCTTGCCTAATTTGTGCCTATTTTCTTCAGAAGAGCTTCGAGATTCTCGGTTCCGACGTTGGCGGCAGCTGCTGCAGTCACTGCTGTGTTGTTCATCGGTTTGCCGATCCACACCACCCACAGAGCAAAAATGAAAAAGCCAAGAACCAGGCTGGTTGTGGCTCTGAGTGCTTCGTGAGGGAGTCTCCGCCTGTCATTAATGACAAACGTCTGAGCACCAAACATGAACAAGTAGATACCGGCGAGAAGAGTCATGGAAGCGATCAGATCGTAAATAGGTGCCATGTTAATACATAAAGATATTTTAATCTATCACAGTATGCAATTTGCCTACCTCGACGACGCTGCTGGGTCGGCGGTTGACTTGATGGTAGGGACTCTTCTTCACAGTCTTCAACACCACCGGACTGTAACCCGTGAACAAACCCCATCTGATGACGTCCCCGAAGTTGAATTGCCAAATGAATGGAGCGAGTTTAAGAATACTCTCCATACATTCCAAAAAGAGTACATACAGACAACACGGGGTATTCGTGAGACAGAACAGCAGCTCGTGAGTAAAAAGAAGAAACTCGACACGCTCAAAAAATTCGCAGATACCTTTGAAGAAGGTCCATATAAAGAAGAGGCGACTCAATTAGTCAGAAGATTCGAACACGACGAGAACATAGACGACTTGGAGGATGATCTTGCTTCCCTGAAGGGGACGGCACGAGCGATGAAGGATGTCTTGGAGAATACGAATTTAGAACAGGCTATGAAATTTCAGTGCTTTGTTTGCATGGACAAAGAAATTGACACCTTCCTTGATCCATGTGGTCACGTGATTTGCACAGGGTGTTGGCAGCGGAACAATTCGACGTCGTGCCCAGGGTGTAGAACAAGAGTGACACCTAAAAGAATTTTCACATTATCATAAACTAAAAAAACCGAGACCTTTGGTCTCACATAAGCTCTCGTAACTCAGATGGTTAGAGTGTTGGTCTTATGTACCAGAAGCCGCGAGTTCAATCCTCGCCGGGAGCAGCATCGGTGTCCGAGCCTGGTTCAAGGAGACAGACTTAAGATCTGTTGGTGTTTTCACCACACGGGTTCAAATCCCGTCCGATGCATTTGACTCTGTAGCACAATCGGATAGTGCACCAGCCTTCTAGGGTGAAACCCAGTGTAAGCTGGAGGTTACGGGTTCGACCCCCGTCAGAGTCGGTCTAAGGTGCGTTAAATGTGTATTTTTTCTTTGTCATGCTAGTATCAGTGTCCGAGTGGTCTAAGGAGACAGTCTCAAGATCTGTTGGTGCAAACCGCGTGGGTTCGAACCCCACCTGATACACTCTGCATCCATAGTCCAAGGGTAGGACAGAACCCTTCCAAGGTTCAAACCCGGGTTCGAGTCCCGGTGGTTGCATTTTCTGACCTTAGCTCAATTGGTAGAGCGAAAGACTGTAGGCATTCAGCCTGTTTTGGATGGTCATTCATCTTTAGGTCGCTGGTTCGATTCCGGCAGGTCAGACTTTACGCTTTCGTAGCTCAATTGGTAGAGCGTTCGCTTAGTAGATCGCGACTGAAAGTCGCTCGCCCGATCAGCGAGAGGTAATGAGTTCGAAACTCATCGGAAGCAATCTTTTATTGGTTCCATCGTCTAATGGTTAGGACATAGGACTCTGAGGGTCCCTTCCCCTGAAATCCTGTAATGGGAGTTCGAATCTCCCTGGAACCTTCGACCCGAGCACGTCGTTAAAAGGTTCATATGCTCCTATAGCTCAGTAGGTAGAGCGTGAGGCTGTTAGGAAGGAGTGATTGCACTCCGACGCGCGTCACCTCAATGTCGCAGGTTCAAACCCTGCTGGGAGCGCTTTCTATTTTTTGAACCATTCCGCTCTGGTTCAAAAAATAAGTGCATACAATATAAAAATGTCTATGATGATCAAAGTCGGGTTTTCTTTAGGGTCGCTTGTGGCGGGTGTTGTCGCATTGGGAATGGCATACGGGTATTCGAAAGCGTACACGGCGAAGGATGAAGGCAAGAAGCGAAGCTACATGATTAGTTTCTTCACGTTCCTCGCAGTGGCGATCGTTGCATGGTGTATTGCGGGGATGATACCAGGGTTTTAACTGATGATGTAATTCACCTTGGCTTGCAGTTTCTTCTGGAAGAACATGAAAATGAATACCAGTATAGGCAAGCTGCGAATCTCGTCAGGACGATTCAGTGTAAATCCAGGGATGCGTATTTCGGAAATGAATTTGCGTGCAGTATAAAGAACCATCCCGATGAATGCAAACTCGAGTGACGCTTCGGTAAGCAGTCGTGCACGTGACTTTTGAGTGTCGAGATCAGGAAAGATTCTGTCAATCAAATTTGATACTAGAATTGCAAACAAAAAACATATTGCAGTGATGAAGCCAGCATCGATGACCGCAGGGATGATCATCTTTTAGTATAAGCGTTCAATTTTATTTTTAAATTTGAAATGAAAAAGTAGATGTGTGACTGGTTCACTTTTGAAATCAATCAGGAGGAGGTTATAATCCATGTCAACACACGGTTATTCTTAGAGACACAGCCGGCCGATGTGGATGATGCTGATGATTTTTGCGATTCCACCCTCCTGCCAATTATCGATCAGCTCAGACAAGCGTGTATCGAAAAGGGTTACTCGCAGAGTTGTATCGTCAATCTCAAAGGTGCAGACATAAAACTTCTAAGTCCCACTATTCTTATTCGTATCATAACTAACATATACAACCATTCGAAAGATGAACCTGAAAATCTCATAAAAGGATTTCAAATTCAAAATGCAAATTCACTCTTCAGAGCACTGTACTATGCATCAACCTATCTTCTGCCAACGTACATGGTCAACTTGATTACGATTTCTTGAAAGATAAAAACTACCTGGCTTTTATAGACATGACTGAACTTCTCAGATTTTATCCAGATGAGAAGTATCTGTACATCGAGTTTCTCGCGAACAAATACATTGAGGTTCAGCCGTCGAACGATCTTGAGTCGAGAATGCTGCTTGAAAGGATACGTCCGGTCATTTCTCAACTCGATGATTTTGTCGAGTCACGGGGACTCAAGGAGATGATCGAGGTGAACCTGAAAGACGTTCCAATTTCGAAAATAAATTCAGACATGGCGATGGAGATGATCAACATGTGCTTGTCTATTCGTCCTGAGAAACATCTGATCGAACGAATTACAATTACAAATTCGAATCCAGTTTTTAGTATGATTTACAAGACGGTACAGGGCAGGCTGGATCCGAGTATTCGGAGGGTACTATGTGTTGAAGCAAATTCAAAGTTTGAATAAATTTAGAGATGTGGATAGTCCTTTGAACTGTATTAATTTTCCAAGTGTATTGTAATGCACCCAGTTGAAAGAGTCGTATTGTGGTCGGCTGTTGTTATCCTATTCATACTCTATTTATTACCGGGTCAGTCTGGTTACATCGGTCGAAAGATTACGTTCATGGAGATGCGTGAGTTTGACAAGGTTCCAGCAGATCTTCAGAAAATTTATCAGGACAATGCACTCCGTTTTGCAGATGCACTTGGTGAAACCATGGGGAAGGTGTGGAATGAACTTACACCCGAGAATAAGAAAAAGGTGACTGACAAATACACGGAGAACGTGACAAAGGTGATTGAGACGATGAAGTCTGCAAAGAAACAAAATGGAAATGACATGGCAGTTGCGTTTCTCGGCATACCGTCCACCGGTGCACAGGTGCCCAAGAAGGAGGAGGGGATAGTTAAACAGGTTTCCAAGTATATGTCGCAGCCATCAATGTTTTTCCCTATGACTTCGGGATTTTCTCTCGATGAAACTTTGAGTTCAATTCAGTCTTCGATTGAGAGTGTGCCAAAATCATCTGGATATTCAGCGTACTGAAAAACCTTTGACATCACTCGGTGCTAGACGCCAAAATTCTTTTGGGTCTTTGTTGTACAGGTCAAACAGTACTTGATTTTCAGATGTAATTTCAGTTTCATTTTCGTCAGATCGTGTCATCCCTTCTGGAAGTTCTTCCAAGAGAACAGGATGGATCGCTTTGAGTTCTGGATTGCGGAGACATGCCACCTCAAACCCAACGTCGAGGTCCAGTCCCGACTCTTTCTCACGAAGCCAGTAATGCGTGCACGCCTCCTTTGTCTGAGGGATGACACAATACCCCTTGACAATATCACACTCAACCTTGTTGTTCTCAAGTCCGCGCTTGAGAAGAGCAATGTGATGAATAATAGATCCACCGACTTTGTTCAGCTTGATCCGCAAAGCTGTTCTGTGAACAATGTCGGGTAGATTCATTTCTAGTACTAGAGTAGGTATATTAATAATGGGATTTTACACAGGAGTGTGTGTCGGAATCTGCTGTATCATCATCCTAATCATCATCCTGGCCAACAAACTACCACCCGTCGATTGTACCACCCCTGTAGTCCCCGAGGCTACAGTCCCAGTAGCGGCTCCGACAGCACCAGTGTCAAATCAGCCACAGCCATACTTGGAAGGAATTGCCCCTGCACCACCTGCGGAAAATGTCGGACCCGCACCCACCCCAGATCCTCTCGGTCGCTGGGCGACTCCAGGCTGGGCACAACCAAGTAGCGGAGTTTTGACTGCACCCATGGGACCAACATCATCAGGATTTATCTACGAGTCGTGACATTTTATTATGTACTAAAATTAAATTATGCCACGTCACACCGTTGTGACGCGGCGATGGCCAGAACGATACTTTACAGGTCTCAAAGGTATATTCCGGTTCATGCGTGAAAAAGAGCTTCTAAAACGGAGAACGAATTTACATCCAAAATTGAAAAGGACGGACACGATGGTCAAGACGAAAAAATCAAAGTGGACCCAACTGTTCCACCAAACGTATCCAAATCTCAAATTTAATAAGAATTTGATTTCAAAAAGGACTGGTATTCCACGGTCAACTCTAGATACTGTGTACAATCGGGGTCTCAAGGCATGGAAAACTGGAGGGTCACGCCCAGGGGCCAATCCCCATCAATGGGCGATTGCACGTGTCTACAAATACGTCCTTGTCACCAAACACAAGGCGAAAGCAATTGGGGCAGATCCAGATCAGAACCTGCGACGTCGTGCAGCGTAGTCAGTCCTTCGGACCGGACTTAAAAAAATGAAATCTTAGAATAGAAATGGATCCCATTCTCACCCCAAACAATTCTCGTTTCACCACCTTTCCTATTCGCTACCCAGACTTATGGGCACTTTACAAAAAAGCGATTGGGAGTTTTTGGACAGTTGAAGAGATTGACTTGGCAAGTGATCTCAAAGATTGGGACAAGCTCAATGACGATGAGCGTCATTTCATCAAGATGGTTCTGGCATTTTTTGCAGCCAGTGACGGCATCGTCATGGAGAATATAGACTTGAATTTTTCAAAAGACACACAAATTGCAGAGGCACGGTCATTTTACGCGTACCAGTCATTTAACGAGTCGATTCATTCGGAGACGTATTCACTTATGATTGACAAGCTCGTCAAGGATCCCGAAGAGAAGGCACGTCTCTTCCAAGCGATCGATACTGTCCCGGCGGTCAAACGGAAAGCTGAATGGGCTCTCAAGTGGATGGGTCCTGGAGCCACGTTCGCCCAGCGACTCGTTGCATTCGCATGTGTCGAAGGTATATTTTTCAGTGGCTCCTTCTGTGCCATCTTTTGGCTCAAGAAGCGGGGTCTTATGCCGGGCCTTTCGTTTTCGAATGAACTGATAAGCCGCGATGAGGGCCTTCATCAGGAGTTTGCCGTAGCCTTGTATCACAACCTGAAAAATAAACTGGATGACAACACTATTTTGCAGATTGTCGTCGAGGCTCTCGAGATTGAGTCTGAATTTATCACAGAGGCTCTACCCTGTCGACTGATTGGGATGGACGCGGTGTCGATGCGCGAATACATTATGTTTGTGGCGAAACGTCTTTTGACACAGTTTGGTGTGACACAGCATTCGATTCAGGCAACGAACCCTTTCGACTGGATGGAGAACATCTCGTTGGAAGGGAAGACCAACTTTTTTGAGAAGCGGGTCGGTGATTACTCTAAACATATGATTATTGAGGGAGATTCAGTGCGTTTTGACGAAGACTTTTAGGATTTTACTCAAGGTTGGCACCTACGACACCGTCGCCGAGCTTGGGTCCGCGGTGAGACTCGCCCTTGGTGTCAAAACGGTTCAGGTCACCATAGAATGACACGCGACGCATCAGGAACCCGACAACCCACACGAACAGCACGGCGTGCAGCAGGAGACCAGCAAACTTGGCCTCACCCTCTGCGCTGGCGACCCATCCGCCTGCAATCCCACGAACCGCCTTGAAGGTTGCTGGGGAGGCAAAGACCATGAAGAGAATCAGAGGAAGCAGATATGCGGACGTGGACATTTAATATTTGAAAAGATTTTTTTAAAAGAGGGCACACTTGTCCCCCTTGCATCCACCAAACATACAATCGGCATCTTTTTTACACTCGCCTCCTAGCTTCACTGCACCACCGAAACCCGACGCGCGAACTGTGAGAAGACTCCAAATCATGCGACACAGAATCACAAAGACGAGCGAGTGCAGAAGCAGTCCGAGAGTGGTGGGCAGGCCGTCTGCTGACGCAACCCAATTACCCGCAATTCCACGAACCGCCTTGAAGGTTGCTGGATTTGCGACGATGAAAAACGTAGTAAAGGGGATGATGAAGCTCATTTGTACTATTTAACCAGAAATTTATTGACCAGACGCACGTTTGTTCATTTCTCTTTTAACTGCTTCCCAGAATGGACGGCGGGATGCATTAGTGTTATTATTGGCAGTGATTCCACCGCCAATCTCTGTTATACGGTTTTTGTTGGAACCCTGTAATATTTGGACATATGTTTGTGCTCGGTTTGCATTACTCGCCAGGCCAGCCTGTGTACCATACCAATTTATGAATTTGGCAATGTTTTTGGTCGAGTTGCCCGGAGGAGGTGCGGGTCCAGCAGCTGCAACATTGGGAAATGGCGGCCAAACCCCGCGTTCGGTTTGTCTGGTTCGGTTTGCGTTGGCTTCTATGTTGTTGCGGTTAGCCTGATTGATCCTCCACATGTAATTGTGAAGTGCTCTATTAGCCCAGTTGGCTGGACGATTTGCTAAATTAATCGATTTCGACATAGCTCTTAGGTTTGCGTTTGCGTTCCATGCCGCCATAATAGCCTTTCCTTTAGCCTTGTTATTCCCTGTTAAATTCGTACGTGCGAGTTGCTGTCTGACAAATGCGTTAAACTTCTGTCTTGACAAATTGGCGGCACTTGGTTCCTGTACAAATTTATTATTAGACAGTACGTACACCGTGTTTTTGATGGCTGCATTAGTGGAAAATGCGAATGAACCGTTAGCCGCCCGGTTTACTCTGTAATACACGTTTGGTCGACGGCCGTTAATGGGGCGTCCCTCTGCATTTGCAATTGCCCGGGCGTAAAACAGGTTGTTGTATTGGTAAACTTTGTTGGCACCATTTAGTCTAGCATTTGGAATCAATACAGCTTTGTTGGTGGATGAAGTTGGTGCAGTGCCTCTTTGAACAAATCTAACCTTTCCATTTGCATTAACTACCTTATTAAATGCCTTATTATCCGCAATCATTCTTTTGATAAAACGTTTGGAAAACGGGTTGAGACGATCGGCACGAGAAGCTGGAACCCATATATTCGCTCCATTACGTGTTTTGCTCGCCGCGTAAAAATCCGAACCTACTTTATACACGTTTCCGGGAACGAAATTTTTTCCAGTTGAGTTTGAAACAACCGCACCATTGATTTTTCCATTTCTAGGAAGCTGCATTCTTCCTTGCACGTTCGCCGCTCCGGGTGCCGCTCCGGGTGCCGCTCCGGGTGCCGCTGGAACACCTTTCAGATAACGATTGATCTCGTAGTTAAGCTTATTCTTTGTCGCCTTAAGAGTCATAAGTTTAGCTGGATTGTTATTTGACATGTTCGTGGCATTCGCGTACGCCTTGGCGGCGTTACGTACATTTTTGTACCCCTGATTGTTAGAAAATCCGACCCATTTCAGGGGCCAAAGGCGATTCACCATCTTTACATTTCGCGCAGGAAAAAATTTGGTCATGGGCTGAACAGGCTTAAGGACCAGCCCACCACATATAGTATAGCAAAGCAAATGGCTCTCCGCATGATCACCGACTTCAAGGTTTCCGACATTGTCTCTTCCGCTGTCACCTCCAACAAGTATGGTGGCAAGGCAATCTATCTCAACGGTCCTGGGCGTTCCCGTCTGATGTTCCAGCTCCCTCCCCTCAAGGCTATTGTCGGTCTGAAGGAGAGTGATATCGCACCGGGCACGTGGAACATGCCCCTGAGCCTCGACAACGAGGCAGTTCTCAAGGTGTTCCAGGACCTGGAGAATTTCACCATCGACTCGATCGTGGCCAACTCAATGGAGCTGACTGGCAAGAAGCTGACTCGTGAGCTGATCCTGTCGGGCGATTCCTGGAAGCCTTTCATCAAGCCCTCCAAGAAGGAGGGGTACGCGCCTCTTCTACGCATGGCGCCCCAGGTTGATCGCAACACCAAGAAGTTCATCACCGAGGCGTACAACTCAAACCGGGAGCAGGTTCCTCTGGAGACTCTCGACAAGGGTCAGCGTGTCAGCTGTATCATCGAGATTTCCTCCATCTGGAAGTCGACGATGGGCTACGGTCTGTCGATCCGTCTCCATCAGGTGATGTTCGCACCCACAACCAAGCTGGCTCCGTGCGCTTTCCTGGCACCTGCCGACGAGCCCGCCCCAATGTCCGAGGATGGGAGTGAGGAGGTTGAGTACGAGGAGGAGTCTGACTGAAAATAATCCCGTGTAATTATATGACAAAACCTTGGATCGAACAAGGTAAATTTTCACTATCAACGAGTCCCGGTGGTAGAAAATACGTTTTTCGCCGCAAAGAAAATGGCGTCAAACTTGAAATCAACGTACCTAGTTCAGTCGCAACAAAAGCACAGGCTCAGACATGGCTCAGAGAACATTACAAATCACCCGTCATTCCCACTGGTCGGAAAAAACATCGCATTCCACTTGTCAATTTGTCGAAACGCCCAGTGACCACATCTTTTTTACTCAACCCACATCTATCCAATCCTATCACGGGAAAATACCCAAGTCCTGTAAAAATGAGCCCATTTCGTAAATCATCTATTACAAGTCCTCCTTATAACACGGGGTACAACAGTAACGGCAATCCTAAACCGTTTTACTATCCAAATTCACCTGTCTACAGAAAGGTCCTACCCGGCTTTAAAAAGACGACTCCAACTGGAAGTGCAAACACTAATCAGCCCAAGTACAACTGTAACATCACGAAAAGATCATTTCATCGGGTGGCGGAGAATTACTCGATCGGATTTAACCAGATGAATGTGAACAATAAATCAGACAATCTAAGCCTGCATCAAATCAAGAATACGATGGTCCGCAAAGGGATGGCAAAGCTTGACACGGGAAAACAGGGAACTGTTTACTTGGCGTCATTTCGACGACGCGCTCCACATGGTTCCGAATTCGTCATCAAGGTGTCCCCATTTGACAAACGTCTCAAAGGAAAGCCACAAGTTGCCGAAATAGAAGACAAAATTCATCGTGCACTTTACGCCGTCGTACCTACTTACATTCCCAAACCCCTTGCACCGATGCTCACGTGTACTAATTTTGTCGAACCGAGTAATCTCCTTTCGTCCGCATCACTTGACGCGAGCCCTCACAAAGATTACAAGAAACAATCTGTCATGTTTTCAGAGTACATTTCGAATGGCCCGTTTCCAAAATACATTCAGAAAATTGCATCATCTCCACGGAAACGTCTCAACGATCGCTTTATGAAATCAGTGATTTACCAAGTATTGTCCGCTCTTTACAAAATCAGACGCAAATATCCGGGGTTCCGACACAACGATCTTCATCTCGAGAATATCCTTGTCAAGCCAGGTAAACCATATCCAATTATGGTCTTGAACGATTTTGGCTACGCGACTCTCGATGACAAGGTGAAAAATCCAACCGTCACAAATGGTGATTTTTCACAAAATTGGGGAATTGGCCCAGAGACAAGTCCACTGTACGATGTACATTTATTTTTGAATGAAATGCGCAAGGAATGTCTACGGTACAAGAGTAAATCGACGGACGGTTTTCCAAAGACAATTGCATTTTTGAATGAAGTGATTCCGGTGGGATATCGCGAAGATACTAATAAATATACGTTGCGTATGAGGCTTCGTTACGGAATGAAATATCCTGGATTACTTTCTCTCAAACAAATTTTGAATAGCAGTTATTTTGGTGGTGCCGCCAAGCTAACACCATCACCGGTGAACCTGAGCCCTATGAAACTTAAGTTGAATGTAACTCGGCAGCCATACACGAGTGCAAATCTCAAACATATGAACATCTCACCAAATTCACGCAACTGGGCACTTGGGCGCAAGAAAAAGAGCCCAAGCCCGAGCCCCAACAAGAAAAAGAGCCCAAGCCCAAGTCCAAACAAGAAAAAGAGCCCAAGCCCAAGTCCAAACAAGAAAAAGAGCCCAAGCCCGAGCCCCAACAAGAAAAAGAGCCCAAGCCCGAGCCCCAACAAGAAAAAGAGCCCAAGCCCCAACAAGAAAAAGAGCCCGAGTCCGATAACTCCTTCTACGAAGAAAATTGAAGTTTCAAAGAATATCATGAAAACGCGTCGATTCAACAAACTCCGTTTGTCTCTTTTGAAACCGGGGTCGAACGAGTCATATTACAACCGTTGGGGAAACACAATAGAGCCTGCTCTCAACGTAATCCGCAAGCGTCTCAAAACGGGCAAACCTGCATTTAGTGCAGGAAATACACCACCCCCGCCAAAGACCGTTCATGTCACTGTGGCTTCACAGGGTCTGAGTAAGAAGTTGTTTGCACAAAAGAAAAAGACTCCCGTCGTTAAAAATGCAGCCAAGACTCCCGGGGGTCGGATCAAGGTGAAGGGTCCGTCGGGTCGTCTCGTCTATGCAGACAGTCTGAAAATTCAGAATTTGATGAACATTGCATCTCGGCTCAAAGTGAAGACGAACGGTTTGACAACCAAGAAGAATATCGCGCAGGCTATATTTTCTGCAGTCTAAGTAAATGAAGCCCATCGTCCAGGACCTAATTTTCTTTGCATTGCTAGCGTGCATTTCGGCGTGGATCCTTCAGCAGGGTGTTTCTTGCTTTTTACAAACCCCCGTGGATAAAGGAGATGTTACGGTGTACGGTTCAAAGTCGTGTCCTTGGTGTGTCAAGCAGGAGGACTACTTGAAAAACAAAGGAATTCCTTACCGGTTTGTTGATTGTGTTTCTGAAACGTGCCCAGAATTTGTTGACGGATTTCCAACCTTAATTGTGAATGGTCAGGTCAAGTCGGGATATACTGAACTGTGAAAGACCTGTCCAACTCATCGAGTTGTCAGTTTACAGCTTGAACAGAGCAATGCCCATGGCAAGCAGGAAGGTGTTCAGCAGAGTGTCAACTGGCTTGAGGATCGTGATGTGCTTGGACATCACACCGTTCCACAGGAAGCGCATAATGAAAGTCATGATCACAACCCATGCGAAAAACACAAGCAGATTGTACAGGAACTCCTGGCGGTTACGAGAGTACAGAATGCCCTGCATTTGTACTGTAACCTACGAAAAAAAATCATCTATTGGCGTTCGCGCCTGTGCGGGCAACTCCTCTCCGAACTGCCCATGCAGAGCAAAATTTACTGTAGTGAAATCCTGGATGATAGTTCAGGTTAGCCTTGCGCGGATCAACAATCGTCTTGCCTGAAGCATCGATCAAAAGAGGACCGCCCGCCCACCCCTGTTTGTGCCCCCATAAGTTAACTGGAAACTCGATGATTCGTCCTGGGTGAAGTTGTGTCGTGTTACGGTGAGTAATGTTCAGTCTGTCAAGTCTGTACAATTCATCATTTGAATTTGAAATATCACCATCGTTAGATGACAAAGGTGCCTTTGAAACACGGGCTGCACTCAAAATGACAGATGGCTTTACACGGAAAAAGGCGGCAATACCCTTCACAGTATCACCTGGGCGAATACGATACCGGACAGATCCCACCTGTTTCAAGAAATGGAAGTCGCCGGTCGAATTGAAAAAGTCGTTGTGAGGCGCTACAAAACACATCACCTTGTAATACCCGGGTGGGCAGCGTGCATTCGGGTTAATTAACTTGGCAGCGCCGCGTGGATTGTCACTCAGGATACGTTCGGTGATACCTTTGCACGTAGTAAACGTCAGTCCATTCGAACCTACACCTGATGTGTTTCCTGGGACGCTCTTCCGTGTACGACGACTCGAAAAGCTTCCAAACGCATAGTCATAGCAGTTATCGTGAACACGACCGATTGAACCCCATGGCTCCCATGAGAATTTAGGTTCAAAACCCGACATGGGAAGAGGCTTGATTTTCCGCGTGTTAACAACGCGTTTTGACGCAGCCACGTTGTTGATATGATGACGCGATTTCGGTGCAGATGCCTTTTTCGTCTTGACACCGAGCCGAGCCAAGCCCGTCTTGGTTCTGGACTTGGGTTTGGGCATATTTACTATAATTCTATATTAAAAATACCAAGTTCCCGTAAGACCTCTCGGAGGTCCTCCCCTTGATCAATATGGAAATGTATATCAGTGAACCGTGTTCCGTCTGTAAGAAAGTCAAGCCCAAATCCTTCGACAATCGATGATATGTTTGAGGTTTCGAAATTGTGTGTCGTTACATTCGAGTCTGCTACGCGTTCGATGGTAAGTCTACATTTGTACGTCGGGAGATCAAAGGGGGTTCTACACATTGGACAAGTGGGGTCTCCCGGGGCACATGTCCTTTTCCAGCGATCGACACATTTTGTATGAAACATATGATTACACGGGAGTGAACGAGTGTTCCGTGATGTGAGAGGGGTGTAACACACTGCACACTGTGGTCCCCGGTGTAACCAGCAGTGAGTGTCATTTCCGACGACTTTGTGCTTACACTCTGCCCCTGATGCTGTCTGGGCTCCACATCGACTCATTACTATACATCACAGAAGTAAAGCTTACCGCCTACGCGCACGGGTCACCTCCGCCTCCAATGACCGTATCGCGTCCCGGTACTTGAGACGCATATTCTCCTCGATATTACGACGAAACACCACAATTGGGTCGTCATCCTGTTCCATACGACATGTAGGACATTCGATAGACTCTTCGAACCATTTGATGATGCACTTTGAGTGAAATACGTGTTTACACTTGAGCTTTTTGTCGGTCCGTTTCGTCTCCTCAAGACAAACGGCACATGTGTTGGAAAGGTGTGCACTGCACTTCCCGTCCTGGATCGCCAGACGCTTGCATTTCTTCCCCGCTAAGGTTACTGAAGAGCAATGATTCATTCTCTGATAAGATCTGACAAATTTCGGCGTGGATTTTTTCGGGCTCCCTGTTGGCATTGACCACTCGTACTCGACAAGGGATCTTCATTACGAGGTGCTTGTACTCTTTGTCAAGCTCCTTGAGGTACTCAAGCGTCACTCCGGTGTCACCCGCCTGACCCCGTGTCTGAATATGCTTAAACGCCAACTCTGGATCCTTGGACAGATAGATGAACAGGCTCGGCTTCCAACTGAATCGGTTCCAAAAATACTCGTACAACTCATCCTCCTTCTGAGTCACAATTCCCTTTTTCAACAAGACGGGCCAAAACACATAGCGTGAGCTGAAGAGAGATCGCTCATAAATCACTCCACGATCTGGTTTGTTCTGAGTCTTGAGCAAGGTCATATGGAAAAAGAATGCCCACCGAGACGGATCTTTGTAAAATTCCTCGAGTGGCCACTGGTCGATCGGCTCTCGCCTAACTTTGAACCCCTTCTTTTCAAGCAAATCAAGCTGTGTTGTTTTGCCTGAACCGATATTCCCATCGATTACAATCATACTATTACAATGTTGTCTTTCTTTTAGTTACTGATTTTCGGCCAAAGGAGAGTACATCACCTTGCCCTCACAAGGTCCACGGCATGCTGCGTTGCAGATTGGAAGACCAACAACGTCCTCACCCTTCTCCTGAAGGACCATGCGAAACTTGTTGTTGTCGTCCATGGCGATACCCTGCTTCGCCTTGAGGTAGTCAAATTGGATACGGCTGCCGACAAAGTCGGTGATGCAACGACCGTCGGCCATGCCAATGCGCTGAGACATTTATATTACAGTAGATTATTTTATTCCAACCCCTCCGGGATTGACCTTGACCCAGTCCTCAAACTTAACCCCCATAAAAATGTCAAAAGTCTCTTTTTTCTCCGTCAACGCCACCCTTTCATCCGCTGATATCATCAGATTGATGACATCGTACGCCTTGACAATCTCATCAAGCGAGCGCGCCCCCGTCACAATCACCTTACCCGTACTGAAAATGCTCCCCGTGACCCGTTTCATCCCAGGTCCTGGCTCAAACTTCACCTTGACTGCACTGTATTTGTCCGGATCAAAGGTCACGTCAAACTGTTCACCTTCAAATTTAGCAATCACTTTTTTGAGGTTGACTGTACAGTTGAGCGAAAAGTTGGTGTTGATCATCTGAATCACAGCTGGTTCGAGTACAGGTGCTTCTTCGAGGTTAAGAACCTTCTTGATGACATAACTGATGTACGCAGACACGCGTTTGCAATCAACCAAGTTTGAACACCCCGCCACCTGTACACTACCATTCGGAAACAGCTTGATACTCTTGGTTGAGTACTGGTCAGTGTAGTTGATGGTCACCTGGTTGTAAAATGTCGTGTCCTTCATCTTACACTCAAACCCTCCGAATTTTGAATTTTTATTCCTGATTTTGATTATTTTCCCATGCTTTGCAAAATTGGCTTTGAAAGTCGGTATATCGATGTCAGTGCCAATTTTGGAAGTCATTGTAATAGTAGTTATCCGAACCCATGACGGTTCCGGATAAAGATCTCCTTGACGCTCCAAAAGTCGCGTGCGAGACTCGTGAAGTTGTTTGATATAACTTAAAGTTGGCTCCATGTTGCGCTTTACTTCTTAGTCTTTTTAGGTCCTTTATTGGTTACAGAACCTTTTTTTCCTTTAGGCTGACGTCTCATGAACTTCGTGAAATTCTTAACCAGTGAATTCTTCGTCTTGTTATTCTTGGTTCCGAGTGCATTTTCACCTGCAATTCTGATTAATTCATTCTTGGTGAACTTTGTGACCATCGCTTTCAAAAGGCGAGCACGGATCGGTGGTGCTTCTGGTGTCGGCTTGGGCTTGGGCTTTGACTTGCGTTTCTGCTTACGTTTCACCGCTGCCCGATTGGCAACTGCCTTTTGATTCATTGCCGCGACAATCTTGTTCGTGATTGCTGCAGCGGTTGCTGCATTCATGGGTCCCCCCAATTTTGTCACTGCATTTGCGGCGATATTCGTTGTCAGGCCCATACGAACCGCGTTATTCTTGGAGTACGTCTGAAGAGCTGTCGCCGCCTGTTTCACCTTGTTTGCACCACCCGCCTTGGCGACGATGTTTGCAACAAGCTGTGCACCACCAGCCGTATTCACGACGCGTTTCTGATTTGGTGTAAGGTTCTTCGTTGCCTGGCTTACAATCGCAGCCTTTTGTTCGGGTGGGAGACTTGGAAATCGGAGCGCGTTCGGCGCCGCGGGTGCTGTAAAAGAAGTGGCGGGTCGAGGTGCCGTAAGGGAAGATGGAGCTGGCGCACCAAATCCGCCGTACCCACTGAATGCTCGTTCCTGGCGGTTTGCGTAATTGACTGCTCCATAAATATTGTTTTGTCTCCGACCAAATAATGGTGGGAATGAAAGTGCAGGTTGTGTTGGCTTTGTTGTCGCAGTCGCCCGCTGATACATTTCCACAAACTTTTTCGCAATCTGTTTCGCCTGATCATAAGTGAGGTTCGTGACATAATAAGTCAACCGATTTCTTACGTTATTAACGCTTGTACGTTTATTGTAAATGGCTTTCAAATGTTGATTCAATTTCAAAAGAACTTTTGCGATAAGACTAACAGAAATGTTCTTGTTTGCTTCACTTTTAAGAATGTACTCGATTAAACCATTGTAAAACGCAACTACATCCTTATTAGAGTAAAGGTCGTATGGATGTTTCACGCTGTAAAATTCTGCGAAGGTAGCATCTAAGTCCAGAGTTCCATTGTTTTTGGTCTTGATGTAGTTTGAAAAAGGCTTTCCAGATGATTGACCTCCACCGGGCTTTCCAGATGATTGACCTCCACCGGGCTTTCCACCAGCCTGTCCTCCACCAGCCTGTCCTCCACCAGCCTGTCCTCCACCAGCCTGTCCTCCACCAGCCTGTCCTCCACCGGGCTTTCCAGATGATTGACCTCCACCAGGTGTCACCCGCCTGATCGCATTTCGAAGTGCATTTGCAATCGAAGACAATTTCCGTCTCGGAACATCACCTCTTGATTTTACACCCCGGTCTTCAAGTGCGTTCCGAATTGCATTTGCGACACGAATGTTCAAGCGGACGGATCGAATGGCGGATTTAGATGCGTCTCTAGAAAACAGGCGAGTAAACAACCCCACACGTTCTTTGGGTATACTCACTTCACCCACAATTTCTGGTACGCGAGTCGCCGCCTCTGCAATAGCACGTGCAATCTTATCTGACGTGACGGTGAGTCTGTCACCGACCCACACGAGATTGTCTCCGACAATCTTCCATCCCTTGTACTTGTAAATGTGTGTTTCTGTCCCCTTGACACGAACATACTTTTGCACACCACCAGTCTGTTTCTGGTAAAGGGGGACATCCGTTGAACTTCCGAGCCACATGAGTGTACCCGCAGATTTCCATCCAGGGCTTGGCCCTCTTTTCTTTTCGAAATTTTTAGGAAATCCGTTGATGATTGCTGCGGCGAGTGTAGCCGCACGTTGCTGACGTGGAGTTGGGCCAGGTTTTTTCCCGGCACTAAATCTCCCGTCGACGTATGTCAGATAGTACGTCCGACGACTGTTGTTCCGGTTCATCCGCAAATTAGACACTTCGGCACCCGTACCGTCTAGAACAACAATGTTGATACCTAACAGACGGGCCAATGTTCCAATTTCTTCGAGAACTGTAGTTGGAGCAGGATCTTCGGCAAGTACAATCTGTCTGAGAAAATTAGAGGTTTCTTTCCTACCAGTAAGTCCCTTTATAGAATTATAGAGGCTTGTGTTGGCCATCTCCCTATTTTTAGACTGAGGAAAAAAAATAGTTTTGCAACCGACCTTCGACTTAGTTCCGACATTCAGGCATCTTTCAAAAATGTTCCGAACTCGCCTGATTGCCCCCTACCAGCATACGGGTGTCCGCTGGTTGGCTGATCGTGAGGTGGGCGAACACGCGGGTGGTTTTTTGTGTGACGAAATGGGTCTTGGTAAGACTGTACAAATGCTGGCTACTATGTGCGTTAATCAGCGCGCCAAAACTCTGGTGATTGCACCCAAATCGGTGGTGTCACAGTGGCGCCAGGAGATTCACCGTTTCGTGCCGAGCTTCAAGGTGCACGTGTTTGATGGTCCCCAGCGGCATCTTCCCGTGTTTACCAACGAGTCGTGGGTGGTGGTGGCCCCCTACTCGGTGCTGAGTCAGCGCAAGGGCAAGCCGGCAAGCCCTCTTACCGGAGTCAACTGGGACCGTGTGATTCTGGATGAGGCGCACGAGATTCGCAATCGGGCAACCGGTGTTCACCGCGCCTGCCTGTCACTCCGGGCGCGCATCCGGTGGTGTCTGTCCGGTACTCCCATCTTCAACTCTATGAAGGATTTTGTGGCTCTGGGCGCTTTTCTCGGGTTCACCAAGTCGGAGGTGCAGGGATTTACAGATGAAATTCGCGCCAAGTATGTTCTGCGCCGGACCAAGCATGACGTGTCCAAGTTCAACGCGCGCCTGGAACTGCCTCCGTGCGATTTCCAGAATGTCGAACTGGAGATGTATCCCGAAGAGCGATCTCTGTATGAGGATGCATTTGGGCGTGGCCGAGAAGTGGTACAGAGTGTTGCAGCTAGCACCAACCAGCACCTGTACAACATGCAGCTCCTCGAGGCCCTGCTCCGTGTTCGCCAAGTGATGGCCTGGCCCCAGATGTACCTTGACGGAATCGCCAAAAAGGAGGAGACCGAGCCGGAGGCGTGGATGGGGCGCTCACGCAAGATGGAGGTACTCATGGAGATGATCCAGTCTCATCCGAAGGAAAAAGCACTTGTCTTCTGCCAGTTTATCGGTGAGATGGATCGTATCCAAGAGCTTCTGCACGAGGCACAGATTCCTACGTACCGGATAGACGGAAGCGTGGATAAGGAACAGCGCGAATCTCGCATCGAGACGTTCAAGGCGTTTACCTATGGGCGCCAGCCTGTCTTTCTGATTCAGATCAAGTCGGGTGGAGTTGGTCTCAACCTACAGCAGGCGACCCGCGTGTACATCACCAGTCCCGCCTGGAATCCTGCTACGGAATTGCAGGCGATTGCACGCGCGCACCGCACTGGCCAGACTCAAAAGGTGACGGTTCGCAAGCTCATCTACACCGGCGAGGAGGGTGGGGTGACGCCAGATGGGCGGATCCGACCCGCTTTACCGAGTGTCGAAGAGAGTATCCTGGCACTCCAAGAGACCAAGATCAAGGTTTGCGCAGAGGTTCTCAACGACTCGCGAGTGCTCGCACAAATGCCCACCACCAACCCCAAGGTGACGATTCATGCACTCAAGAAGATTTTCCGTGTGTAAATTAGTAATGTCCAGCGCACCAGTACCCACACCGTCTCCCCCTGCAAATGCACCTGCTAATTATTCAGTCAAAGGAATTATTATAGGGGTTGTCTTAGTCACGGTGATTGCAGTTGTCATCTGGCTTGTTGTCAGAAGCATGAATCAGTGTGACGCCAAGAATGAAGAAGCGACTAAGAAGGGCCCGGGTGCACTCAAATGCGATGAAGGTGACATGGGACCTGTTCCAAAATGTGGAAACTGGATGTGTGCCAAATCATGTGCCAAGTCACACAATGAAACCTACACCGAAACTCCCTTGAACAAGGATTTCTGTCAGGGTATGAATCCCTTCACGAAAAAATTGGAAACTCTACCAAAGAAATTTTATGACGCAAAGTAAAGGATGAACGGACAACCTCCACATGTACAACTTGCAGTGGCTATTAGATACAATAATATGCCGAAAATTAGGCGTCTTTTAGCTCAGGGTGTGAATGTAAATTCGCGTCATAATACACACAACATGACTGCTCTGGCACATGCTACATCTAGTCGAACAAATATTCTCAAGTATCTCATCAATCAAGGAGCTACTGTGAACGCACGGGATGATAAAGGTAAAACTCCTCTTATGTGGGCAGTTATACACGGACGCGAAGACAATGTAATTGCGTTACTTGATGCAGGTGCTCACATAAATGCCCAGGACGAGAGAGGTGTCACGCCTCTTATGCGGGCCGTGTTCGGCAGACGCATGGGAATTGCACGCCTTTTGATCAGTCGAGGCGCCCGTTTGAACATGAAATCTAACAATGGACGATACGCCATCAACTTCATCAACACGCCAATGGTACCAGGTGGGTGGGTTGTGCCCATGGAAAATAACGCCAAAAATGCGTTCCGACGGATGTTGCTTCCATTAAACATATCTGCACTGCGTCGACGTGAAGTGGGACTGGGGAAAAGAAAAAGAAGTTAGGTTGTGTAATCGACTCTTGATTTCAATTTCAATTTCAATTTCAAATCAAAAATGGTAAATACATTCGTACCTTCAACAAGTGTCAAAGAATGTGCCCGACTTTTAGATTGGCGACGCCTAGGAAAACAACGCGTCGAAGCTTATCAGCTGTGGCGAGCTATCACCGGTCAGACAAAAGGCTGGAGGAATCATCCGGCGGCCAAGGCGTGGGAAGGTTATCAATGTGCTCTGGCGTTGTACTGCAACATCATGATACAGGAGTGGATCGACCGTGGCTATAACAACACGATGAAATTTCTACCCCACTGCAAGAATCCCCGGTTTCCTTGGTGGTGGGGATAGGAACCAATTCACAAGTCTCATCAAGCTGCTCTAAATCGTAAACTGAATTCGCATTACAAATTTGACGTCGGAGAATACGCGAAATGGGGATACTGTTGGCCATCCAAGGTGCCGAAGGATTTGCGTCTCAAAGACAAAATACCACTCGAAAAAATAATGTCATCAATTACTAAATGACTCACACCCAGGCTGTCGGCTCTCGGGCCCAGGTTATGCACGGTACCGCTCACCACACCGCAGGTGGCCTCAAGAAGAAGGACCTGAAGAAGAGCCGCAAGACTGGCGAGATTGTCAGCAGAGACAAGGCCAAGTCTGAGAAGAAGAACCCATGGATCGTGGCCGTGGCCAAGGCGAAGAAGGAGCTTGGTATCAAGGGTTTCGCACTCGTTCAGGGGCCACTTCTGCGCAAGGCTCATGAGATTTACGGCAAATAAAGTAAAAATGTTGATCCATTATATATGATAAACTCTTCTGAGTTGAACAAGATTATGAGGCTCGCGCTTCTTCGTGGTATTGGTAAGAATAACGCATCAAAGAAAAAGACGAATAACAAAATGAAACCAACTCCATTTTTTAATAGGGGGCTCAGACGCGTCTTTTTCGATTCGAATGGTTTTTATGTGATGATTCCTGTTAAAAATAGCAAAACCGGTAAGAAGCTGTATGTGTCAGGTACATTTGCTTTCAAGAATACCGGCTTTCGTGTCGTCCCGTTGAAAGCTATTCGATAAATGCACATCCCTTCAGTAGCGGCGCAGACGCAGGCACTTCCGCCTCTAGCTCAAACTGCGGAATCTTGGCGACAGGTGCGTAAAACTTGAGCTGGTGCACGCGACACGAAACAGCCCAGACCCCCTTCCAAAGGTACGCTCCCTCGACATCCACTATGCACGATACGTCCAGGTCTCTAAGATAGCCCTCGACGTGCTCGTCCGGTACATATACACCATCTTGATTGAAAATCAGGGTTGAATCATCCACCTTCACACGAAGACCGTACTCGGAAAGCGCCGACTTGAATGGTTCGGAACCCTGACTCACGAGTTTTTCAATTTTGTCAAACCACTCATTGAATTTTGGATCTAAATTTGAAATTGAAAGTGTTTTGTATTGTGACATACCGTACTTGAGGTATCCACGGGGTATCTGAAATCGAAGAGGTCCTGAAGAGTACATGGCCTTAGTGCGTGAATTCCCCGAACCCTTCACCTCTATGGTTGACGTGTCGATGTCTGTCCACAACGGCATTATACTTCAAGTCAGGCTTGGTTTTATCTGTAAATCGAAAACACTCCCATAAGTGAGTATTTGGTTTCGACAACTTGGAAAATTCATCTATGGTATACTCGTCCCCCATCGATCTGTTACATTTGCTACAGATTGGTCGGAGATTTGAAATGTCAGTCGCACCACCTTTGCTTTCGGGTATATTGTGACCCACCTCGAAATTAAATGGGGTCATCACGTTTTCACACCACGTCACGAGACACTTGTGCTTGAAAAGCCGATCACCACAAAAGGCGAGCCAGACCTGCTCACGAAGAGCCTGTGGAATCTTCACCTTCATCACCGAAGTCTTTTTACTCAACAATTTTAATCTTTAATTCGGTACACCATGGGGTATCCATGGGTTCTATATACATGCTCCCATCTTCACCTATGATTTCATATGACCAATTTTCACCCAAAATATTAAACATGGCCAAGTCATCATCAAGGTAGTCGAGTGTAAGAGGTTTCAGAATTCTTACAGATTTTAAATTGAAATTGAAAAGTGTTTTTGCGGAGGATAAGTAGACCAGGGTTGGTCTTGGAAATTTTGTTTCTAAATTTGAAATAATTCCAGGGTCAAGTCTTCTTGGGGTGAGACCCAATTTTATTCTAGAATCAATATCGAGATATCGACCTACCCTTTCAAGTAACATTATCAAATTAAGTTGACTCATCTTTAATATCCCCCATTCGCCAGGTTACTTTTTGTAATTTTGTAAAACTTGGTTCTATTCACCAATTTTGATTTAGAATTAGAAAGTGCAATGACTTTCATACCTGGTTTGGGAAACTTGCGCCCGTAGCCGTGTTTATCCGCGGGGTCAAGTGGGATCCACTTCTTTTTCCGGGGGTGCCAAATTTCAACCCATAAGGCATTAGCACCGTGCCAGTACCCGAGGACGAGCCGGACCTTGTACCCCAGCTTGCGCAAAACTGCGTACAGACCCTGTGCAAACTCACCTCCTCTTCCGAATCTGTATTTGAAAAAGGAATTGGGATACTTCCAACGCTGAAAAGTCTGCATAGATCCATTCTGACACGTGTAAACCTCCTTCGACCCAACAATCTTGGGCCGATGGACAAACTTACCTCCTGGACACTGTACCGGATGATAAAACCGGAATCTCTGGGGAAAAGCTTCGGTGATGCGTTTTACGCGTGTCTTGAAGGGCCCTGGTTTGGTGACGTTTGACAGGATCCGTGGGAGACACTTGAGTTTCGCACCCGCTTTGACGCGGGCCCGGAGCCTGTTGTCCAGTACACCCATTTACTAATTACACGGATAAAAACGCACGTCCTTCTGCTTTCCAAGGTCCCTCTGTAGTCTCTTTAAATCTTGTATCCCGCTCGAAAATTTTAGCACACACATCATTTGTGGCGTCGACCCATACGGGTTTTTTCACTACCTGCATGACTCGCCGAACAATCTCTGATCCGTGACCACACCCCTGTGATGCGACACATAGATCACCTAGGATCCAGTATTCTGGTGTCCATTGCAAGGTGCATACCGCAAGTGGATCAGTCGAATCATCTTCCGTCAGACTAAATAGCTCATCAAAATATCTCGGATTCCAGATATCTTCGTGAGGTCCAAAGTTCTGACGGATGAGTTTGTCTATTTTTTTGCTTCGACGTTCTACGAGTCTGAGTTTCATATTGAATTAAACAGGGTCATCTTTAACCCGAGCACATCAGGCACCCCTCTGGATTGTCGCGACGACACGCTAGCGCTTCAGCGCTCTCCACTGGCACAGTCACTTGTTGGGCCTTGGCCTTGGCACGAGTCCGAAGATAGTACATGCCCGTTTTGAGCCCCTTCTTCCATCCGTAAAAGTGCATCGAGCTCAATTTGGCCAGTGACGGATTCTCCATGAAGATGTTCAGTGACTGTGACTGGTCGATGTACGCACCACGGTCCGCCGCCATGTCAATCAGGCTCTTCTGTGGAATCTCCCAGACTGTGCGATAAATATCCTTGAGACGCAGAGGAATCTCCAGGTTCTGGACCGATCCACCGTTGCGCACAATTTCCGTCTTGATCTGCGGGTTCCACATGTTGATCTTCTGCAGGTCTTTGACGAGGTGCTTGTTCACAACGACAAATTCACCTGCCAGGGTGCGACGTAGGTAGATGTTGGTTGTGTACGGCTCGAACGCCTCGTTGTTGCCCATGATTTGAGCAGTTGAAGCAGTTGGCATCGGTGCCACCAGTAGGGAGTTGCGCAGGCCATGTTTAGCAATGCGTTCTTTGTGAGTATCAAATGCATGATCCTCCTTGCCCCAGAGGTCAAACTGAAGCAAGCCCTGAGACGCGGGTGAACCCTGAAACGTCTCGTATGGTCCCTCTTCGGATGCGAGTGTGAAAGACTCCCACACTGCCTGCATATAGATGCACCTGAAGATGCTCGTGTTGAGTTCGCGGGCTTTTGGCTCATCGAATGCGAGACCGAGCATCATGAACACGTCCGCCAGACCCTGTACACCGATTGCGATGGGGCGGTGGCGTAGGTTCGACTTACGAGCCGCCTCCGTCGGGTAAAAGTTCTTGTCGATGACGCGATTCAGGTTGCGCGTTACGATGCGAGTCACCTTACCCAACATCCCCATGTCGAACTCCCCATCCTTCACAAACACAGGGAGGCAGATGCTGGCCAGGTTACACACGGCCGTTTCGTCCGCCTCAGAAACCTCCATAATCTCAGTACAGAGGTTACTCGACTTGATCGCACCGATGTTCTTCTGATTATTCTTTTCGTTCACAGAGTCCTTGTAGCACATGTACGGCGTGCCCGTCTCCACCTGGCTTTTAAGGATCTTGTCCCACACATCGCGTGCCTTGACCACCTTCTTGAAGCGTCCCTGTGCAACGTACATTCGGTACAGTTCGTTAAATTCCTCACCATAGACATTCTGGAGGCCAGGGCACTCGTTCGGGCACATCAGATGCCACTCGAGGTCCTTCTCCACCTTTTGCATGAAGAGGTCTGGGATCCACAGAGCTGTAAACAGGTCACGGCAACGCATCTCCTCGTCACCTTGGTTCAGGCGCAACTCGAGAAACTCGAAGATGTCGGCATGCCATGGCTCGAGATAAACGGCAAAAGATCCTTTACGCTTTCCACCCCCCTGGTTGACGTAGCGGGCCGTGTTGTTGAAAACACGAAGCATCGGCACGATTCCATCAGCGATACCGTTCGTCCCCTTGATCGGTGTGCCGTTCGCTCGGACATTCGAGCAGTGAATACCAATACCACCGGACCACTTGGATATGTGAGCACACTCCTTGAGCGTCTCGTAGATGCCTTCGATCGAGTCCTCTTTCATCGCCACGAGGAAACAGCTCGACATTTGAGGATGATTTGTACCGGCATTGAACAGGGTTGGTGTTGCGTGCGTAAAGTACTTTTGAGACATCAAGTCGTACGTCTCCCGGACACGGGGATAGTCGTCGCCATGGATTCCCAGTGCCACGCGCATAAAAAGATACTGTGGGGTTTCACTCTCGTTGAGGTATCCCTTCTGGAGCGTCTTGACACCAAAATAACCAAAAAGATAGTCACGCGAGTGGTCGATCCATGAGTCAATCTCAAGTTTGAGACATTTCATGAAATGGTCAGATACAACCCCCTTGCCATGGAGAACCAGCATCGCATCCGAAAAACACTTGGGACTGTTCTTCTGGAGGTTACTGACGGTGATGCGCATGGCTAACGTTTCGTAATCCGGGTCTTCGGTAATCATACCGATCGCCACCTCAGCAGTGAGGTTATCAATTTCAGCAGTAGAAATTCCGTCATACATTCCGGTAAACACCTTCTGAGCCACCTTGTCAGGCTGAACATTCAGCTTTGTAAACTCTGGTTCGGAATTGAGTTTTGAAATTCGTCGGGTCACCTTGTCGAACAACATTTCCTCTTCCTGTCCATCACGCTTCACCACCTTCATGTGAAATAGGGTCCTGTTTTTTTTATCCGGTTATTACAATGGCCACACGTAACTGGCGCAATCCTCTCAGTGACGCCTTTTTTTCCGAGTTTAACCGACAGACAATTCACGAAGGAATTATTCGTGAAATTCAGAGGAAGACGGGGTATACTCTTGAGAAGCAGAATGATGCAGATCTCCAGGCCCTGATGAAGCGTGTCTATGTTAATTTGATGGCGGATCCATATGTGGATATCCGCGGTCAGGTGGAGCGTATGAACGAGGCGGTGATTGAGGAGGCGACTGGTACAATCAGCACGGGTATGCTACAGCAACTGATTTTCATGCGCGACATTTCAACCAATCCCGTCCCACTGCAGGCCCCTGTGAGCACGTCCACCTATGGCAACAAACTCGGCTCTCGCCCACCAATTGGATTTTAATCTTGAAAATTAATAGATGAAAGCCCTTGATGACATTCTCATCGGATTTCTAATATTTTTCGCACTTGAGCGTGTTATTCGTCTGATTGGTAATGCGCTTGTCGAACCATGGGCGCTTGCCAAGACGGGAAACAAAGACAAGGCGGAAAACTGGAAAATTTTTTCAGAGGTGGTGCTTTTGCTGTTCGCACTTGCACTCGTGTTTCGATACCAGAAGCAATTGCAAAAATTGAATACTGCTTAAAAGATAGAATAATTAACCATGTAAGAAGATGAATCAGTTTCGCGACGAAACGGCTCAATTGTGTAAACAGAAAGGTTGGGATAAGGCTCCCATAAGTATAGTATGGATGCTTCTCAATGAGGAAATGGGGGAGCTTGCGTCGAGTATTCGTCAGGCCCATCGGATTTACCGCAAGACGGGCCTGAAGAAGGACAAAGGGACGGATGTTGTGATGGAAATGGGTGACGTATTTAGTTATCTTTTTCAACTCGCACATATGATGGACATTGACATGGACCAGATGTGGGAGATGCACAGGGCAAAAGTTAGGACTAAAAATTATGTGAATGTTTAGTAATGGCGAGTGTTGCACATCTCGACGATCGCGTCCACTTGAACAAATTTGACATGTACACCTGGACGGATACTTTCGGTATCAATACCGACGGTTTCCCCAAGGACATCTATCTGGATGGGACGTACACGACTCAAATGGATGAGAGACCCACTCAGTACCCAACAATTATCGACGAAGAAGACGTGGATCATTTCAACCCACAGCGTCTGAACATGTCTGGTCCGATGTACGTCAAGGAGTGCAGTGTAAACCCAGCCCCTGAACGCATGTTTCCTGCCCGCAAGTTTGAGTATGACTCTGGCACGGTGACTTGGGACAGGCCGGGGCGCCCACGCGTAAGACGCGCAGACGATAATCAAAATCTTATTTTAATAATCATTATTGTCATTGCCCTGTTGTTTCTGTTCCGGTCGAAACTCAAGTTTCTAAAGCGTTAAATCTTCTGAATCTTAGGAGCAACTACCTTAACTAATTTAGATTCTAAATTAGAAATCAAAACTTGTTTACGAGCGCTCATCTCAGGACATGCATGAATCTCAAGTTGAATGCATCCACTACAAAACATCACACTGCACTCTTTGCATTTTAGCAGGCCTGGTTTCTTCCGGCACGTAGGACACTTGGTCATCTACTACTTGACATAGAGGATCTTCACGCTTTATCGGTTCCTCGCTGATAACTTCGCACGTAAATCCCACCTTACGCCCTTCGATGACCCTGTCCCAAAACGCCTTCATGACAGGAAGATAATGGGCAAACCAAGCACGATCACGTGGCATGTTGGTCACCACAAACTCCTCAGGCTTGTCACCTTCAGCTGGCCTGTACTGAATGAAATCACATTCGTCCAGATTGAGAATCTCCATCAAGAGCTGAATCTGTGCGACGTAGTGCTTGGGCACTTTGTTTTCAATCTTTCGCGTTAGTGGGCACTTGATTTCAATCAACTTACCACACTCTGTGATACCGTCCGGTGATCCACCGAGCCATGGATGTTCTGGATGCTGAACGAGGCCAATTTCGTGACTCTTCGTCTTGTATCGAGCGTCGTACAGGTCGCGGGCGATGGGTTCGAGAAGAGTTCCGCGCTCCGTAGCAGCGTTCCCTCCAAACTTTCGACCACCCACCTTTTTGACGTACAAACCGTCTGGGGTCTCGTATGGATTGCACCCAATCGCCGTTGCAGCGTCACTCGCTGTGAGCATCGTCCCCCGGAGGGCTAGCCATTCTTCGCTTCTCTGGTCGAAGTACGTCGACTTCAGGAGCTTTTCTACTCTTGGGTCCATTTACAGGAATCTCCTTACCCTTAAATCTAGCGTCCGTCTTAAGTACCATCTGAGCGGCGTTTTGCTCCGCCTCCTTTTTCGTAGTTGCAAATCCACACCCACAGTCGAGACCATCCACCACAACCTGAATACAAAACGTACCATTCGTGTGACTCACCACGTTGTACTCTGGCAGGGGCACTTTGAGCACCTGGCACCAACGCATCAACTGATCCTTGTAATTATCATCTTCAAGTGATGTTTTAAATTTAGAAAATACATCGAGTACGAAATTCTTCGCATGAACCATACCGAGGTCAAGATATATAGCCCCGACGAGCGCTTCAAAAACATCCTCCATGATGTTGTCATTCGTGACCCACCCGTTTCGCTCCCCTTTTTCATCCATCAAAACCAATTTGTCGAGTCCGAGAGACTTTGAAATTTCACAAAGTGTCTTGCCCCGAACCATTTTTGTACGCGCTTTGGTTAGAAATCCCTCCTGCTTCACTTCGTATAAATCAAACAAATGCTTTGTGATGATAAACCCCAATACAGAATCCCCCATAAATTCAAGAGTTTCGTACGACCCAGTCAGTCCTGAGTACCGTTTCAGGGCTGACTTGTGCGTAAAAGCTCGTCTGTACAATGCGATATTCTTAATTTTCGTTCCGACCAAACTATTGACGAGTGAAATGGACAAGTCAGGTGCAGGAACTAATTCCATACAATTACACTCACTTTAATTTTTAAGCCAATCACGCGCTTACAGCTGGCTTTGGCTTCTTGGCCACCTTGGGACGCTCCGTCTTCGGTGCCTCCTCGGTAGGCTCCGCCTTGCGCTTCTCCGCCTTGGGCTTCTCCTCCTTGGGCTCCTTGACAAAGTGAGGGTTGATGTACTTCTGGATGTTCAGGAAAGTAACCTGAATGTCCGGTGGTGGTTGCAGAAGAGCCTTCAGGGTGTCATCTAGTGAAATCAGCTGACCAGCCTTCAGACCGTGCTCCTCACAGTACTTGTTCACCTTCTTTGTCACCTCAGCACGAGAAATACGCTCATCGGCACCCAGCTTCAGAAAAGCACGGAGCTCAGGAGAAACCTGCAGAGGCTTCTTGAATCCGTTATTCTCAGAACGAGCCTTGGCCTTGTCACCAGTTGGATCCTCGATGTGCTGGCGGATGGCGTTCACCGCCTTGCGCAGAGCACGCTGCTCCTTGGCCAGAGCCTCGATCGCCTTGGAGATGGTGTCAAGAGTAGCTGCCATTGTACTTGTTAGAGTCTTCAGATCTTTAAGCCTATTATAAGCGCAAAAATGAGGATTGCTAAAATCGCCCATCCAAGGTTGTATAGTTTGTCACCGACTGTATTTGAAGGAGGTGGGACAGGTGCAAATGGTGCTTCCTTTCCGATAGTCCCTTCGTCACTCGTTGCCAAATTTTTGTTGAATCCAGGTGGAAGAGTTCCGCCAAATGTCTGACGAAATTCTATGTCCATTCTAGGAAGGTGACCCAATTTGGTTCCACAATTTGGTTGACAACACCCAGGATCACAAGGATAGACAAGACCGTTATCTCTTGACACGTAAGCACAGATTGGATTTGTGGGGTCCATGGGGTCAGCCAAACATTGACAACCTTTTATGACGTACTGTACACTGCAATCTCTAGGTGCGTTCATCTGATATTAAAGAAGAAATTAATGTACAGTATAGAATGGAGTACTCGAAGCCCCAGAAGCTTCCCGATGGTCGGTATTTCCTGAAGGTGACTGGTCAGCGCAAGCAGCTGAATGGCGTGACGCTGCAGGATGACCTCACAAACAAAAACCTGAATCTCAAGATTCAGGAGGATCAGAATGAGTTTTTCAAGAAGGTGGATGAGGAGATTCTTGCTCAGGCCGTGCAGTCCAAGGTGGATTGGTTTGGTAAGGAGCTCAGTGATGAGACGATTCAGAATGCGTATCAGGAGAGCCTCACGGATGGTCTTGTCGGTGCATCTCTCGCGACCGTCAAGGGTGAGTTTGTGACTCGGGCGTTTGATCGTCAGCGCAATCCCATCGACCTTGCGAATGTGAAGAAGGACACGGAGTGTGACGTGGTTCTCGAGCTGTCAGGACTGTGGTTTCTGAAAAAGTCTTTTGGCCCGATTTGGCGCGTGCTTCAGGTGCGCATCCGTGGTGCCCCCAAGGCACCCGAGTTTGCCAAGGAGTATCTGTTTGACGACGACCCGGCCGAGGACGATGACCCAGCGGACTATCTTGACTAAAAAATATTGTCGTTTAATATAAATGGACCGCAAGAATCTGATCATCCTGGTTTTGGCGGCACTGGTTCTTTTTCTCATTCTGTCCCCACGCGCCAGCGGCTTTGGTACTGGATCGTACCAGACCGGTGGTGTCCAGGGCTCTAACCTGGGTGCAGCTCCCATCGACACTCAGGGTTCCGCCGTTTCCCCGGATTACAACGCAGCTGATGCCGTCAGCTCGGCCAGCTTGATTCCCCGCGAGGTGGTGCAGACGGAGGATTTCGGCCAGTTCAGTCCAGAGAAGATTCTGACCAACCAGAATTACCTGGATCCCCGCAGCCAGATTGGTTACCCCGAGACGATCGGTGGCGTGCTCCGTAACGCCAACCGCGACTTCCGCAGCGAGCCCATCAACCCCCGCACCCCAGTGTCCATCTTCAACCTCAGCACCATCCCCCCAGACACCATGCGTCCCAAGTTCGAGATTGGTGCCGAGTATAATTAGAGATTAAAATTTCAACATAAATATTAATGGCTGATGAGCGCTTTAAACAGGCGATGACCGAGTGGGTCGGTATTAAAGCTCAGCTCGTAGCTGTTCGCAAAGATATCACCGTGCTGAATAAGCGCGAGAAGGAGCTTCGCGAATTTGTTACTTCCCAGATGAAGACTCTCGAGATTGACACTGTCAAAGTGAAAGACAAGGTTAAGGTGAATCTCAAGACGAAAAAGTCCAAGGGTGCCATCACCAAGGATGTGATTCTCAGGGGTCTCCGGGCGTATTTCTCAGGCGATGAGACTCGGGTCGAGGGTGCATTCAAGGCGATCCAGGACTCAGTCGAGGTGAAGGAAAAGAGTTCTGTAACCGTAAGTGGTCTTAAAGACTTGGGCTCTTCATAATGTAAGACAAAATGGGTATCAATGACGAGTACTCGCGTGATGCCTACAATTACGAGTTGGCATACGACTCTGATGATTCGGTCGATTCGCCCGACCCCCTTCATCCAGAAGATTGGCAGGATTGGTATTCTGAGCAGCTTCTGGATGCATGGTTGACGATTCGGGGTATGGCAGAGGAGGGTTACACGCAAGTGCGGACAGGATATCCTCAGTTTGTCGAGTTTGTGATGGATCCTACGGAGTTTTACACGACGGAAACGTCTCCTCGCGCGCTTGCCATGTGGAATGGGATCAAGAATATTCAAGTGATCCAGGAGAATGTGGGGCTTGAGAACTTTACTGCATGGGCAAATATTTATATCGGATAATTGTAAATGAAGATTGACATTACCGGTCAGAAGGTTCTGATCCCAGCCCTCTTGTTTGCTGTGCTCAGTCCCGGAATTTTGCTGTCCCTCCCATCCCTGAAGCTTGCGAGTGGTGAGACGAGCCTGATGTCGGTTCTGATTCACGCCGTCGTGCTCAGCCTGCTGTACTTTGTGATTGCCAAGTACGTGGTCAAGGTGACCCTGACCCAGGCTGACTTGGTTGTGCCAGCACTGTTGTTTGTGCTGCTGAGCCCAGGCATGCTGGTGACCATCCCACCAGGCAGCTTCCGTAGCGGCGTGACTGGCCCCCTGCCAGTTGCTGTGCACACCTTTGTGTTTGCCGTGCTGTTCGCCACTCTGCGCGCCACCTTCCCTCAGTACTACTAAACTACCTGCGTACGTATGCCTGAAAATGACTCATCCGGACATTAACCTCACGATTTGCTGAGGTTGCGTTGGCGCGAATATAAACACGTGGCCATTCGGGATGATTCTGTTCCATGGGATATCTAGCCATACGATTTGTACCGGTTACAATGATTATATTCCTCTTGTAAACATGTGAAGCTGCTTCAATTTCGTCATGTCCCGCCCAGCATTTGCCTTTCATCCTGTTGGCATATTCGTGACGGCTAGCGTACTTGTAAATTTTGCCGTTCAGATAAATGGTTCTAGCACGATTCGAGTTCCAATTTGACAAAATTTTGGCAACAGTCCTGTTACGCATTTCCTGAACGGTATCAGTTAACCCTGCTGCCAAACGCAAAGAGAGGTAGAAACAATCACCCCCTCCACCTGCGTTTTGCACCTTGTAGTTTGAGAAGTTGGCATTTGGGGACATGTTCACCTTGGACTTTGGCGCGTTCACCTTGGACTTTGGCGCGTTCACCTTGGACTTTGGCGCGTTCACCTTGGACTTTGGCGCGTTCACCTTGGACTTTGGCGCGTTCACCATGGTCATGTACACACGTAACATAGATTTTATCAGTTTCATAATCCGATTATCACCAGATTTCATAAACACCGCTAGTAATTTCTGAATAAATCGCCGAAACCTTGCTTTGATCGTTCTACGTGCATTTTCGTTTGTTTTAGTAACGATCGATGCTTTAATCGCAGCGTTTAAATTTGCCGCCTCTTGCACGGCACGAGCAGCGGCAGCATTAGCCCTAACACGAGCAGCGGCAGCATTAGCCCTAACACGAGCAGCGGCAGCATTAGCCTCAGCGCGAGCGGTAGCCTGTGCGACTGCAAGACGAGCCCGAACGATCGCATTTTCTTTAGCAAACTTCTTAGCTTCTCGCCTGTTACGAATTTCCTGGATCCACTTGACGACCATTTACTATACCTTGAGTTTTTTTGTTCAATTTCAATTCAAAATGAAAAATAAATGAAGTACCTTGCCATAGGTCCAGGGGCTATGGGCTTCTTTGTGTTTATGGGGGCGCTCTACAAACTCCAGGAAACTGGAAAACTCGACGACCTCGAGGAGATTTCGGGATCAAGCGCTGGAAGTCTCCTCGGGTTCTTTTACCTTTTGACGAAACGTGACATTATCAAAACATTCGACTTTACACTCGATGCTCCGATCAAAAACATCATGAAACCTAGTATCAAGGCACTCTTCAAAGATTATGGTCTCGTCCCTGTTTCACGTGCTCGAAAACTTCTTTCAGAAGCCTGTCTCAAATTTACAGACAAAAATGACATCACTTTTGCAGAACTTTATGAACATGTACCAATCAAGCTTCACGTGGCGGCATTCTGTGTCGATCTTAAACGGACCGACTACTTTAGTCTAGACAAGACTCCTCATATGAGTGTTCTCGACGCAGTCTGTATGTCGATCGCCGTTCCCTTTTTGTTTTCTGCATCAAAATTCAATGACTGGCACTACGTCGATGGTGGTGCAGCTGAAGCACTCCCGTGTGCCCCTTTCATAGGGTACCCCCCTGAAGATATTCTCGCAATCCAACTCGAATTTTCAGTCAAAAAGAAGGACATAAAGGACCTGAAGGCGTATGGTCTCGAAGTAATGTACGCCATCCTCCACATGCGATCTACATATGATGTTCCAATTTTGAATGTAAATTTAGGAGACACGGACATGTTCGATTTTGGTATGGAAAGTGAATCTAAAATTCGAATGTTCATGACAGGTCAAAAATTTTCTTTTCCAATTTCAAAATAAAATGCGTTCCATTCTGGTATCCGGATATACCCAGCACCGCCCTCGCAAGGTGATTACTGTTCATCGCGACGGTAAGACATATCGGTACGTGCGTAAAGCAGGGACGACTCGTGTCAAGCCTCGTCATGCACCAGATGTGGGGGCGCTCGGTAAGGGCCCCAAGCTGATTGGCAAGCTCAAGGGTGGTATGCTCACCAAGTATGGGTATCACCCAGTCGAGTCGATGACCGCCCGTCGGCGCGCACTGACCAAGGCGATCAATGTGGGTCGTGAGAAGGTCCTGGCTGTGTTTCACCGCCTGCACGCCATTGGCACGCTGACCAAGCGGACGCTGCCAACTGCATCACGGACGTACCGCCGAGATCGTGATTGGGTTCGTGACACTTTTTTCAAGAAGCGTTAATAGTTAAAAAGGTACAGGTATAATTTCAGTATATGGCTGACACGGTTCGTGAAATTACGCAAAGTGTATGGTCTGCACTTGGACCTGGTTACTCTGAAAGCGTCTATCACAATGCCATGGAGGTGGCTCTGCGCAAGAGACAGATTCCATACGAGACGGAGCGAATCATTCCGGTTAGCTATGATGGTCATAACGTAGGAAACGTACGTGCAGATATCATCATAGATAACAAGATTGTGATTGAGATCAAGTCTGTCTCACGAATGACTGAACAATTCCGAACTCAAATTCAAAAATATATGGAGCTGACGGGGTGTAAGCAGGGATATCTGGTCAACTTTCCGACATCCGACTCGGTAGTCCAGATTGAGTACATTAATTAAACTCCAAGTCAGGGAACTGAAGGTTCCCGTCTTCACACAGTCTTAAGAAACTCCCATTGTAATTCTTCACAAATCTTCTTCCAAATTTCATCTTGGGCGTACAATTTCTCTTTCGATTTGAGTAGAGGAAAGCAAGGTAGATAGTCGTCCTCACCAAGGAGTTCGCAGAACTTGTACAAGACGTATGCATACGACAGGAAATTTTTGCGATTCGCCGGTTTGTGTTTCTCGAATGGCTTTTGGATGTGATGGAACATGAGTCTAAGCCGATCTTCAAGCGCTTGCGGCATCGTCGGGGGCTGGATCCCGTTGAGAATTGTCGTGATGTAAGGAACGTGCTCATAGTACTTTGATTTGTCGAGCTTCTTGAGGAGGGTCTTCACCTTTTCATGTGTAATTTCTGACAAGTCCTTGAGTTTTTGTTTCTTAAATTCGTTGCGCAAAAGAGCAATCACTTCGTCGGGAACATTCGTGGATTCTTTCGCCTGGAATTGAGATACCCATTCGTTAAAATGGTTCTCACGTTTGTACGAGTACACCACGTTCTTTTCCATCTCTTGTTCCTCCTTAAAGCCCACCTCTTCACATAGGTAGTATTCTGCGTATCCACACTGTGTGCACACGCGGTCGCTTTGAATTTCGTCCAAAACCCACGAATATTCAGCACCGCATTGAGTGCATGGTTTACAATTTATGTCAACCGGACGCGCAATATCCGTGTGTTCATTCTCAACCTCTACGAGGTATTTTTTGTAAATGTCATTTCGCTGAACACCCTTGCGTGAAGCAACTTTTATACCGAGGACGTGTTTTGTCTGAATCTCGGGTTCTGACACAGACTCTTGTGCATAGTCTCGAATTACATGGACACAATCAAGAAGGTAGTTACACAGCTCGGCTTCCGTCTTACACTCTTTAATACGAGCGTTGTACCTAGCTTCCATACCATATGTTAATATCGCCAATTCTTTTTATTTATCATCAATCTTAGGTGCCAGGTAAAACTTCAAGTCTCCCAAATTTGCAATTGTATATCTGAAGATGACCGGCATTTCGCTCGACGTCGAGTCTTGGAGAATCTGAACACTCGAGCACATTCCCGTCGCCTTTGTATACATGTTGATGTACTTGAGACTGAATACATTGCCAGTCCGTGAGACGGTTTCGGGGTACTCGATCCGGGTCATTTGATCTGCAAAATCACCCTTGCAGCTCAGTTCAAGGATGTTTCCTTCGCGGATTATGGTCATTTCATTTGATAGGTTCCCCATGTCACGTGCAATCTTCTGAAAGTCAATAGATGGCATGGTGGTGACGATATCCATATGAATATCGGGCACCTCGAGAATATCATCGTTAATGTCCAGTAGTTTTAGTTTGAAATTCGTTGCAGATTTCTTCGATGAATTTTCTATGTGAATTTCCATAACGTCACGGCCTTCGATATCAATGGTGAGCGTGTCCTGACTAGAAACCGACTTGAGCAGTTTGTACATGTTGGCCATATTGAGACCAGCAATTACATCCGTCTCACAATCATACTCTTCAAAGTTTTCAGCGGCAAGATTCATATGGACCAGTGTAACATGGGCCGTGTCAATCGTCAAAATGCGCATCCCTTCCGATGTAAAATATACATTCACGTCGTTAATGATATCCTTCAAAACTTCAAATATAGCTTTAAAAGCCGACGCTTGAATCGTCTTGAGATGCATTCTATATTTCAATATGAGTTATACTTTAAGTGTTTAACCAGCTGATCTCTGTTGATAGGCAGTTGATGGATTTTGATTGATTTTTGCCTCGAGTTCAGGAGTCAAATGAGGTTGGAGCTGTGACCCGTATTTTTCCAGGTCAAATACAGAATCGTTTGTGTCTGTGCCATCGAGGTTATAGGCAAAGTCAACTGCGTCGTACGAGTCAAACTCACAGGGCACCATCGATTCCATCCAGGCGCGAACTTCAGAGCCAACCATCATCTTCCCTTCATTTGTTACAAGAGTCGGAACGCGTTTGATTTTCTCATGCGGTACACCCTGTGTCGTAATGTTCCAGAAACGTATGATAGGCTGGAGACCTGGCTCTGATTGTACATACTTGAGTACATCTTGACAGTAATGACATCTGTCTGAAAACACAAGAAGTGCCATTCCTATTTTACAGAGGGCAAAGTTTTCACCGATTCTTTTCGCGTACCAGTCCGAAGGACTGTTCTTAGCGGAGCTATTACCATTACAGGAACAGTCCTTCGGACTGATGGTATTTTCTTTTCGCGGACTACAGTATATGGAGACGTGGATTTGGGTTCTCCTGATCCTGGTCCTTTTTGCATTCTTTTTCTGGAAGCCAACTGCCACGTTCGACATGACAGCTGATCAGAAGCAGGGCATTTCACCTGATATTATTCAGGTGATTATTGAGGCAATCCAGAAGGAGCATCCTGACGAGGTCCCCCTTGAGACCCTGTTCATTAACAAGGTTGGAAATGATAACTACTCGGCACGTTTCATGTTCTTGAATACTCAGGGCTACTTTGGTACTCAGTATGATGTCCAGGCTAGAGTGACATCAGAGGGATCAGTCGCCATCACGAACATGAGCACGAGTGCAGAGGTGGACAAGTATGACGCCGGATTTACTCCGTACAAATCAGACACGTACGGTGACTACTCCGACATTTCCAAAACTCTGAATTCACGAATGCAGTCCGAACTGACCAATTATCGCCAAAATTATGAAAAGGACCAAAAGGCTCGTGACTTGATGCTTAGTACCGAGACTATGGCATCCAAATACAATCAGAATATACAAAACAATTCGGCAATGGCCAAGTTCATGGCTACAACCAGTGACAATTCATACTCTCCACAGCCGGGATCCACCGTTCCAGGACCATCTCCTGCTCGTTCTGGACAGCTGATTGCGTCTGGTGCGTCCGTTTTTAATTCAATGTAAAATCAGATGATATCCGTTCAGGACCTCGCCAAGATGGAAAAGGTTCGGCAGAATATCAAAAAGGAAATTTACAAAAGCATCATGAGCCAATTTTCACGGAAAATCAAGGCTCGTTTTGATCTTGGCGACAAGTCGACAGTATTGACTGTCCCTCCATTTGTCGTCGGGTATCCAAAATACGATTTACCAACTGCAGTGCGATATATGGGACGTCAACTCACGCGTCTGGGCTACAAAGTGACGATGGTTTCTCCGACGAGTTACGAGGTGTCGTGGGACAAGGTGAAACCAGTCGAAGAAGAGGAGACTGTTCAACCCGATTTTGAATTTCCCAGTCTAATGAACCTTAAAAAGACAGCGGACAGATATAAGAAATAATTTGGCCCCAGCAGTCCTTCGGACTGCTGTTTACTGCGAAGCTTAAAAGGATGAGGATTGTGTACTGTATGGCTTCGCCGGATGAACCTTCGGTTCGACTCGACTGTAACGACGAGATTATCAGGCTCATCAAAGACCGAATGGACAAGGGACGTAAGCAATATGGTCACGGTCTTCTCCAGAATGCGGGCTACGATTGGCTCCAAGAGGCTCTGGAGGAGGCCCTTGATCTTTCAGTATATCTTTCCGCGAAATTGATCGAATTGAAAAATCTAACTAGTAGTAATGGAGGTTCTGGAAGGGTCGGAGCGCCGCTTCACGAAGAAACTATGTGACTCAATGATTCCATCAATGATTGAGACGTATTGGGAAATCTGGCTCGAAGCCAAGAAGGAGTCCAAGGGTAAAAACATGACTCTTGTATTCCAGGAGCTTCTCAAGGGTATCAAGGTGTGGAATAGCTCAATCAGCCTCAAACACGCAGATAAAATTAAAAACTCTCACCCCTTGTTCCAGAATTTTCTGGCTGCCGTCTTTATTTGCCACGTCAAGATTCTGATGAATGGCATTCGGATGGACAAGAAACCCAAAAAGGTGGGACTTAAGCTTCCAGCCCATGATGTCTTTGTCCAGCGCTGTTACGAGGCGTGTGGTGAGGATCTGTACTACCGCCCAACCATCATCACCGACCCTGCAAAGACGGACGAGGAACGCAAGAGTGAACTTACTGCCAGATTTACGTGTAAAATTCAAAATGTGATTGAAGAGCTCATTCCATGGGACGCCATCGTAGGTGACCTCAAGAATGAGTCGGCTGATTTTGACGAAAATGAGGCTGAAGCCGAAGGTGAAGGTGAAGGCGAGGAACCCGCCGCTGAACCAATGGAAGAGCCGGACAACTCCGAGCCACCTCAAGACACTGGAAATCTGGAGGATATTGCAAACGATTCGAATACCGGTCCATCGGAGACGTCGACGAATCCCGTCGCAGAAAGCCCGGGTGGATCCCAGACGTTTGCAGTGACACCTTCACTGAAGCCACCAACTGTCACGAAGCTCAACGAGAATGGGGAATCATTGTTCGATGACGCAAGAGAAAAATAAAGCCACGGCGAAATAGCGTCACAAATTTCTGAAATTACTAATAATGGACAAGTATTTCCGTGAACCTCTCAGTGCAGCAGTAATTGCAGGAGGGATTACAGCTGCTTACGTCTACATGAAGAACCGAATGAACGGGGAGGGGAAGCTCAAAAATTCGGACATGATGAAACCCGCTTTTTTGGTTGGACTTCTAGTGTATTTCATTATTTCACAGGGAATTGGTCAGGGGGATGCAGTCTCAAAGGACCCTTACTGAGTTAAAGACAAAAATCATATAAATTCTAATGTCTGCCACTGCATTTAACAATATGCTCGGCAACTTTTTTGATGACCTTCTGTCGGAGTTTCCAGATAACAAGGTCATCAAGGAGGCGAGTGAAAAGCCCAGGACGCGCCTGATGATGGATCGGTTCATGAAGTATACGGGTTCACGGGTGCACTTTTTGTCTGCACGCAATTCCGCCTTTTTTTCCGAGAAGAACAAGTTTATGAACGAGATTGGTCTGTGTGATCTCTGGAAGACCGAGCTTTCTCAGCGTACCCGTGATGCCATCTGGGGTCACATTCAGAATCTGCATATGATTGGCACGTCGATTGCTATGCTGCCACCTCAAATGCTAGCAATGGTAGAGTCGACGGCAGACAAGTACGCCAAGGAGGCGATGGGCGATGGTGGTGAGATGTCAGAGGCGAAGCTGATGTCGAGTATTCAGAAGATGATGGGAGACCTGATGAAGAACATGGGCGGGCCTTCTGCACCTGCTCTTGACTGAAGTGTTTTTTTCCCAGTCCATAATAATATGGATCCAAATGAGATTTTCCGCGCGGACCAGTTGCTGAATTTTTGGCCAACGGGGACACAGTCTGCAAAAGAGAGAACTGCCGCTACAGTACGTTTCATTCTTTACGCAAGTGTCATTGTATATCTCATTAACCGCGACGTCCGCGTTTTCGCCCTTGCTGGTCTCGTCCTTGCGATCCTGTACTATTTGTACACGTCAAATCTGATGAGTGATGGTAAGATTCGTGCTACTCTTGGGAATGGACGTGTTGCAGGTCCCATTCGTGACAATGTCACTATGCCTACGCTCGACAATCCCATGGGGAACATCCTAATGACTGATTACACTGATCAGCCAGATCGTCCATCCGCAGCGTGGTACCCAAGCGTGCGTACAGAGGTTCAGAACGAGTGGAGCAAGATTCACCCATTCGAGCGCAAGCGTGATGCTGAACGCAATTTTTATACCATGCCAGTGACTACGATTCCAAACGATCAAACCGGATTTGCTCAGGCGTCTTTCGGTAAGCCATTCAGTCCATTCTGCAAAGACCAGGGCGGCATGGCGTGTGACATTGACAGCGATCGTTTCCATTTCCCCGAGCAGACACAGATGCGTGCAGGAAATGGTGGTGGCTACGGAAGATAATTAATTCCTTGGTAAATAGAAAGAATGCCTCAGGAGTATTATTCAACGAAGGATGCTCTCCTTCAGCCCGGTGTGTGGCAAGGGCCCGCGACCATCACGATGGTTGACATTGCCGATGCCGAGACTCGTCTTCGCCCAGTTGACACGCTGTCGTGGAAGAATGGCTGGTCCGAGACTTCCTACGATTTTCCTAACAGCTACGTGAATCTCCCACTGCGGGTCGTTGGATTTGATCCAATCAGCACGTACGCAATTGATCAAAATAATCGGTTTGTTCAGCGATATGTTCAGAAATAAAAAACTAGTCCATTATTAATATGGACCCACTTGCACTCGCTGCAGTAGTAGGTTTGGTGTTTGCCGGAAAGCGTCTGAGTGAAGACTCGGACGAGGTGCCGACAACCACGGAATCCAGAAAACCCGCCCCACCCGTCATTACTAGACGTGACACTGACCTGATGACGTATCCGAATGAACATTGGGCGGACTATCAGGATGTCAAAATTATGACCCCTGAGCTCGGTCGCCGCGTAGGTGATTGGCGTCTTCAGCCCAAGAATGAGATTGCATCCCTGCAAGATGTACACCCCGATACCAAAGCTTCTCCATGGGGGCAGCCGGTGTATGATCTGTACGGTCGTCAGAACATCACGAACAAGATGAACAATTTCCCACCAGTTGAGCGTGTCAACGTTGGTCCAGGCTTGGGTGTTGGCCCGGACGTGGCTGCCACTGGTGGTTTCCAGCAGTTTTTCCGTGCTCTTCCAAACAATATCAACGAGGAGCGTCTTACAACTTTGGAGGGCCGCACCGGTCCAAGCAATCCAGTTGTCAAAAACGGTGGCGCTGGCGGTATCGGTGCAATCACTCATCAAGCCAAGGCGTCCAAGGCGTGGAATCGTCCACCTTCCAAGAATAACGGTCAGCAAGCACAGGGAGGTGGCATGCGCGGCATGGAGGGTCGTCCCGATCAGATCAAAACGCGTCGTACAACGATCCGTCAACAGACTGGTTACCGCGGTGACACGCTCGAGTACGGTATTGCTCATTACAACGTGAAGCAGCCGTATGACGGCTCACTCACCGACAAGTCTCTTCCACACCTATCGAATAATCGCTCCAACCCCGATCGTGCAGGAAATGCCGGACGTATGAATGTCCGCGACGATCCTCTGAATGCAGGTGGCGTTTTGACTAATCTTCGCCCAGAGTCGATTGCATTCCCCGTGGCTCATCCATCGGCCGGACGATTCCAGAATTACATTACTCCTGAGTTTGAAAAGTTTAACGAGAAGAAAACAGATACGGGCGCGAATCCATGGGCTAAAACTCTGGATATCGCCATCAAGCAGCTCGAGAAGAATTCGTTTGTACAGGAGCCTTTGTCAGCCCAGTGAAATGACTCGCGTCGCAAGTCAGAAAAAAACCTAGGTTAATATTATAAAATGAGCGGTGGCATTGTTCAGCTCGTCGCAACGGGTGCCCAGGACGCTTGGCTGTCTGGTAAGCCCGAGGTTTCCTTTTTCCGTTCCAACTACAAGCGGTACACGCACTATGCTCACTCGGTCGAGCGTCAGGTGATTCAGGGTACGCCACAGGCTGGTGGCATTTCCCTGGTTCGCTTTGAGAAGAAGGGTGATCTTCTGAGCTACGTGTACTTTACCGCTCGTGATTCGAACAATTCGACCGTCTCTGGTCTGGACTGGTCCAAGGTGATTGACAAGGTGGAGCTACTGATCGGCGGACAGGTGATTGACACCCAGGATTTCCAGTGGATGACGGACGTCGAGCCAGTGGTGGGTGCTCAGAACTTTTCACAGCGCTACCTGAACTTCAACATGAGTGGTGTGACCAATCAGAAGAATTCCTTCTTCCCACTGAAGTTTTTCTTCTGCAAGGATTACTTCTTGGCCCTGCCTCTCGTAGCGATCCAGTTCCACGACGTTGAACTGCGCATCACCTGGTCAAGCCAGCTGGGTTCTACTCTGACCTTTGGCCCAACGACCAATCCAAGCCTGTCTACCCTGCCACAGGCAACTCTGAATGTGGCGTCGGCAGTCGTGACGGCAGTCGCCTCGAACACCGCATTCATCTCATACAACTCAGTAAACGGTCCACTGTTCACTGGGTCCCTGCTGACTAACTCAATTGCACCCGATGCCAATACTCTGGCAATCGTGAAGCAGGTGGGTAACGTGTCCAGTGCATCAAATGTGATCGTCTCCTTCTCCAACACGGACACCATCTCCAACGTCCTGCCAGCTGCCAATTCGACTCTGAACGTTTTCGCTCCAGTCTCGACTGCTCTGGTAGTGGCCAACACGATCGTCACCACCTCCTCCATTTCGGCAACTCTGACGATCAACTCGGTCAACTCTCCAGTGGCTGGTGCCGGTATTCAGCCTGGTCAGTACGTGGCTGGTCTGCCACTGACTGGTCCCGTGGTTGTGAGCTCCTCCAACGCAACGACCGTGACTGTCACCTTCGCTGAACAGGCTACCGTCCCTCCGACCGCCTCGATCGTGGGTACTCAGCTGGGCTTCTTCACCGGCACGGCCACCACCACCACCACCTACTCAAGCCTCGTGTTCGCCTGCTGGGCCAATTTCATCTACCTGGACCAGTCTGAGCGCAAGTTTTTCGCTGACAACTCGCACGACATGCTGATCCACCAGGTGCAGCGCGTGCCAATGAGCAGCAACCCAGTGCAGGAGCTCGCACTGGCTCACCCAGTCAAGTTTATCGCCTTCCAGTCTCAGCGGTACGACAATGTGATCCAGAACGGCAACAACTCCCAGGCAGCTTCAAGCTACATGCTCAAGACCCAGATCAACGGCGTTGATGTCGGTGAGTTCCGCCACCTGCCCGCGTGGGTCGATGCTCCTCAGTACTACAACACCCCCTTCGGCTACGTGCACAACAACCTGCAGGCCAACGTGGCAATCATCAGCTACTGCCTGGACACCTCCAAGAACCAGCCAACCGGCACGATCAACTTCTCCCGTCTCGACACGTACCGCATCGTCACCCCAGTGACACTGAATGACCCCGCCACTGGCCGCACCGGCCCTCTGGCGCTGGCCAGCCCTCTGATCACCAACCCTTACATGTACGCAGTCAACTACAACGTGCTCCGGATCCAGAACGGTCTGGGCTCGCTCCTGTACGCCAACTAAAGTCCCCACTAAAATTAAATGCCACTATGGTTTTGGCTCATAATTGCATGTATCGTATTTCTTATAACGTATGACAAGCGCAGCGGAAAACTCCAGGAATTTTTTGGCCCAGAGATAGTAGTTGAGAGTCGAAATGGCGACTCGGGAAAGACACAAAGCAGTAGCAATACCAATGAGCCAAATTGAAGGAGTTCCGCATTTCCTCGTGGTCCACGACCGCAGATATAAGGAATGGACGTTTGTTACCGGCGGATGCCGGCGTCGAGAAATCTACAACCCACTTCGTTGTGCGGTTCGAGAACTCGAAGAAGAAACACGCGGAACGATCAACTTGAAGAGAGGCTCGTACGCCTACTTCAAGTTTTCGACGAATACCCCCGAACCTAGAGATCTCGAAGACGGAGTTGATGTGGTGAATCACTACCACGTCTACGTCTTCGATCTCCCCATGACCCCTCTCGAACATAAACATATCGTCAGGAGGTTCACTGAAGAAAAGGATAAAATGGAAGGTCACGTCGTCCCGTTTCGTAAAAACTATGATGAAAATGACGCCTGTGAATTTGATACACTCGACGGCATTTCAAAAAGAGATAACCTCTGGCCAATGATTCGAACACACGTCATTTGCAACCCCGACTTTGTCCACGCAATTCGAAACAGAAACAAAACTCCGTTTAATCTCAGAATTTAAATTCGAAATATTTTGTAGATGACGCCTAGTAAAATCTGGTATGCTCAGAAGCTTGCAACTCTCAGGAACGATGGTTCAAAACCAGAGGAACTTGCTGAACAGATGACCATTCGCAGATTGTGTTATGAAATTGAAAAGATTGAAGAACAGCAAGCCGAGGCTGAGGCTGTGGAGGAGGCAAAAGTCGAGGAGGTTCTTGCTAATCAGGAAAAAGTCAAGCCAAAGAGTTTTTGGGCCCGTCTTGCTCTTGATTCCTCTTCAGATGAGGAGTAACTAAAGATTTTGTCAACTAAATAAACAATGGACTTATGGTCCGTACCAAAAGCACCAGGGACCCATACATTGATGAATGGAGGGATCCTGTTTGTCCCGGATGAGGACATGCCTGCGTTTTTCCAATTGTATGTTGAGCAATTGAAAAATAGCAAGTTGTACGTTGTCGAACAAAAGACGAATATATTTAGGTTCTTCGTGGATCTGGATTACAAGTCGGTCGAGAAGCTCAGAGATGATGCGCTTCTAGCTATATGTGAGGTCATTCATGATGCAATTGGAAAACCCGGGAGGTGTTGCATCGCGCGTGCACAGCCTCGGCCAGTCAAAGATCCGAGTGGAGTCCACGCCACACTGATCAAGTCTGGTGTTCATATTCACTGGCCCGACTTTAAGGTTTCGAAGCAGGAGGCGATTTCTGCGCGGTCAAAGATACTTTTAGCACTTCCGGATGTGCAAGAAGTGGATTGGGCACAGGTGATTGACTCGAGTGTCTATGGCGGATCTGGACTCAGAATGTTGTGGTCACACAAAAAGCCATCAGGTGACCCATACATTCCATGGCGAGAACTTGAGAGTGGACGTGAATTTTCAAAGACGCCGAGTGTAGAGACATTGGAGCTGTTTTCGATTCGGTGTTCTTCGAGTGAACGCAAAACGGAACTCGACCCAGACGATTCACCAGCAGCTGAACCGATAGAAGAGTTTATTCAGCGTTATCTTCCTGGACAGCGTCGTACACAGGTGAAGAAGATTCAGCGTTTCGAGGAGGGTGTGGATGCTTGGTACGTTCAAACTGATTCAAAGTACTGTGAACGGATCAAGGATGAGCACAAATCGAATCATGTATGGTTCTTGCTGAGCAAGGGGCGACTGAGTCAGCGGTGTTTCAATGAGGAGTGCAAGGATCACGACTTTTCTGAACATATTCTTCCTCCGAGTATAGTAGATGAGATCGTTACTGTTGGTAGCCCTCCTAGCTGTGACATTATGGCTTGTTTCGCCGAAAGGTCTAAGGGGTCAGTTCCTAAAGTACGAACAGGCGGTGCATCCATATTCTGGTCTCGACCCAGTGAGTTGGCAACGCTTCCTAAATAATATGACGCTTTTTGAATCAAAATTAGAAAGTGACATCGACTTATCGTCCCAGGCTCTTTACACCGCGGTTGAAAATGTTCGCGACATCAGTCTTGGAATTCGTCTCGCAGATGACACGGAACATCAAGAGAAACTAAATGACATTGCCAGTGCACTTGCGTACGAAGGCGAATTTGAGCTAAATAAGGTTGCTCTTGCAAAGGGTCTTTATTTCTTCCCAAAGTACTTAAACGAGACGATTCAAGATTATCCAGAGGATGGAGCCAGTCGAGCATTCGTCCCAGCCATCGTCAGATCCCACGGACAGTAACGTGCCGGTACCTGAGGTGCGTACACGGAGCGGTCGTGTATCTAAGCCTCCTGTTCGCTACGAGCCCATTGAACAGGTTGAAGATGATTATTCTGAAGATGATTATGACACAGACGAAGATGACATTTCCGATATTTCGGATTCGGATGATGAGGAGGATTACGACGACGAAGACGACGCAGATGAAGATGGAAATTTGGACGGGTTCGTAGTGCCAGATAAAAGCGAGAGTGATGAAGAAGATAATGGACGATCGATCCCCCCCACCGTTCCTGTCGTCAAAAAGCGACGCACATGAACCAAATGAGTGGCCTGCTCGTCAGACACCAGAGCCTACATTCCGCCCAATGCTTCAACAAGACCGTGAGGAAAGTCCAATTGACAAGCTGAAGGGAAATCCGCTTGTCATGGGAATGTTAATCGGTGTCGTCATCGGTATCATTTTGTCAAATATGCGCCCGGTCATTATCAATCCCGTGAAATAAATACAGACCAAGTTACACCATGTGGTGTATTTAAATTGACAGTATTCAGAAACGCGTTAACACTTACTTGATTCATGTTTGTCTGTGTAAGATGTCTTGGTTTTTTAATTTGTCTACGAGTCGAATGATTAAACCAGTATGTAGTTTTTGCCGCATTATTTAATTGGGCACTCCAAACGTACCTCTTTCTAGGCAGAGGTACAGGCATTATACTATCTGTACCGATTTTAATTTACGTAATCACATAAGCAACAACACGTCCAGATTTTGAATCATTTCCTGTAAATGTCCCAATTGGCCCCGTGCGTCCCTTGGAAAGATCCTCTTGTAAAAATCCCACCCATGGATTCTCACGGACCTGGGTTTGTGGTTCCATGTCCCTGAATACCTCAAACTGATTGTCAAATGCCTGTACGGGTTGAGATATTTTGGCGGGGGGACACAACTTATCGATACGCTTGTACGCAACCCACAAAAGACCAAGTACTATAAGGATTCCCAAAAGGGCGAATATCATTAATTTACACATAGAATTTTAATTACTCCTTCGCCTCAGTCTCGTCCTCCTCCTTCAGACTGTCGAGCATCTTCTGGCACTCGACGTCATTCTCGGCACGACGCTGCTCAATCACCTCATTCACCTTGGCGTCAGCCATCTTCACGAGCTCCTCGATTGGCTTGTCAGGAAACTCCTTCTTCAGGTCCTCAAGAACCTCAGCGGGGTGAGGAATTGGTGGTACGTCTGGCTTGGTGTAGTACTTGGAATTCTCGTCCGCCGGATCGATGTAAGGAAACTCACCGGCAACCGGCTTGGCCGTCATGTCACGCTTGCGCTTCTCAAACATAACCGCCGCCGCCGCCTGATTCTCGCGGTACTTGGTCATAATCTCCTCAAGCTTCTCATTTTGGTAATGAACGTCCTGGATCTGATCACGCTGTGGAGGAATAAGAAGCCACTTGTACATGTCTACGACGTAAATATCAACCAGTGCATCCTCCTTCTGAAGACGCTTGGCATGACTCGCCGCCTCGTCGCGAGTTGCAAAGCAACCACGAATCTTCATGCCAAGCTGCTCATTCTTCTGAGGCTGGTCGGGGCCGACGAAAGAGATGCAGGCAAACAGCTGTCCTGGAACCGTCAGAAAATCCTGCTCGAGAGAACCCATCTACTAGATCTGGACCGAAAATCTTTATCTGTAAACGACCTAAAGGAATTGTTACCTAAAATCTAAACAAAAAAATGGATTCTATCCGTAAGCTCCACAATTCGTGTAAACGCAAACTCATAACACAATGGGTAAGACCAGGAGCCCTCGTACTTGACTGTGGATGTGGGCGGGGTGGTGACATTCACAAATGGAAATTGGTTCGAGATATCAAGGTGATTGGTGTGGATCCCGACGAAGAGTCCCTTGCTGAGGCTCAGAATAGAGCAGTAGAGGCTATGTTTGGAATGTGGTTTTTGCCACCAGGTGACATCACAACCGCAGTGTCATGGGCACCGTACGACGTCATATGCTACAACTTTTCACTCCACTACATATTCGAAGACATGGACACGTACAGCAAGTCTATGTGGGCCATCACCCAGTCTGTCAAGTCGGGGGGTTTAGTTATTGGCATCACACCGGACAAGAATAGAATCCTTCCACTCTTGAATTCAGAATCAAAATTTGAAGATGGATTGGGAAACAAAATTGAACTCAAAAAAGACAGACTCTTGGTCAACCTGGTAGGAGGACCATTTTATGCAGATGGTGGTCGTGAGGAACCACTTCTCGACTCTGACATGTTCATTCAGTCTATGATCCATTCTGGGTTTAGAATGATCAAGTGGGGGCCAATGATTCCACACCCGAATGGACTCATATCAGACATTTACTCCCAATTTGTTTTTGTAAAGCAGTAGTAGATGAGTGGCTTGTTAGTCCTCGGTATCCTCACTGCAATCGCGGCTGATATCGTCTCTTTGACGAAAGATCCACCCATGCTCGCAGAAATTAAGCGTAGGTACAAAATCATCAGAGAGTCTCTTCCAGCAGAAGATCGTTGGAAGCTCATCTGTAAACGCCCGTCAATCATCACAGGCACTTCACCTGGTATGAACGCGACAATAGGACTCAACGTGAACAAGGGATATGAAATCTACATCTGTCTGGAAGGAGACGATGTAGAGTCCGCAATGTACGTTTTTTTACACGAGCTTGCACATCTCACAGTCAGTGAGTATGATCACTCGCAAAAATTTTGGGACAATTTCAGAGATTTACGGCAAATTTGTGCACAAATTGGAGTGTACAAAGCGGTGACTGACAAAAAGTACTGTGGAGAGACAGTCGGTGAAAAGGCTAAAGTACCTACTGTTTATCAATAAACTGACGTGCAAAGTAAAACACAATTGCAGCCACCAGTGCAGTCACCACCATACCGGTCGCTGACATGTCACCCGCCTCGTTCAGAAATTTAGGAACCATCGTTGACAGTTTCCCCTGAACTGGCTTGGAAAATGCCACCACGGCAGCCACACCTGCAAGTGCGGCCAAAAACTGCTCATCTGTCAGGCCAAAAGGATTCTTGCTCTTCTTACCCGATGATGTATCCGATTTGGGGGTTCTCTTATTGCCAGTTGTCATCTGAGGAGGACCCATCACCTCATCCTGCATCATCTGGCCTGGACCAGCCATAACTTCTTCAATTGGAGAGGAAAAGTCTGCCATTTGAGATGAGTCAACTTTATTTTCAGGCTCGTTTCGAAGCAGTCCAGTCGGAATTGATCCTTTCTTCTCCTCTGGAATTTCCTTAATCATATCAAGACCCGCATTTGGATCGTAACTTTGCATTCTAGTTCAGTCTGAGGTTTTTATCGTGTCTTTTTTACAACAACAGTCGGTGCACCTCTTCCCCGCGGAACAGTACCAGGGGTGACATTTGACTGATACCGTGGATTGTAATGCCGTTGATGATACTGCCAGAATGATGCATTTCCCACCCTGAAATTTTTGCGTATTGGTGCTTTGTACCAAAACACCATGTCCTGGATCCGATTTGTCTTGCATGTCGTGTCAAGCACAAGACACTCGTAATTTTCTGTACAAGCATCCATCACCTGACAAAACACATCAAAACTCGGGAACATTCCAAAGAAGCACTTGTACAAGTTTTCACGATTCTGTTTGACATTGTCACGCAGGACAAACACATAGTCTGTGTTTGAACGAATCATAGGGGTCATGTCCATGACGTACTGGGTTGTCATCATGAAAAAGATGTTCCAGTGGCGCCCATTCATAAACAAACTGCGCATGACCGTGTCACGCATAAATGCCCGATCGTACATACAGTCATCCATCAAGATGAAGACTGGTGGAAGACGCTCCTTCCCAACACGTGCTGCAATTTTGCGCTGACGCTCCATAATCTTTTCAATCGCTTCGCGATTGTAATCACCGTACACAAACAGGTCCGGAATAAATTGTTTGTAATGCCCGTTACCATCTTCTGTACCAGACATTGCAATCCCGGCTGGAATATTTCGCTTGTGCCACAAAATGTCAGTCACGAGTGTCGACTTACCAGTACCACGTTTACCAATAAATACGCAGACCCGGTCATCCCTCATTTTACTCGGGTCAAACCGTTTGAGCTGTATACTCATCTATTATTCTACATTCAAATTTGAAACTAAGATTGAGCGCAAGGCACTTAAATAAGATCTCCGTCTTTAATAGAATGTCCGCTGGGTATATCCAGCTGGCTGCTTTAGGGCAACAAGACGCCTATCTCTCAGGCAAGCCGAATTTGACATATTTTCAAGGTTTGTACTCTCGCAACACACCTTTTGTACTTGAAGCATACGACATCCCTTTCAATGGTTCGAAACAGGCTTTTGGTACTCAGCAAATCTGTAAAATTCCATTCAAAGGGGATGTCGTCCGAGGTCTTACACTCAAGACGAACATGCCTTTTTTGAAAAACCCTGGAAATGATTGGAACTGGTCCAATGTGGCAAGTGAGAATGGATTTTATCCCAAAATTGTCATCGACAATGTGTACTTTCGTGCACCGACACAGGGTGTGACGTATTACTCGTCCAACGTCGATTCTCAGTCGAATATCGCTACCGGATGGATGACATATCCCGCATCTCTGGTTGTGTATACGAGCGCCATCACTGCCCCGGTCACTGGTGCCTCAATCACCATCCCTTTTACTTCTGGTGATATCATTCCAAATTTCAATATATTTGCAGGTGACGTCGCATCAGTCGCTAACGTGACCGGTGGTATGATTGTCACGACGATGACAACCACGAGCGTCACATTTTCAATTAATAGTCAGACAACCACTACAATTCCTGCATCGACAGCCGTCACGATACTTCCGGCACGTTCGACTCTCTCACCGGCTCCGACGACTCAACTTGTGATGCCTGCAAATCCGGTGGCTGTCACGTCGATTATCGTTCCTTTCCCGGCGAACGTATGGGGCGTGAATGTATTTTCAGGCTATACGATGACCATGTCGGGGATTAGCGGTACAATGCTCATCACGAGCCTTGCTCTTTCTACACCAACCTACTCCAACGTGTTATGTACGATTACGTCACAGACGACTGCATCGATTCCAATTGGAAGAACACTTACTGTTCAGAAAGCCAGAACACTTTCAGCAAATGTATTTTACAACGCAAATGTGAACAAGTTTGTGTTTACGGCGTATTCGAATGTCCAGGTATTACCTTACATGGCTACATTCTGGGGTTTGGATCCAAAAAATTTCGATTTCGTGTCACCTACTGGAAACCTCATTTACACCATCTCTGCGACGAGTGGACACCCAACTACGATTGGGGCACCCCCCTTCCCCGCATTTCCACGTGCATCAGCCGATTTCACTCTTGAACAAGGAGGTTGGACGCGTGGAAGCGGTATTCCGTCCGCCGAGAAGAGAGCTGGTATTTATTTCGAAGTGGAACAAGACATAGAACCCGCAATTACACCCACATCAGTTCAGTTTCAACTCTACGGTGGCAACTATCTTTTTTTCAACGTGTCACGCAATTTATACATTTCACAAGTTGCTGGATCGACGTTTTGTTTTCAGTCTACAAACGGAAACATCGCATTTACAAGGTCTGGTCAATACTGTATCCGCGGTAACCTCACTGCATCTGATACAGATGCCATTTATTCCGTCGCTTACACGTATTCGTTGACCGACACGGTCCCTCCGCTGAATTTCATAGCAGAACATATTTTCCAAACAACGTCTCAACCAACACCTACATTCACCATGCCATTGAACATCACGATTCCACCCGGATCGTCATATATATTCATGTCTGTGTTCATCCGGATGAATCCGGCGAATGCCAAGTTACGTCCAGGGTCGTGGATTTCAGTTGGGCCGGTTGATCAATTCTTTACAAACACAGGACCATCTATTACGGGGACTCAACTCGCCCTTCAAAATTTCACGTCATACCCACCAGTGTCTGCAGCATCACTCGTGTCACTGAATCCGGCGTCAAATTCATTCACGTTCCAAAGCATTGGAACGTACCTCATCACGACAGTTCTCGGATTCCAAGCTAGTGCTCTCACTTCAGTCACTTTGAGCTACGGAACGAGAGGATCTGGAACGACACTGTACACATACACCACGTACCAGGGTTCATATCCGTACCCCTCACTCGATTTCACCATCCCGGTGAATGTGACAAACTCGACACTTGGACCGTACTACATGGACATTACCATGCAAAGTCTTTCAGGTACAGTCTTGAGTGACACGATGCTTAGTTCGAACGTATGCACAATTCAGATTGTTCAAATTGCTGCATCGAGTCCAACAATTTCATTCACTCAAAACAGTCTTTTATTGACACCGGCCGTGTCATCTTTCATTGTGCCAAATCCTATCAATTTTAGTACGGCAAGCTGGAATACACCGATCGGCGGAACGGTTCAGCTCGGTGTCAGTGGTTCACAAATAGCTATTTATCAAGGTGGTCTGTACTATATCCAGACTGTTCTTTGTACGTCAGACCCTATCAAAGCAATCACCGTCACGGTAACCGGTGCGTCATCTCTTGCGGCAACGTATCCGATTGGTCTCGGACTGTTACCACCGTACTCGATTGGCATCCCCTTTTTCGTACCGACGGCATCTCTGATCCTTCCCGCACTCGTGACTATCGGCTACACCACATCTCTTGGAGGGACAACGACCGCTTACTCAAACACCGTCGTGTCGATCGGGCCACTTGCCAGTAACGTGACTGACGTGTACACGTACATCGACTCGGTCGGAACGTACATGATTGACAATGCAGAACTTCGTATCGGTGGCCAGCTCGTCCAACGCCTCACCGGTGAGCAGATTGAGCTTTACAACGACCTGTACGTGCCATATGAGAATCAACCCGGACTGAAGCTTCTGACTGGCAAACAAGACACGTCAAACGTATTTGATCCTGGACGCACATACTACACCAACTTGCCCTTTTATTTTTACGGCAATAACGAATTATCGATTCCAGTTGCAGCGCTCGACAGATCCGATCTTGAAGTGGCGATTACGTTCCGACCATTTAATACTCTGTCATTCGTGTCCAACATTGCATCGGTCAATCAAGACATGAGTGCCACTATGATTGTAGAGTATGGATACTTGTCAGAAAATGAGGTGAAGTGGATGAGACGAAACCGTCTCGAATACCTCATAACACAGACACAGTCAACGTCATTTTTACTTCCACCCGGATTCTCAACAGGAACCTTCAAACTTCCATTCATCAATCCAGTTCGAGAAATTTACATTGTGATCCAAAATGAATCAACCGCTCCATATGATTTTTCAAACAATGGACTTACTAATTTGGGTTTGCTATTCAATGGTCAGGAGTATCTCAGTCGACAGGTAATTGACGCTCAATACCTTCAATACGTACAAGCCTTCCAAAAATATAACGTGACGCCTGTACGCCAGTTTTACGTCTATTCGTTTGCAAACGACCCCATGAACCCCAGACCGACTGGCCAAATTAACTTTAGCCGCATGCAAGACATTACACTCGACATCACTCTGGCGCCACTTGCAGGCCTGTACAGAAGCATGCGAGTCTATGCTACAAACTATAACGTACTTCGAATTGAGAATGGGCTCGCCGGGATCATGTTTAATTTTTAGTTTACGCGACTTACAACATGTAATTTTTACCTTGACACTTTGTAGAGATGGCAGGAAGAGCCACACTTGCCCATTTTGGTGCAGATGATGTCATGCTTGTCGGAAATCCAGAAATTACATACTTTCTCGAAAAGTACAGTGCACCGGTCCCATTTGCTAAACGCCTTGAAGTCATCTCATTCGATACCCAAGTTAAGTTTGGAGGTGAGAGCGTCGTTCAAATTCCTAAACGTGGTGAAATGATTTCGAATTTATATCTAAAATTCACAACACCCCAGCTAAATGCTGCAATCTGTGACTCGGCCATGACCTATATGATTGAATACGTCGAACTGTATATGAACGGTCAACTCGTTGAACGCCTGTATGGTGAGTTTATCGAGATGATGAACGATCTAAGAACCCCCCAAGGCAAACAGTCGACACTTCAATACCTTACTGGAAAAGTATACCCAGCAACATCAGCAACCTTGAATGCCGTCTACACGATCCCACTCCCCTTTACATGTCTACGGAAAGGTCTCGAAATGAATAGTTCTTACATAGAATTCCGTGTTATACTCAAGAGTTCAACCACATTCACCATCAACCCCGTTGTCCGGTGGACGCAACCACTGAATATCCAGCTTTTGGTAGAATACGTTTACTTGAGTATTAAGTTAAAACGAGACATTCAGTTGTTCGAACAGGTTCAGCGCGTTCAATTCATCGCACCAGTAGGCGTCAATAACGTACGTCTCCAGTTAGGGCTCATGAATCCAGTCAAGGAATTTTTTGTGGTAGTTCAGAACACGGGGGCCTTTGGATACGACTTTACAACAGATGGGAATTTTTCAATCGATCAAAACTCGTATACAAATGGAACTACGGAACAACTTTCGAATTTAGTTTTGAAATTCAACAATGTTGAGAGAATTAGTAAAGACATAGGGTCACCCCTTTTCCTTCGTGTCATCCAGCCTATGGAGTATCACACTCGTGTACCGGATCGTAAATTTTACATGTACTCATTTAGTCTCGATCCCGACAACCCTGTTCCATCCGGACAGGTGAATATGTCACGAATTTCAAATCAAATTTTGGAACTCACATTGAATCCGAGTCCACAGTCGAGATTTATCCGAGTATATGCCGTAAACTACAACTTTATCAAAGATGGTAAAGTCTTGTTTGACAATTTGGAGGAGGCGGGTGAGTTAAGGAGATTTCTAGGTAATTAAGTAATGGAACTTCCACCTGAAATTCGGGACCTGTACTTGCCTGTGCTCGAGTCTGCAACTGTTCTCGGGTCTCATTACGCCAAGGCGTGTGGACGTGATACAGTGACGGCACAGGACGTTCAAATTGGTCTCATGTACGCAGCACGTAACGTCGCTGGAAAGCAGATTGGGAGTCTCTTTCCAGAGATTTACGAAGAGGAGTCTGATGAGGACGAAGAGGAGTGGGAGGAGGTGGACGATGAGGAAGAAAAGGCGCGTCTCCAGCAAGAGGCGGACCAAGCAGAGGAGGTGGACGAAGAGGAGGAGCCATTCACGCGCTACACAGGAGATGAAGAGTTGTACGTCAAGATGAACGAGTGCTTCGACACATGGGAAGATTGGATTCCAGAGACACCACTCGAAATTACTCTCAAGAATGCGGTAGATGCCACCAACCCAAAGAACTGATGATTAGTAGTAGTGAATGGACATTCACCTTCAAGGAATGTGCCTGAATGAGCCGGTACCATATCAGCCGACTCGAAAGTTTACAGAATTCGTTCAGGTGGAAGAACCAGACGAAGAGGAGGATCAACTTCCTCACAAAGTCAAGTACTCGGTCATACTTCAGGAGGAGGAGTACGAACCCGAGGAGGAAGATTTTTTTTCCAGTCCTATAATAAATGGCAGGTGTTCTTAGTTCAGTTGCTCTCCAGCTCGAGGCCCAGTCCCTCAACTCCATCGTGGCTGGCTTTTCCTTCGCTGCCGCCGTGGCATGGATGGATGCCGTCCGCTTCATGATCTCCCAGGTGGTGCAGGTGAGCAAGAACGGTGGCCAGTACTATGTGCTGAGCGCCATCTTCACCACCCTGCTGTCGATCCTGGTGTACATGACCATCAAGGCACTGGTGACCAACGTCCAGATCAAGGAGCCAAGCGCCCCAATGTACGCAGTGACTGCTCGCTAAAATGTCCAGTCTACATAGTAGACTTTCAGCGAAGCGCTTCGCGTTCTTCGGACTGGACAGTCCTTCGGACTGGACTTAAACAACAGGTCTAGGCACCGGGACAGGTGTTGCCAGTGGAGTGACGGGGCGAAGCCGATTGTAAATTATATACAGAACAGCAGCAAAAAATCCTAAAACAATAAGGGTCCACCGACCCAGAAGAGGCCGCTTTACTTCGGGTTCTTTTGGTTTTTGAACTGTAATCATATCTTCAAGTATTCTGCGTAGCTCAACCATGTCCACCGATGGTGGAGGCGGTGGCTCTTCTTTTTGAGGCTGATGAAATCTCAGCACAAATGCATTATTCTCAAAACCCCTGAAATCAACCGGTTTTCCAGTTCCGTCGACCCACGTCACCGTCAAGCGACTGATGACGTTGATTGGATGAGGGTATTCAACTCTGATATGATAGTCGGCACCCTCTGAAAACAGTTTGACACCACCCGAATTGACATTCATCGGTATGGCTGCAAACGAATTTCGTGCATTTCCACCGCTAAAGGTGCCTGATCCGTCGGAACGCATAGACAAAGCCTCAGCCATGCTTGGTGTTCTGAGCTCGGCAATATCCAGGAAGATGTATTCATTCGTTGAAAAATCTGCCATCGTACTTGACTTGATGTAGTAAGCTGACCCCAGTGTCTGTGCGTAAGAGGGGTCAGTCGAAGCTGCCACTCCAGTGTGTGTTCCAGTTGGAAGTCCGAGTAATTTTGAAATTGAATTTGAAATTGTAATTGAAAATGGTCCATTGGACTGGAACAAAAACTTTCCTTCAGTACCGATCCATTTTACATTTGAAAATTGAGTCGCCAGACGAGCATTTATTTCATTCTCGAGAGCACATGAATTATAAAATCCAGGCTTGAAGTTCATGACGGTCGTGTTAAATGTGAAAGCGGCATTACCATGTGTCAAGTTGTAGACTGTATTTGGAACTTTGGCTGAGACAAGATCAACCTGGGCAACATTTTTGATTGGGTTGGTCAGGTGTAAAACGTATGAACTCCCTGTAGGGTAAACATTCGCGTCTCGATTCTTCGAGTCTGCATAAAGAATAACGGTATCCATTACTATTAGGATATATGAATTTTATTGAATTTTATCGTCTGAAAGATGATGACTTGTGTGAGAGGATTATAGATCACTTTGAAGAGAGTAAACTCATGCAGGGACCCGGGACGTCTGGTGATGGTCGGGTTAATACTCATACAAAAGTTTCAACGGATATCAATTTTGAAGGACCTCTCGCCAGGGAATACTATAAGCAGCTCTGTGAATTTATAAATCAGTACAAAGCCAAATACGTGTACTGTGACGAAGGTCATGATCCTTGGTCTATATACCCAAGAGTGAACATTCAAAGATACCGGCCAGGGGAGTACTACAAAAAACTTCATTGTGAGCACAATGGATCGAATGGCCCGACAGGGAGACGACATCTCGTGTTCATGACATACTTGAATGACGTCAGTGATGGTGGGGAGACATTCTTTTACTACCAAAATTTACACGTCAGGCCCACAAAAGGTCTTACACTCATATGGCCAGCAGACTGGACATTTACCCATTGTGGTTTGGTTTCCAATTCAGAAACAAAATACATAGTGACGGGATGGATCAGCTATGAGCCCCATATTCCATTTTTAATTATAAATTGAAATTAATGGACCGTGACCAGTTCTTCAATGAACGTCGCTACTCCCAGGTGACGGAAGAATTTCCATGTAAAATTCGTTTTCCATTATTCTATCAGGCTCGTAAGCAAGTTTTCACAATTAATCCAGGTCAGAAATTATACATTCCATTTGGATGGTTTCACATGGTCTACTCGGAGGGTGATGAATTTAATTTTGCATTGAATTATTTTATACAAAATGGAAGTGTCGAAGCAGAAGGGGCACCGAGTTCGGAAGAGCCACGTGTGGAACCGTCAGAGCTTGGTGACATTGACCCCTTGACGATATTCAAGAAGAACGAGAAGATACGTATACTCCATACGAAAAGTGGCGTTTTTCCGACAGACTACCTCAGGGAGAGATTTAAGAATGATTATGAATTGAAGGACAAGACGATTCAGGAATTTATGGATGACAAGGATCACGCGGATTACATCATGCAGTGGAAAACGAATATCAAAGGAGCAACCGCATGGATCAATTGGGGTAACGTCAGAACACATCTTCACTACGATACAGCGTCAAATTGGCTTCACCAGATAAAGGGTCGTAAGAGAGTTATCCTCTTTCCACCAGACGACCGCGACTTGTTGTACATGTGGAATTCATATCCTATAAAGCTCGTGTATCAGTTGGCACAGGACTATAATATTACTCTCCGGAGAAACGAGGTTCCTGAAGATGACGTTCAAGATATTATACAACGAATGGGGGTAAAAACGAGCATGCCTGTTCCGATTAATAGGCTCGCCTCGCGGAACATTGAAGAAGTACAACTTGATTTGGCTTATTATGAATTGTGGTTTATGGTCGAGACCACTATAACGATCCAGGACAAACTGTACAGATTACAACCCGGTGATTATATCAGCATTCCTAATCACCCCTGTTATCAATGGAGCATACAAACCCCTACACTCTTTGTGATTCAGCTTAGCGGAAGGGAGGGCCCGCTACCCACAACACCAGAGAATACCGAGTTCCCCGGGTAACCGGTGTTACTTGATGTCTCTTGTAAGACGGAAATACAAATGCCGCCCCCTGTTCCCGCGTTGTCACATCTTTTTCATCGAATTCGAGATCACCACCGTCATAATCATCCTCATCAGACAGTTGAATACTGACACTCAGCTTTCTATTCGTAGAATCTTGGTCACGGCCCATGTCTACGTGCCACGTGTAGTTCCCTGAATATGACGCGTCGTATTCTGTAAATTGGATATTTTCTTCAATCCCATACAATTCAAAATCGTATTTGGTTTCTGAAACGATATCCATGATGCGCGAGTAGATCCATTTGTACGTGTTTATTTTAGGAATGAAATAGGTTTTACTTTTTCGGATCGTCTCGACGACAACTCCGTTGCCGACTCCTGCCTTTTCGATGCATTTCGTCTTGAAATGATTGATGATTGATTCACATTCGAATTTTGCAAATGCTTTACGCCGAGTATAGACTGTATTTAGGATACTGTTTTCTTTCGCAAATCTGAACCAAAGGGGTTCAGGGCGAGTCTTGATTCTCTGAATATCAAAGACATGATCCTTGAAAGGTCCATCTGCATCTACGTAGTGCAGAAACATCTGAATATATTCGATTCCCTGGAAGGCTTTGCGGTAGTGCTTCACCAGATTTCCCTGGTATAAAACACCGTCACCAGGTTCCATGAGCACTTCCGTGTCATTCATGTAGATGGGCCAAGGATGTGTCTGGCTCAGGTTTACAGTCACAGACCATTCACACGACTCTCGATCGACGTGAGGTTCCAGAACATTTCCAGAGTTGTAAATGCGAGTGTATGAATATGTTGGAAGCAGGTTTTTACCAGCCTCTTGTGCGATTCTATCCCTGAGCATCCCGAGCATGATGTTCCCTGCTGGCAGGTTGGGGTATACCCAGCTGTTAGGCACCTGATCATCATCCTCTCGAAAAGGCTGATTTTGAACAATGCTTGCAAGCAGGGTACACTGCTCACGTGGAACGAGCGTTTTAATGAGTTTATACATTAAAATATAGTTATACTATAGAAATGTCTTTAAGTTATTACTGGAGTCCGCAGGGCACACAGAGCGTACCCTGGAATGGAAGAAATCAGGCTTTTCAGGCTGGATATAGTGCAAGTCAATACAACGGAAACAATGGCAGACACTTTGACAGAGACATAGGATATACGAAACCAGCGTCTCAATTCAATTCCAAGACGTGGGGGTTGTATCAAGGAGGTCCGGGGTATGTTGACGCGACACCTCGAAACCCAACGTTTATTCTTGTGAATCAGGGATTTGTCAGTGGTACACTGTATTTGAATGGAACGAGTGGAAAAAGAGTTTGGATAAAAAACCAGGGATCTTGGTATGGATCCGGAGGAACCGGGGGGCGAGGAGGAAATGGACAAAACAGCTGGATTCAAGGTGCCGCAGGAAGTGCAGGACTGACTGCTCTATATGTTTATCAAACTACCCCTGAGGTGTGGATTAATAATCAAGGTTCAACGTGGCTTGGAGGAGGTGGTGGGGGTGGCGGTGGTACTGGCTGGAATCATCGTAATTCTCAAAATACCAACGCAACACAGACCTGTGCGGGTGGTGGTGGTGGTGGTGGAACTTGGAACGGTCCCGGTGGCCAAGGGGGTAATTCTGAACGAGGAACAGCAGCATCGGGACAGTATGGTTATTATGGAGGAGGTGCAGGGGGTCCGCGTATAGACACGGGGTCTACACCAGGTGGTAATGGGGGTGGTGCAGGTCAATATGGACAAACAGCACCCACACAATCGGGTGATGGGCGATATGGAGGAAATATCAATCCCAATCCAGGGGGTGTTGGTGGGGCGAACGGACCAATCTGGCAAGGCTACTGGTACAGTGGGTACATCTATTAAAGATTATACTCTTAATTTAATTCAAGAATGGAATTCGTTCATTATACAGAACCTATTCAATTTTGTATAATAAAAAACTATTACACAAAAATTGAGGTTGAAGCTATTCACAAGGAACTAGAGAACATGCGTCTCGATGGACCTGAAAATACATTCTCAGCACGGAGTATTTCAGGTGATTTACTGAAAAGCAACAAAGGTGCGTTTATAAAGACAGAGGATGGACCTATCTTCCATCTCAGTAAGAAACTGTTTCGAGAGGTGGCATGGGAGCTCAAGAAGCAACACTGGTTTTGGGACTACTTTAATTTGGCACTTGAAGATACTATCCTCGTGACGCGATACGACACTGGTGATTACTATAAGACTCACCGAGACGAGTCGGTGTTCACGGCTATTTACTACACATGGAAAGAGCCAAAGACATTTACGGGAGGTGACTTGTATTTTGGTGATTTCAAGGTGCCGATCGAGAACAATAGTCTTTTGGTGTTTCCTGGACCGACATTCCACGAAGTGACACCTGTGCAAGGATCGGGGCGTTGGGCAATTTCACAATTTGTCAAACTCGGGAAACCTCCGAATGCCATGAAAGAGATGTATCACTACCACAATTTTCTTCACGCTTCCGCCTACAAAAAGGTTCAAGACTTGGTATTCAATTCACGCGAGTGGTTCTTGGGTAATTCGTCAGTTGAATTGTACCCTCGATTCTGGAAACTTCCTCTTGATAACAATGAATACGTGCGGTCACTTATCAACAGCGTTCTCGAGGAACATGATTTGCGGATTTTGCGTGTCTACGCGAATGGACAGTTTTACGGTCAAAATGGAAGTTTCCACCAGGATGACACACGTCCGGGTACGTGGACGTTTCTTTTGTACTTGAATGACATTGATCATGAAGCTATCGATGAATGGCACGGAACGACTGAATTCAAAACTGAAAATAGAATCATAAGTCAGCAGCCGATACCTAATCTAGGTGTTTTGTTCAAATCTGACTTGTTTCATCGCGGTCTTGCGCCTTCGAAATTTGTCACCGACATGCGAGTTACTCTGGCGTGGAAACTTGAAAAACGGGGGGATCGGCGTCGTTGATAGCACCCGGGTAGAGCTTGGCCAGATTTTCGTACATGAACGTGAATGGTGGAGCGACCGATGGATCGGATGTCGCTGCAGTGAGCTCGAATGTTGCAAACCACGGATACACTCCCTTACCAGACATGACATGATAAAGTGCTCTGTACTCCCATTGTTGTTGACTCCTTGCAAATACGTGGATCGTCTCTGGAAAAAACGACATGTAGACATTGCTCACGACATTACCATCTGGAAGAGTTGCGTTTGGAACGAATATCCCCATTTAATATGTTAAAAGAAAATTTAGAGCAAGACTTACACGAAGTTGATCACTCTGACTTCTTGAGACTCTGTGAGCCAAATTTGACTTGAAAATTAGAATGTCGGAATCACCTGGCGTGTACCGGGTAGATCCACTGTTGTCATCGATCGGCATAGATTCTGAAAAGTAAGTTGGATTTGAAAATATAATTTGACCAGAATTTTCAGGGACTCTGATGTAGTACACGACACTCAGATGTGAATTTGCATGGGTATGAATTTCTTGGTAGTCACCCTTCTCATAGACATTGAACCAACAATCTCTACACTCCATTTGTTTGTATTTTTTACCGCCAATTTCAGATAAGAATTGATGGGCATGTGACTTTGCCACTGTTATAAGTTCTTTCACGTGTGGATCATTTCTGATGTCTACAGCATCGAGTGAATTGTAGACACCAGAATCCCAGGTGTGACCCGGCTTGCTCTGTTTGAGTTCAAGCGCTTTTTTATACAAAGCTTCATTGTTGACCGTAGGACCCAAATTGTTGCGGTAGATGAGGGTTGGAAACCACGCCTCGATCATTACTCCGTGCCTTCAATTTTTTCTTCGGGTTCTGGCGCTGGTGGTGGTGAGGGGAAAGTAAATGACTGAATGAGATTTGAAAATTGAGACGCCATGTCAGTCGTCATCACGATATTTCCCGTGTTTGCAGTGGGTGGCGTTGTTAGGTCGTTGAAGATGCTCTGAAGTGTGTCTACTGAGAGAGTGATGTTACTCATGGGCGTGACCTGGCTTGGTTCAATAACATCCAGTGCATTCGGATACATATTTTTAAGTTCGGTGTAGAGTGCCTGATACCCGCAAATCAGATTAGAAACCTTTGTTGTCACGTTAAACCGTATGTTGGACTGTCCTCCCTGTTTTGCCGCTTTTCTAGATGGGAATACGTTGCAGTACGACGTCATCTGATACAGATCACATGACATATCAGGGCTCTGCATGACGTACAAAACTTCATTTGTGAAACTCATATAGACGTTGTTGACTGTAATTCCCGATGGAAGCGTGGCAGTCGGAACAAAGATGCCCATCGTTACTCTTTTACAATATATTTGTTGAGTCGGGGTAAAATGTCTTGAGTTGTGCGTAGAGCATCGAATGGAGAGACGCTGACACGTCAGTCACTGAAGCAGTAAATTCTATTTTCGTATCGCGTAACAGTCGCTGTCTCTCTGCATCGATACTAGGGTATATAGTGTAACACCCTCTGATGTCATACAGACCTTCTCCCTTTGGCATGATATATACAGGAAAATCTGAAAATGTCATGTAGACATTATTCACTATCACTCCGCACGGAAGTGTCCCCTTGTTCACCAAGAGTCCCATCTACTGTTAGCTGAGAATCTTCTTCGATGACCGGTACTGGTGGTTCCTGACCCTCTTCAAACACGTCAATCGCCTCTGGATATTGATTTTTGAGTTCTGTATATAGAATCTTATAAGGATCATCGAGTTTATGTGTAAGCACTGTAGCATCGATTCGAATATTTGATTTTTTGGTTTGCTGGTCACTGAAGACTTTGTAAAATGAGTTTATTCTCCAACCCCCACACATCTGAGCTGTGTACACCATCTCACCCGAAAAACTCATGTACACGTTACTGAGCTGAATTCCTGCAGGAAGTGTAGCGCTCGGAACAAAGATTCCCATATGTATTTGAAAACTTAATATTTTGGCATTACTGACGTGCTGCTACGATTTTTTCCAACTTCTCCACCTTTGCCGTAAGCTCCTTAATAGACTCTATGAGTAAAGCTGTTAAATTTCCGTATGCAACTGAATACATACCCTTTTCTGTCGTATGGACAACTTCGGGGAGAACTTCCAATACTTCCTGAGCCACAACACCGGCGTATCGTCTTTCTTTGTCCTCTTCATCTGTACGAGTAAAAGTATACCCATTGAGAGTTTTCACCTTTTCAAGTGAATTTTCGATTCGCTTCAGATTTGCTTTGTGCCGAATGTCTGAATATGCAGTGATATCACTCGAAGCTGTGATTGTACCAGTACAATAATAAGTTCCCGATGCAAAAGCTTCCCAGTTGTTTCCTGGGTTGTTCCAGATTCCAATACGCCCACTCGCCTCCAGGATAATCTGAGAAGCAACACGTCCACCCCAATGAAAACCAATGCGTGGTGCGCGTGCATTCTCAGTGCCACCGGTGGCATTTTCCAATCCATATTCACGAACCTCAATTGCAGCGGTGTCATACCCAGATCCGTAACTATATGAATATGGTCTCAATCTATTGACCTGTACTAGTGCTCCAAATGTACCACCATTACCAATGTAACTACCGCTATTATCTACGTACGAAACATCAGAACCAGCACGACGGAACTGAACAATTCTGTCACTGTTACTTCCAGCATTTATGTACCATCTCTCTGCGTGATATTCCAACTTTCCGAAACTTGTCCCGGCATCACCCGACCATGACGATGTAGAATTAAATTGAATACGCGTTCCATTTCCTATCATGTTAATACTCCCACCAAAGTAGGCGTTATTATTAGATAAATCCCAGTACACCGGCCATACTCCGTTTACCGTAGACCATCCCCCGTATCCGGCGTTGACGCCGCCTCTCAAAAGATACATCAAGTTGGAGTTACAATGCCAATATGCGGTCATCTGATCTGTGTCCTGGAACGTGATGGTAGGACTACCATTGTTTATTGTGAACTGTCCTCCTATCCGAGAATCGCCACTGACGTTACACGTACCGTTCACGTCCAGATTGTATGCGGGTGAATCGACATTGTTAATACCCACGCGCTTGTTTCGGCCGTCGAGCATTAATGTACAATTACTCGGAGAGACATAGTCGTGAGGATTTCCATATGCAGCATTTTGCCAACCGAATGACATACGATCACCGTATCCACCCGAACCGTAGCCGGCCCATCCACCAACGTTAATTACAAATTTACGATAGTCGTTGTTGGCCGTGCTGTTCGCTACAAACGAGATGGTTGAACCGTGTGTTCCGTTGGCTTGAGATGATGATATGATCATGTCCGAATACGACGAATTGAGAATAAGCTGAGCGCGCCCGTTTGCAGTTGAATCACCAAGAAGACCGGTGAAACGATTCTGACCACCACCAGCAAGACCTGTCCCCCAGAAGTAGCTTCGACCTGCAACTTCAAAGGCAGATGATGTCTGACTCGTACGAATACCAACACATCCACTGGCTAAATATATGAAATCACCTACACCTCCCCAATCATACCATCTCCATTGACGCATGGCGATTCGTGTAAAGCTCGACTGATTCTCAATAGTAAACCCATTCGTTCCGACATTTCCACCAAAGAAAGAGACATTGCCTGACAATCCCGTCGTTCCATTCACATCGAGTTTATACCCAGGATTCGTGATCCCGATGCCGACGTTACCAGCGGTGGGCTGCAGAACAACCGCACCAGTGGCACCATTGTAGTGACGCATAACGTCCTGTGTATCATTCTGGTAGTACATATACGAACCCGCATATGAGTATGCTACACGTCCTCTGAACGTTGTTCCGGAATAAAAGTGGAGTCGCGGATCAGATGTTCCCGCCGCACCCGCATCTATACGAATGCTTGGATTGGATGTTCCTAGAATATGAAGGAGGTCACCTGGATTCGTCACCCCAACACCTACGTTTCCACTCGCAGTCAGACACAGCTTATTGTTGCCCCCGTAGTATCCAAGGCCGAGGTAATTGGTTGCGAGTCCCTCACCTACGTGATTCCAAACGATTGTCGCTGAGTTGTTGGTCGAGAGAGCTTTGCCCAAAATCATGCTCGTCGTACTTCCGGCAGTAATGGTCGACGCCTGTATCACCGCATTTATACCACTCGTCGATGTATTGTCAACATGGAACTTGTACGAAGGTGCAATGCCGATACCAACTTGTTGTGTGGGGTTGATTGTCATCGCCAATGTCGGATCAGCACCGGTCGTCGCTGTTCCGTGTGTGTAAAACCGAAGAGTCGATTGGTAATTGGTTGAAAATGTGGAAACACTCTCAATCATCGATGCATAGTCAAAGTTGGTTGTACCGGGTGCACGTCCTAAAATGAGTCGAGCAGTATCTGAAGTTGTTGAGCCGACTCTTGTGTACCCTTGAATATCAAGTGTTTGTGTTGGTGTAGACGAATTAATACCTACATTCGAGGTGCTATTCTGAAGATAGATGTACGGATTTGTTGATGCAGCCGCCAAGCGCAAATCACCTGCATTGTTTCTGAGAGTCGCCGAGTTGGCGGGTCCGTCCGAACTTAAGTTTGGACCGTTCAAGTACAACTGGGTTGTTGTACCAGACGCGTTCGAAAGATACAACTGCGACGACTGCCCGGTATTACTCATTTGAACAGTCATTGTGGCCGGGTTCGTATTTGAGAGTTGGTAGACGTGCAAATTAAACAACGGAGTCATTGTGCCGATGCCAACATAACCAGGGGTGGCGGATCCATTGTGAATCACCATTGCATTACTCCAGACTGGTGTGTTTGCACGGTACTGGAAGATAAGGGGAGCGATACCTGAAGAAGAAGTAACCTCAGTCGTCACAATTCTGTGACCCGCGCCAGCGATGTTTGTTCCTGTCTTGAATTCAAGACCACCATTGCCACCCCAACTGGCGGCGTTCTGCATGATGCGAATTGTACCCGTTTGGTAAGCATCGGACACATTCGAAAATGACCCGGATCCACCGTACACATCGAGCGGTACGCCCGGGTACGTGTTGTAACCCACGCCGAATTGAGTCCAATTGTAGATTCCAATTGCGACGTTTCCTGAATTATAAAAGATTTGGTTGGTTGATGTCGGAACTTGACTGAAAATTGCCGCGGGTGGACCGACCCACTGAAGACTCGTACCAGTTGACGACAGATACTGATTAGCGATACCCGTTGACCCGTTGATTGAAATTGCAGTAGCTCCGAGACCAATTGCACCGTCGTTTCTGAAAGGCAAAACACCCATCGTCACGTTGGAGGCGTTGATATTCATCAGGGCTGATGCATTACCTGTTAAAAGTGTTCCACTCAAAAGTCCACTCACATTCATGGTCGATTGCACGTTTCCTCTGTAGATATTAGCAGTGAACACATTGGCAAATGCTGCCACGTTGACGTTCGAACTGAAAGTCGACACTATATTTGAGCTCAGGATATTCGCAAAGGTTTGTACAAAGAGTGATGTGACGTTTGCACTGTATGTATTCAGATTTGACACATTCGCTGTGACAATATTGGCCGATGCGATGTTGGCCGTGAGGATATTCGCCGTGTTGACGTTGGCTACGAAAGTCACGTTCAGGTATGACACATTTGCACCGGTACTGACATTCAGGTTCTGAACATTTGCCGTGACGATATTTGCCGACTGAAGATTCATCGTAAGAATATTAGCCGTGTTGACGTTGGCTATGAAGGCGACGTTCAGGTACGATACGTTAGCCCCGGTACTGACATTCAGATTTTGAACATTCGCCGTGACGATATTTGCCGATTGAACGTTTGTGGTGAGCAAATTAGCCGTGTTGACGTTGGCTATGAAGGAGACGTTCAGGTATGACACATTTGCACCGGTACTGACATTCAGATTTTGAACATTTGCCGTGACGATATTTGCCGATTGAACGTTTGTGGTGAGCAAATTAGCCGTGTTGACGTTGGCTACGAAAGTCACATTCAGGTACGACACATTAGCCCCTGTACTGACATTCAGGTTCTGAACGTTGGCCGTGACGATATTTGCCGATTGAACGTTTGTGGTGAGCAAATTAGCCGTGTTGACGTTGGCTATGAAGGCGACGTTCAGGTACGACACATTCGCCCCGGTACTGACATTCAAGTTCTGAACATTCGCCGTGACGATATTTGCCGATTGAACGTTTGTGGTGAGCAAATTGGCTCGATTGACGTTAGCAACAAAGGTTACATTCAGGTATGACACGTTAGCCCCGGTACTGACATTCAGGTTCTGGACGTTGGCTGTGACGATATTTGCGGTTTGAGTGTTGGATGTGACGATGTTGGCGGTGCCATAGACATTGGCAAGAGTCTGGACGGTGAGTACAGTTGCGTTTGCACCCGTAAAAACGTTGATTGACGCCATGTTTGCATATCCGCTGGTGATGATGTTCATGTATGATGCATTGACTGTGACTGCAAGCACATTCGCCACGTTGACTGAATTTGACACGTAGACGTTACCTGTAACGTTCATGGCCATTTGTGCTGTTGCAGATCCGATGTTTGCAGTCTGAAGGAAGGCGTTGGCGAAGAGGAGGGAGGGGCCACCTAGACCTGAGATTCCGGTAGTGGTTGGGATGATCACTCCGGTTGTTTGGGTGAATCCGGTGGCGAAAGTGTTTCCAAAGTGGTAGACGGAATTCTGAAAAGTGGAGATGTTGGTTACATTGACAGACCAAATGTTGGCTGTAAAGAGATTTGCTACAGTGTAAACATTCGTATTTGCCGAAAAGATGTTTCCGAACCGAGTCCCGGCTGTCCCGATTCCACATACTAAATCGACGGAGGGGACAATGTTACTTGCATGAGTCGTGACTCCTGTGACGGCGAGTGTCCCCGCCATGGTCACACCGGAAAGGGGACTTGTGAAAGAGGAAATACCCGTTCCTTGCACCGTGAGGTTCCCCGTGGCGGTGGTATTGCCCTGGGTAACCACATCACTGAAATTCGTGACGGTTGGCATACTTCTATTAAGGGGTGAGATTTAATTACTCAGCTCACGGATACTTTTTTACGTTGGATATATCAGAGAATGTTGTCGAACAGAACAATAAATAGACTTGTCGGTTCGGCAACAGTTGTCAATAATGCACCAACAAATGGTTCAACAACAGCTGTGTCTTTTCCAGGCACAACGGGAAGTTATGTTCAGATTGATACTTCACAAGCTTCACCAAACAGCAATAACATATTCATAGAAGCCTGGGTATATTTTGGTAGCATAGGTTCTACAGCTCAGACCATTTTTTCAATGGGAGGTCTAAGCACCGAGTACATGAGCATCAAGGTTGCAGATCAAGGTGGGCCAGAAATTGCCGGCCCGTTTACTTGCTCAACGAACGATGGCAGCTCAACATTTACTGCAAGTTCGGCTATAGGCAGGTCGTTTTCAGATTCCAGTCTGTATTATATACCCGGTGATTGGTTACTTTTTTACCTTCCGCAGCCCGCTCAATACTGGAATATGAATTTTCAAATAGAAATTTACATAACAAAAAAGGCTGGGACACCGGTAATGCAATGGTCACCCGACTTTTATGTTGTGGCGGATTTTGAATTTGACTTGGATGGTTTTGGAAACTGGGCGGTTTTCAATACTGTTCAATTGTTAACACCGGGAGGAGCTTCTTGGCCAGCTGGTGCATACAATACGACGTACACGTGGGTTACTGGATCTCCGCCAATCATTACATCTCGTAACAATCCAACGGCTCAGACGACTTATAGATTTAGACTCCGGGGAGGTGGGACGATAGATGGAACTTTTTATGAGATTTATGACCTTTTAGACCCACAACAGTTTGTACTTACCGGTAACTATAATGATTTTAAGGCCCAGGCTAATCAGTGGAACCATCTTGCATTTTCATGGACTAACGAATACGGGGGTTCTATTCATTCTTTCTGTAACGGAATGTGGGTCAGGTCGGATCTTTCATCGACACCTCTTTTCAGTGCAATTTCAAGTGTTGGTGCTTCGAATGCCGGAACGGCCACACCATTGAATGGTTATATTCGAGACCTTAGAATTATAAGAGGCGGGTATCCCCCAAACGGGTCGCCAACTAATTATTATCAAAATCCAAACTTTGTGCCTGAACAGACTTTTGGTGCTGGCACAGTCCCTTCTTATGTTTATGACGGCACGAATGTTTTCAATCTGATACCTTTTACGGCCCCTCCCACAGTGAAGGTTTACACTGGACTTGGAGTGGGTACTATGAATATGTACAATCGTCCTACTTGAGCAATTACGGAGTTTAATAGGTTGCAGCCGCTTCAGCATCTGTCAGGGCACGGTTGTAGACATTCAAAAAGTAAATTTGAGCACCGAGATATGCATCCGCGTAAGATGATCTACCTACATAAGTATTCGTGTACGACTTGTCAGTTCCTTTGTAAGTCATTGATGTGTTGGTCACGACAGCTGTACCGTTTACCCATATTTGAACGCGACCTTTAGTTCCTATTGTCGGATTATAAACAACTGATATGTTATAAACTGTGTTAAGTGCGATGGCCACGTTATAATCCGTAATTTGCTCGGCCCCATTTTCTTTGTACTGAAAACGAAGCGGGGAACTGCCCGTGCCCGGAATGGTCAAAAACATATCACCAACTCCATTGACCCCACTGTTGAAATCAAACACGCGAGCCCAGTTGTTATAGCCAGTCCATGCAATTTTCATTTTAGCTGAAAACCCACTTGTACCAAGATTAAACGTGCGTGTTCCCCAATTAATAAACTGAGATGAAGCGGATGTGAATGTGACGAAACTCGTACCGAAGGATGGGGCTGTCCCGGTGTAACTCGAAGTTCCGACAGGCTGGATCGTAAATATGTAATTTGCTAGACCAGGGGCTAAACTTGACTGGAGAGAGTTGTAATAGGTTGAAACTTGTGCGGCGGTCATAGGATACGGAAAGAACCACAGGTAATTAAGTGATGTACTTGACGTATTCATAGGGTAGAGAGTATCCGGACTCCATACTACATTCGTATTTGGTGCATTATTTGGCGTATTAATAGCGACAGTTACCGCACTACCGCCATTCAAATACATAGTCAATGAAGTCCCGTTAAATACAGCAATCAGATTATATGCTATGCCGTTGTGTGAAATACTGGAATAGTATCCAGAGTTTTCACCACTGGCCCAATTACTCGTCCATAAAATTTGACTACCGCCAGCTTGTATGTAAAAAGATGGATTTCGTGGAAAATCTGCGAAAGGATTGACACCCGAGTGAAACAAGTTACGCCAATTACTGAATAAGGCACCTGATTTGAACCAAATCGAACATGTAATTGAAGAGTTATTTGTGATGCTCGTACTTGACCAAGATCCTCTGTTTGTACCCGCTGGGTTAACCTGCCATGTATTATAATAACCTACACCATACTGAATCTTCTGACACTGTGACATGGAAATTGCCCCTGAAGCAGGGACGGACCCCCCAAATCCTCGAAACCCGCCCATATTTTTGGTCGCGTTTCCAAGAGTTGTTCCGACGTTACCCACGGTAATCGTCGCGGTCGTCGACGGAATGATCGACATCTAATTTATTCAGAGATTACATTTGAGGTTGGTTCTGGTACCGGTGGCGCGTAGTTGACCAATGAATCCTCTGACCCTGGATACATCTCCTTCAGTGCCATGTAAAGAACTGTAAATACGCCTTGCTCAAGATTTGAGTAAGGGACCATCAGAGCCTCGCGGATATTCGTGTCTGGCTGTTTCATCGGATTTGAGAAAACTCGGTAATATGAGCTCAGTACATATTCCCCTGTGTATGGATGTTTGAGAGTCTGGACAGCTTCCCCTGAAAAGCTCATATAAACATTACTGACGGAAATGTTTGACGATGGAAGAAGAGCCTCTGGCACGATGATACCCATGTCTACTCTTTGAGCAGAAGTTTTTCGAGGCGTGCGAGACGCTCGTTCGTCGTCCGTAAGGACTCGTCAATCTTGAGTCTTTCTGCTCGCTCCTCCTTGACCGCCTCGACAAGTAGACTGACTATACGCTCGTATTGAATCGTCAAGAAATTCTGACCAGACTTTGATTTACCTTTCCCGACATCATAGTCGGTACCCTCGTCGAAAGGTGCTGGTTTGACAACCTCCGGAAGAACCTTCTGAACTTCCTGGGCCGAAAGACCCACATAGACATTGTCGTCGGTAAAACCGTTTTGTCGGGCAGTTTCGTTATGGATGTACTTGAATGCCGTCAGTGAGCAGACCTTGTCGAGGGGGTTCTCAATCAGTCCCACTTTGGTCTTGAGACGCTCGTCGGAAGAAAAGGCGGTGATATCACCAGTGGCTGTAAACGCTGCGTAACATCCGACTGTCGCGTTTGTTCCACCAGAACCACCCCCCTGGAAATAGTTAAGATACATGTTATAAGCACCATTTGCACAATCGAGATGGAGATTACCGTTTGAGCATACAACGGATGCATTTGTACTAGAAGAATAAGTGTTCCCTGCTCCAACTTTAAGATATGAACTCCATGTAGCATTCGGGCCGTAATAAGACATTGACGCATCGCCGTTATAGACATGGTGTCTGTACGCCGGCGTCGCAGTTCCTATACCTACGAAACCTGATGGCAAAATTCTCATGCGTTCAACCGGGTTCGCATCGGTCGTTTGTTTTGTCCAGAAAAGAATAGCGCCATCCGCATTTCCCCCCGTAAATGTAGTATTAAATACACTTATTTCAGCGAGATGCTGAATTACAGGCCCGGTTGCATTCGTCACGGCGTGCCAAGCAATTCGGCCTATTCCATCCCCCTGTGTGATGATTGTTGACGCCTCACCTCGACTTTTCAGAAATGCGAAATTAGATGTTCCAACATCATTCACGGCTCTCTTGATAACAAGACCCCAGTCACCTACCGGATGAGATATCTGAACCGCTGAAGCAAGCTGAGCAGTAGTTGACAGAACTGATAGCTTATTTGGTGGGGTCGCCGTCGTCCCCACGCCAACAGATGTCGTCGCTAGGACTGTCGGAAGTGTAAGTGTGTTTGTGGCTATTCTGGCAGATCCGTTCACGTCAAGTATGTATCCAGGATTTGTTGTCCCGATACCCACAAAGCCACTTGGGTTGATAATCAAAGAGGTGGCCCCTGTTGATGTTTGTGCACTGAAAACATTACCAGCACTCAATTGCTGAATTGTGAAGGCGTTTCCCGATGTTGATGATCCGTACAAGAACACATTCGAACCCTGAAGAACAAGGGGCTGTGACGAGGAACCCTGAGCGAAGCTCATCTATTAAGGACTATGAAAATATACTCACCCCACTTCCCGAAAACACGATAGATCCAGTAGAACCCGTAAACGAAAGAGAGGCAATCTGGACAACGTCTTGATTCGCTCCACCTGACGTTAAATTTCCTATAGAACTAACGACCAGGCGGAGATAATTGTAATAATTCGTAGTGCGTGCAGCTGTAAATGTTTTTGGGGTTGAAGTCGCCCATGTTGTAATTCCAGCCTGTGCGTCAATCACAGTCCAGCTATTTTGATCATTTGAACCCAAAAGTCGAAAGTCTCGAGGTGAACGTGTAGTTTCATATCCAGATCTACCCAGAATGGTATAACTTACGACATTGATTGCCTGCTGGCTATAAAGCTGAATCCAGTCGCCGAATGCATATCCTGCAGTTGTGAATGCGGGAGGACTGTTATAAACACCAGTTCCTGCATTGTACCGGCTCACGCCTGGATCCCAATATGTGGAGTTGTTACCATCAAATGCTCGCCATGTCGTGTCGTTGAACCCAAGAGGTGTATATTCGTCTTCGAAAGGATCATTTGTTCTTACCATGAAATTGTCACTCCCTGAAATGAGCCAGACGGTCGGTAAAGTATCAACAAATTGCGGGAACCCAAACCCATTTGCACTATTTATGATGTACTGGACAGCACTAAGAGTCGATGTGACGGTTCCTCCATTAATAACCATAAAAGTCCCCCAATTTCCATTTTGGTAATACTGAAGTCTTACGGATGTATTCGTGTAAGGGAATGCAAATTGCATATCCTTCATAGAATGTCCAATCATGTATGTCTGCCGCATCAGTGCAATGTCTTTACTTCCAGCAGAATTACCACCGTTGCCGTCTGCAATCTGGGTGACAGCGACACGCTTTCCAGCTGTATTGGAATAATTTGATCCACCCGAAGTGGTGACTGCTCCGAGATTTTCATCAAAAACAGACCCACCAACCGGGATTATCTGAAGAGTGGACATGGGGTATAAAACATCATGATCTACATTTGCTGTTCCTGTTCTTGATGCAAGTATCGGGACTGTCGAAACGAACATATGGTAAAATGTTCCAACTGTAGCATTACATGTAATAGCAGTGACTGTGTTGGCTGAAAGTGCAGTAGTACTGGTAACAGTTCCGGCTATAGACGTGTTGTAGTAGTAACTTACGGTTCCACCTGAAGTTGGTGAGTAGCAATAAAATGTATGTGGTTCGTTGCGAGCTGCAACAAATCCAAAAAGAGTTCCTATACCAGCAAAAGGAACTACGGCTTGCTGATTGTCAGTTATGTTGACGAGATCAAAAGGTTTGCCATTGCTAAAATACCATTTACCGGCCGTCAATGCAAGGTCTCCTGACACCGGTTCCGTCGTTGAATTTAAAACTACAATTGTAGTTGGTGAAGTTGGACTTGGTGTGTATTCGAACAAAACGGTACCTTTGTACGGACACACATATCGACATGTCGTAGTCACCATGCACACAAATCGAAAGTTGTCACTCGTTGCAAGACTTTCAGTCGATTCGAAAATATCTGTGAATGGTGACGTCATTGGCTGTGTGGGGTATGTTGTAAATCCCGTTGTTGCCATCTAAGTTTAGTCAAGATTTTAAGAATATGTATAAGATACAATCACAATACCTTGAAATCCGTTCCCCCCTCTCGTCGTGAAAGTATAGGCGAGTGATGCGCCACCACCGCCGCCACCGTAATACGTTGCCGGTTTTCCGTTTGCATTTACAGTTGTCATATCATTACTGCCGTTGCCACCACCCCCAGTTCCGCCTAGTCCAGCTGTACCGGGCGACGCAAGCAGCGGTGGACCATAAACGCCTCCGCCTCCGCCGCCACAATACGTCTGTGAAGTTCCTGAAATTGAATAAGTGACTCCGTTTCCACCGTTTCCACCGACGGCATTTGAAGCATTCGCACCAACAGAACTGGCACCTCCGCCACCTCCAGCTGATCCACTTTCGTAACCAGTACCACCCGCGCTACCTTGGCCAGCTGTCCCCGCCGCTCCAGCTGCGGCACCCGCGAACTGAGATCCACCTCCGCCGCTTCCGCCGGTTGTTGGAGTTTTGTTGGTCGGGTGACACCCGCCGCCGCCGCCACCCCCAACTGCAGCAGTGAGACCCGTGATTGATGAATTCCCGCCTGATCCACCGACCGTGCCAGTTCCTCCCGATGCCCCGGATGTTGTTCCGATGCCCCCTGCTCCGACTGTCACCGTGTACACACCTGGCGTGAATGTCTGACTTGCGTAATAGACATGCCCCCCCGCGCCTCCTCCGCCGCCACGATCGCTTCCACCAGCTCCACCGCCAGCGACAATTAGAACCTGGCATGTGACGGTTCTGTAGACAATAAACGAAGATGTACCAACTGTCGCGAATGTGTGTATGATGGTGGTATCCAATGTAGTAACGGTTCCACCGTTCGCCGGTAAATTTACACCATCGACTTCAAGTATGACACGATCCGCGTCCGAAAGTGGCGTCGAGAAGAGCTCCAACTCAAATAGGTTGCCATTGTAATACGCAGCGTTTCCGCCACGACCTATGATGAAATAGTTACCGGCGTCATTCTGCATGTTAATACTGTTTCGACTAAGCGATGCGGTATTTCCATTGACGTATATCGGAACGACGGTTCTTGCGGTTGCTTTGTGGACTATCGAATTTTTCGCGCCTGCAGTAATTATAGTCGAACTCAGAACATAGTCTTCACTGTTGCCGACGTGGGAAGGATAATTCCCGGACGATCCTTCATTCGTTGTTCCGTCACCGAGCCAAAACTTCTTTTCATACGGAGTAGACCATGTGAACCCAATTCCGATAGCCTTGAACAGGATACACCCACCGGTATTATTCGAGACGACATATCGCAAGGTGAATGATCCGGCACCCATGTTGAACGGGACCGAACTGTTATAGATCCAGGTCGATGACCCATTGAATATCATCGAGTACGGGCTTGTTGTTAGATTGATCACTGGCTGACTTGACGTGGTCGTCTGTGATAGATTATACCCATTGGATGTCTGATCGTAAAGTGTCGTGACGTAGCCTGTCGCCCCCGCAAGCCAACTGACCAGAGTCTGTCCGGAACCTGATGCCGTCGTCAAATTGCCGAGCGTATCCGCGTAAAAGTCTTGAGTTGCACTTGTTGTCCCGTTGCGTATATTCACGACCCTCGAGTAAAGAGACCTGAGTGACCGCAAACTGTAAACACCGACGACAGAAGCTGCAGCTCCCGATGAAATTTGATTGAGAACGGGAGTTGCGCCCGTGAACTGTGTGACGGTCGTAAGACCATCCCTATTCGTGGCCGAGACCGTAAAGAGCTCCTGGGCAACAGCTAACGATGCCGAAAGATTCAAGGCGTAATCAGTCGAACTTGTGACTGAAAGTCCAGTTCCGGTCGGAGCCAAGGACCACGTGATCCCGTTGGCAGGTTGCAAAGCCGTTTGGGAAACAGACGTGGTTGCTCCGATCGTAAAAGTTTGTGCTCCGGGATTCGTAAGGACCGGAGTTAGGATCGGGCGATTTGTGAATTGGGTTGGAGTTGGACCGAAACTCGGACCAGATGCGGTGATCGCTGTTATCTCACTTGCGCTCAGGACACGTTTATACATAGCCAAGTAGAATATGTCAGCGTTAAGAGCACCATCACCTGAATATGTTCGACCAGAACCTACAAATACATTAGAAGACGTAAAATTTGCTAATTTTGCAGTAGGGGTAAATGTTGTTCCTAAAACTCCATTTTTGTAGAAATACATGGTGCCATACGTACCCACATTTGGGTCGTAAATACCAATTATAGTATATGTGGTGTTTTGTGCATAAGACCCGAAATTTGCAAGGACTTGTTGAGATGGGTTGTAATATCCATAAAGGAGGATATCTGACGTCGTATTTCTCTTAAATAACATCGATGGGTTCACATTTTCTTGATTGATACAGAAGATTCGTTCAAAAAACCCAGGTGAACCCGTGAATTGAAATTTGCATGCAAATGAAAACCCAGAGGTTGTCATCGGAAATGTCTGGGCCCCAAAATCAACAAATTGGCAAGACGATGACGTTTCAGAGACTGCACCCGGATTGAACCTGACGCGATCGGATAGAAAACTAGGAGCAGTTCCACCCGGACTCGTATAACTTGGATAAGACCCTGTAGGGGCCAAGTAAATATCAGGACTGGCGTTATTTTTGATAGTCATTCCCGTCTGATAGTACTGTGCCGCAAGTGAAAGCACGGTCGTCCCACCGGACACATACGAAGGGCTCGCAAGGCCGAACGGTGCTGCCCCTGGTGTGAAATTGCCTGTCGGAATTGTTCCTCCACGAGTTACACGGAGATCTTGGATGTAGCCATTCCAGGCATATGTACTAGGAATGTTGAACGGATTGTTCCCGATGAAAGTATAAGTCACCGAGTACCTTGCAGGATTACTTGCCGTCGAGGTTGTTCCGACTAGTCCATTGACCCAGACGTAGGCAGTCTGATTTGCTATGTTGTAACCAAAAGCGACGTGGTACCACTGTTTCACATTCAGGGCCGTTCCGTAAATCGGGCGAAGAATAGACCCATTCTGGGTGTACATGTAAGCTGTCAGTTTTGCGACTGAACCATCAACATACAGTCCAAAGTCCTGGACGGTACTTCCGACATTCTCCTTTTCATAGATTGCTCCACCATTGGTCGCCGTCCAATTTGCACCGTTCCAATAGACCCAGGCTTCAACAAAAACATTCGAAGTGCTCGGATCGTAATTCACTGGGTGTGTCGGGGGAAAGAGCATGTAGCTTCCATTAGTCCCGGGCAAAGTTAGACTGGAAGGATTAAAGTATTGCTCGGCCAGACTCAGAACTGTCGATCCACCGGTGATATACGAAGGTACATTGAGACGAAACGGGGCTTGGGCCGGTGTGAAGCTGGTCGTCGGGACGATGCCACCATTTACCATCCGAAAGTCTCGGATGTAACCGTTAAACGGGAAGAAAGTTCCCGAATTTCCAGCGCCTATCGTCATATTTGAAGATGAACGAGCTCTCGCCGTACCAGAGAAAACACCAACTGTACTTCCCACGACGCCATTTACAAATCCGTATACCCTATTATTTGTCCTGTCAAAAGAACCGGCTACATGATACCATGTCGCAGTTGCCAATACAACATTATTAGTTGAGTTTATACCTGAACCTGCTGTATTCCAAACTCTAAACTGCATCGTTGAGGCATAATTCACAAGAAGTCCCATGTCTTCGCTGCCTGAATCGCTGACCGTGAAGACGAACCCGTTCGTTGCCGAGTTGAGATAGACCCAAGCTTCTACAAATACATTTGACGTAGAAGGATCCGCCTTTGATGGAAAATAAGGACCAAGATTCATAACATTTCCAGAAGTCCCTGGAAGAGAAAGTGCCGTATTGCTGGTCGGTGCACCTCCATAAGTTATGGTTGCTGTTCCTTGGAGCTCACGATTGCTCACTCCAGATCCCGAACCATAAGTTACAGCGGCTGTGCCTTTGTAAACCTGGGCGTTCCTCGCCGTCAGGCTCATCTAGTTTTACTTTAGATTTTAAGAGGGTGGTGTGGGCCATGTGGGATTTACAGGATCTGTTATTGTATTTGGAAGGTCACGGAGTGCCTGACGATACACGACCCACTTTTGTTTGGTATTGATATCGAGGGGGGTATCATTCATCTGGGTCCAATCACACTCAATTAAAAGTCCATTACGTTTTTGACGAATTTCTTCATACATGTAGAAAGGATCGATTGTTGCAGTTCCATCTGATCCTATTTTTATGTTTTTCACTGTAGTCTCATCACTTACGTCAATAAATAGATGATTTTCCTCTGAAAAATCCCGTTTCAGGCAAATTTCGATATCATCGTTTTTCTCGTAAATGGCACATACATTGAGAGTTTCTTTATGGATAATAGCAACTTTCATTTACTATTAGTAATCAGATAAATTCCCATGCTGTTATATACGGCACACCAACTTCACCGAACTGTATGGACCCAGCACCTAACCATGCTTTTACTGTATATGTGTATGTGCCAGCTGAAGGTACGTCGACGGCGTGAATTGAAAACATATGATTGGTAGAGCCAGCAGTTCCTGGGTGATAAAGAGTTGCATTTCCTATTGGCGTGGCATCTCTGTAAACACGCATATTCACCCAGTCATTTACACCACTAACTGGTTGTAAATCCCCTGAACACATGACAAAAACGGGCTTACCAACTGTTGTAATTGAGACGGTGGCAACTGTTGTCGGTGTCGTAGTATTTACTGTAATCGCTGACCCTGTTCCAACTATATAGTTTGTACTGTTTGTTGATGTTTTCAGTGCACCAACTATATCTAATTTTACAGTGGGATTCGTCGTCCCAATTCCAACACCAGCAATTACGCCCCACCCCATATCCCGACCGATTCCAATCTTGTTTCCACTGTAATACATGAAACTCACAAGACGATCACCGGAATCGTGAATAGCACATTCAGTTGTGTTAAGACATTCCATCATGAATCCAGCTGTATTCGAATTCCACGAAGACCCGCCTCCATAATTGAGGGACCCGTCACCAATCGTGAGAGTTCCGGCTCGCATAAAATTATTGGGAACAGCGTATGGAACTGTATTTGTGATACCTACAACTCCTCGTATGTCCAGACTGCAATTTGGAGCTGCTGTCCCGATTCCAATCTGTGTCGCGCTCACAAAAGGGACCGTCAGAGTATCAAAGTTGAAGACTGTATTGGTGGCATTCGAGGTAAATCCCGAGGTGACCACATTCCCAGTGACCTGTAGCGCGTTGACGCCTGGATTGCTTGTTCCGATACCCACATTCCCCTGGACGATCAAACCGCCAGTAGGTGCTGTGAATGCGTTGTAGCCAGATCCAATACCGACGCCACCACTCACAGTGAGCAAAGACCCGGGATTGGTTGTACCGATTCCCACGTAACCTGTCGCATTTTGATACAGTCCAAGGTTTCCAATACCTCCACTTGAACCACCGGTACGGACCAAAAATGCGTTATTATCATAAATAACAGTTCCGTTTGAATAATTGAATTCAAGTCTCTTGTCCGTGTTGTATCCTATGAGACTGTATGTCGTCCCTGCTGTCCATGTCCCTGCAAGTAATATGTTTCCATTATTGAGTGATAAGAGTTGTCCAGGGGTCGCTGTCCCGATGCCGATATTTCCAGTGTTGTAATAAATTATCGATCCCGCCGTCGTCCACTGGGAGACTGCAGACCCTCCCAGTGTCGTGAGTGTACCTTTGACGGTACAGTTGCCGTAGATGTACACATTCGAAAATATATTCGACGTGCTCATCGATGCCTACTCTAATTTCATTTTTTAATTCGTCGCTTATCCATCGCCTCTAGAGCAGTTTTGTGATAGATGCGCCGATTGACTGCTTGTTCCCGTCTCCTTAGTTTTCGCTGAGATTGAGTTAAAATTCTAGGCCTGAGCCTCGGTCCAGTACAGATTGTACGAGGATGTCGTGATGTTCTGGTTCAGAGCGGCAGCCGCAATCATAAGTGTGTCAGGTCCATCCGGGTACATGCGATTGCCACCGATGATGGTGTTTGACAACTCCTTGAGCCCCGTAAGGTCGATGGTGGTCTGATTGTTACCAATGCAGAACATGGAGAAGATGCGTTCACCCGAACCTGCAGTGTATCCACCTCCCGACCATGACACCGCGTACTGCGTAAAACTTGGTTGACCACCCTGTGCAACAGCGTTAATCGGGAGCCATGTGAATGTCGTGGCGTCAAAACCAGCCGGATTCAAAATGCCCAAAATGTTCAACGTGCCGTTGGAGCCAACGCACGTCACATCGAGCTTCTGAAGCAGTAGCTGCGCACGATTCAATAAGTCACGGATCCCGATGTCACCGATGATACCGTTACTGACCGACGGTGAAAGGCGCAAAAAGAACAAAGGAGTTGCCGTTGCACCTGCCGTCAGTGTTGACGTACGATTGAACTGGAAATTGAAGAAATATCCGCGATCCTGGTCAAACTGACCGTCCATGATGAATGCCGATCCCCAATGTGTCAGAGATGGGCCACATGTGCACGACACCAAGTTGACCGAAGCACCGATCGCGTGCGTCGCTGCGGCACCTCCAGAGAATACACGATTCGTATCTGCAATGTTATATGTCAGATTGGCAGCTCGAGTCAAGCCGGTCAGAGTGTTTGTCGTCTTGCCCGTGTAAGCCATCAACTCCTGGTCAATCATCACAGTCCCCGCTGAAGGCCAGTACGTGGTGGCGTCCACCAAGGTAAGTGAAGTGTCACCCGTTCCCATCGCGATAGCAAGTGTAGAGAATGCTGCGTTCGACTCGTTCACAATCTCGTAACGGACGGGCATATTACCGGTACGCATGAACGCCTCATCATTGACGTTGTTGTTTGCCATTCGATGAACAAAGACCCAGTTGCCGTTGGTCCCACGAATCATGAAATCGATGAAACCTGCACCGTACCAAGTGTACTGGATCCCAAGCATTTGCATGCGCGTCAGATCCACATTAAACCCACTTGGACCATTTCCATCGATGGTGTCCCTGTTAAAAAGAGACTGGGGGATGCGCACCTCCTTAATCTTACACGCCTTGACACCAGATGTGATATTAGCCGAACCACGAAACGGTGGATTGACTGTCATTGCAGTCTGTGAAGAGATGCCAGTGACTGTATGCGTCATTCCGCGGATCGTAATACGATCACCCACCTTGAGCTGGTCCTGAAAACGTGTGAGTGAATTTCCAGTAATAGCCTGTGAATTAACGTTGACCGTCACAAGGCCGGCTAATTGAAAAGTACTTGAACGCTTCACGACCCACAAGTTAATTCCGTCAAACTCCCAAAAGATGCCATTCTGATCCTCAAAGACACCTGCACGCACAGCAGCGCCGTGCCAATTACGCACGACGAAACGAGGCTGATCACCTAAATTTGGTGTTGTCGTAGTCAGAGTTGACTGGGCCTGTACGTTCAGTGTCGACGACTCTATTACTTCTGTGATTGTGTAAGTGTTATTATACTCGGACGTGGTGAGACCACGCAGGATGACTGCCGCTCCTCTTTGAGGCGCACCGTGCACAATGTCAGTCGTGACGGTGATGTTTGAACCTATGGCCGTACCCGATGCCACGACGCTCACAATGTCGTTATTGGGGCAAAACAGAGTACCAGATGACCAGAGAAAGCCTTTGCCAGATTGGTAGCGAAAAACCTTTTTGGACTGGCGAAGAACATTCGAACCATAGGTTGGCTGATTCACGGAAATCAAAACACCTCCATCAAATGGACGATGGACGACGGTTGAGTATGGCTGAACATAAATCGAACCACCAGTGCTTGTTCCTGTCCCCGTGACAGATGTGCTCGAAGTGAAGGTGAATCTAGTTGCCGTCGGTACGGAATCAATGAAAAAATTGCCTAGGGTGCTCGTTCCGAGAGTCCCGGTAACGGCCGTCCATGACGTTGAGGCGATCGGAGTTCCCGGTACAAGTCCGTGAGTCGTGGCGGTTGTCACCGTAACAGTAGTTCCGGTTTGTGAAATAGAACCGGCTGATGTCGCCACCTGAATCTTAGCCTGTCCGTTGTTAAAAACACCACCTAGACGGCACACGGTGTACTGTGTAAAGATCGATGCAGTTGGATTTGCAGCGACGAGTCCCTTCGCGATATATGTAAAAGATGTACCGGCTGTCACTGCCGTCACCAGGAAGAACCCCTCGGCACGGTCAGCTGTTTTGACGGCATTCGTCAAACCGGTAATAGAGATGACCGATGCAAGTGCGGGAGGTGTTGCAGTGAAAACTGTAATCACAGATGGAGTTGCTGCATTGGTCTGTACGTTTGTGACTACTAGATCCGTACCCGGAATTTCATAGAAGGAGGGTGTTTTACGAACCTCCTGGTAGGTTTGCCACTTGGTCGCCTGTAAACCATACTCGAAATCGGCATCGATGACAGACTGTCCTAAAGAGACACGTTGCCGCTCGATGGCGTCCGTCCCAAAGTCGTACGGACGAGTCTGATTATTCAAGATGAAAGGCATCCTCTAATAAGTACCTAGATAAAAGACCATCTGTTATTCGCGCCAGTCCACATCAGATTCACCGATGTCCATGCAAGCTGGATATAAGCATTTGACTGGCCATCAATTTTGTCCGCACCGGACATCTGAATCACGATGTTATAGGCGGCATTTGTGCCTGCAAGTCCAGATTCATCCTTAATGTTGTAAACCTTGCCACGAGTCAGGGTTGCGCCTTGAGGAAGTGTAACTGTTCCGCCATTTGTCATACCGATGTAATAATCTGAAGACAGGGCTGTGTATGAGGTGGATCGGCCTGTCACAACCTGTGAAACCACCAAGGAAGCGGATGCCATCGGGTTCGGAATGTACGAGCTCAGGGGTGTTACGGCCACGAATGTGCTTGTCGATACAAGTGCCACGGTTGTTGAAGGCCCAAATGTGGCGTCCAGGTAGTAAAACTTGGTAATGTCAGTCACGTTGAGTGGTATCGTCACAGATGTGCTAGGATCCTGTGTGTACGTAGGGGTATACTGGTATGCATATGGACCTATCGTGCTCGGCAATGATGAATCTGAAGATGAACTTCCCACTCCAATTTGCATTAAAAATTGACTGGTCGCGTTGAGACACACCTGAATCTGGTAAACACCCGCCTGGTAAAACTGCAAATTCCCGTTTGAAGTCACGGACATGATGCCGCTCGCTCCAGTCTGTGTCCAACCTGCAGCTGAAGTCATTGGCACGTGATATGTATTTGAGGCAGATCCCGACTCTAGTGGAGTTGCCTGTGCAAGGGGGCTCGAGAGTGTTGACCCGGATGTTGTGACGAGGATACCCGCTGCAGCATTCACTGCGCTGCTGATGTAATTACCGAAAGGGGCAATCTGGATGTACGTGCCGTTCTGAGACCCAGTGACACTCGACCCTGCCGTCAAGTAGTAAGTACCAGACGTGACTGCGCTTCTGCAAAAGACGTCCAGATAGTAATACTTGGAAATGTCCTGAACATTCACTGGGATTGTGATCGAGTCACTGGGGCTTGCAGCTGATGAGATTGTGTACACGTACGTATAGGCACTGGTACTGCTCAAAAAGGCTGAACTTGTGTTTGTACCAAGAGCCACCTTGACGACTGGCGAATCCATCACGAGAGCCATCGTAATCTGATACAGACCGGTCGAACTGAACTTGATGAGACCCTGTGCAGTGATTGTGTAGCTCGAAACTGCCTGGATTGCATTCTGTGTGAAACTCTGTAGAGGAACGTGATACGCTTGAAGAGTTGGGGCATCAGTACTCGTCGCAAAAGATGTTCCAGTTGCTAAATTTGTGCCCAAAGACAGTAAAGTGCCCTGATTGACACCATTCCATGTACCGCTGATCGTACCAGATGCGGTGATATTTGTACTTGTAATTGAGTTTGACACAAAGAGATTGCCGGTGACTGTTAAATTTGCACCTGGATTTGTTGATGAACCAATAGCTACGTTTCCAGATGCATAACTCAACGGTCCACCTGTTGTTCCCGACCATTGAGATCCTACGAAACCGACAATATTCGTCGTGAAGATGTTGGCGATGTTAGCCGTTGTCACGTTCATGCTCGGGGTTGAAATGTTTGCACTTGCAGTCAGACTTGTCGTCTCAAGGTATGGGATACTTATAGTATCAAAATTGAATACAATATTCGTAGCATTCGACGAAAACCCACTTGAAATGATATTTGTGGTTGTAATTGCGTTTGAAACGAAAAGATTACCGGTGACGGTCAAATTCGCACCTGGATTAGTTGATGACCCGATAGCCACATTACCAGTGTTGTAGTAGAGAGGTCCTGGATTTGTCCCCGACCACTGAGAACCAACGAAACCGACGATGTTCGTCGTGTAAATGTTGGCGATATTGGCTGTGATCAGGTTGGCAGTGACTATGTTTGCACTGGTTGACACGTTCAAGACGCTCACATTGGCGTATGAAGTGACATTGAGAATCGGGGTGGAAATGTTTGTGCTTGCAGAGATGTTGCCGGCGACGGTCAAATTTGACCCTAGACCCGTGCTCGTATTGATTCCGACATTCCCAGTCGCGTAATACAGAGGACCGCCTATCGTTCCGACCCACTGTGAACCGACAAACCCCACTATATTTGTCGTGTAGATGTTGGCGATGTTCGCCGAGGCAAAATTTGCAGATGCGAAATTTGCCGTACTTGTCACATTGAGGTTGAGAAGATTCATGGTGGTTACATTAGCAGTACCTATGTTAGCAGTGACCAGGTTTGCCGATACAACATTCGCTTGACTAGACACCGTCAAGTATGTCACATTCTCTCCTTCAGACACGTTAAGTGTCTGAACGTTACTCGAGACTACGTTTAGGGTTTCAACGTTGGCCGTCAAGAGGTTTGCCGAGGTGATGTTAGCTAGGGTGGTCACCGAAAGAGTTGTGATATTTGCTCCCACTGACACATTTAAAGTCTGAACATTACTTGATACCACATTTAAAGTCTGAACATTACCTGAGACTAAATTAGCCGATGAAAGATTGGCAAGACTTGTCACTGAAAGGGTTGTGATATTTGCTCCAGAATTCACATTCAAAATTGAGATGTTACTCGAGACTACGTTTAGGGTTTCAACGTTGGCCGTCAAGAGGTTTGCCGAGGTGATGTTAGCTAGGGTGGTCACCGAAAGAGTTGTGATATTTGCTCCAGAATTCACATTCAAAATTGAGGTGTTACTAGACACCACATTTAAAGTCTGAACGTTGGCAGTGACCAAGTTTGCGGAGGCAAGATTGGCCAATGTACTCACCGACAATTGGGTTATGTTGGCTCCGGTAGACACGTTAAGTGTCTGAATGTTACTAGACACCACATTCAAAGATTCAACATTCCCAGTAATCAAATTTGCGGATGAAATATTAGCTAGGATTGAGACGGTCAAGATGGGAACATTCGCCCCGGATGTAACAACCAGTGATTGTATATTTCCGGAAGTGACATTTGCCGTGACTACGTTTAAAAATTGGTTGTTTGCTGTCAGGATGTTTGCACTTGTCATGTTGGCCAGGGTAGTCACCGACAACTGCGTGATATTTGCTCCCACTGACACATTCAAAGTCTGAATATTACTTGATACCACATTCAAAGTCTGAACATTGGTGGTAACCAAGTTAGCACTGGTGAGATTTGACTGAGAAAGTACACTCAAGTTTCCAGTGGCGACTATATTTGAAACTGAAATTGAGTTGGAAACTTCTAGGTTTGTCAAGAGACCGACGGATGTGATATTGGACTGGGCTGGGGTTGCGAGTGATCCGAGGATTGATCCATTTAGGTTTGATATTCCAACGACATTCATGGTCCATAAAGTCCCCACGGAGGTTACGTTGGTTTGGGTGTTTTGGACTTGGTTTGCCGCGACCGCTCCGTAAAGTCCAGTGACGGGTACATTTGTCAGACCAAAACCAGAACCTGTATAGTTTCCAGTGACTGTTATGTTGTCTGACAGAACTCCATTACTCACTGTCAAAGCATAACCTGGACTGACTGAGGTATGGATTGCAACATTGCCCCACGGATCAACCACCATGGCCAACGTCTGAAAGTCCCAAAATTCAGCGACATTGTGTACGTGACCTCCTCCCCCGCCCTCGTATTGAACCACCTTGAGAGCTGTCGCTGTCCCTGCATTATTGATGCTGAGTGCATTGGTCACGGACGTGTTGGTTGCGGTGATGATAAATGTATTGGTCACAGTCAAGTTTGATGCGATAAGATTTTGGAAACTGGAAAGACCAAGGACGGTCAGGTTTCCCGAAAGAGTAGAATCTCGTCGTACCGTAAGGTCTTGTGTACTCGACATGGAGTACACGTTCAGGTCTCCTGTGACGTTGGAGTACCCCATCTGTTATTTGCAGAGTAAAAAAGTGTGTAACTAACAGATGAGCGCCCAGCCACCACAACCGAATTTGGAGTGGCAATTTGAATCATCAAATGTAGATTCAGTTACTGGACTGGCACCAAACTTGAGTACGCCCGGAACCTATGCAGCCCCGACGGGCGGAACGATCACGACGTCTGGTGGACAACGGATCCATACATTCACGACGGTAGGAACAACAAGTATCACATTCCTCGTTCCAGTTACGGCTCAGGTGTTGGTCGTCGCGGGAGGGGGTGGTGGAGGTGGCACCGGATCTAGCAATCAGACGGGTGGCGGTGGTGGCGCTGGAGAACTTTATTACAACGCATCATATTCGATCGCTCCCGGAACATACACCGTCACAGTGGGTGCAGGAGGGACGCGTGGCGTGGCGAGCGGCACCAGTGGCGGAACGCCAACTAACGGCGGTGATTCTATTTTTGGATCAATAGATTGTAATGGTGGTGGGCGTGGAGGATCCTCTGGAGGTTTAGATAATGGAGGATCGGGGGGGTCAGGTGGCGGCGCTTCACGTGCTGCGTCCGGTGGTGCCTCCGTCAAGACTGCCGCTGGTTTTGGAAATGCCGGAGGCGATTCTGCGGGAAGTATAACCGGCGGAACGGCGGGAGGTGGTGGGGGTGGTGGCGCTGGTGGAGCAGGTGCTGATGCAGGACCCACCAACGATACGAGAGCTGCTGGTGGCGCTGGAAGAGCGTATTCTATTTCTGGATCAAGTGTTACGTATGCAGTTGGAGGTCGTGGAGGTTCTCGCAACGGCACGTCTGATGGGCCGGCTGGTACAGCGAATAGGGGTAATGGAGGTGGTGGTGGCGACGGTAATACAACTACAAATGGTGGGAACGGAGGTTCGGGAATAGTCGTGATCTCATACAACGCAGCTATTTACCCAGTACCGACCTACGTCCCTGGAATTTACAGACAGGCTATTAATTTCAACAACACACTGTCACCTGCCGGGGCCGATCCAAATTGCTACGTGACCTATGACGTTTCGACATTCAACCTTTCGTCCAACTCTGCCTCCATGAGCCTTTGGCTCAATTCTGGACTTACATATCCAGGGTCGTCTGGAACCACTCCATTCTATATTAATTTGCAAGGAGCGAGCTACAACGCACTTTATACTTCTGGTACATCATCAAATATAACGTGCCGTATAGGTTTTGGACCAATCAACGTCGGAACCTGGCCAGGTCAAACGGGTGTTTGGGCCCATCATTGCATAGTCTTTTCGAACGTCGGGGCGACCGCTTCAAATACGATAACGTCTTACTACCTGAACGGGTCATTCATAGGAAGTGCAAATAATTCAATACAAACTTTTACCGGATTGCGCCTCGGGTGTCAGGACAGTGAATCCAACGGCGCGCTGTGTTCAATCGACGACGTTCGGCTCTTCAACACTGCTCTGAGTGCTACACAGGTCCAGACCATCTATGCGGCGCGTGGTATGCCGAATCAGATGAGCTTGAGTGGCTCTGGGACGATGTATATGAATCAAACCGGGACTCTACATCTCAGTTAATAAATACATGTCTGTGAAACAGACAGTCCTGCAGACTGACTTAGTTTAGATTATTCGCTTTGACGATCCGTGGACCAGTCACATGCCGAACAGCGCCACGGTACAAAACACCGGGTAGCATCCAGAGTACCGATTTACGAACTCCGTTCCGAATACCGTTTCGAACATTCGAAGGTGTTCTCTGCCGATTTGCCGCCTTTTCATAAATTTCAAAAAGAGTCGTGACAAACTGTGAAGAAGCCTTTTCGGCGTTGTTGTGTGCATTTTGACGATTTTTGTTATTCAGGGCGTTCAGGTATTTCATATACGCACCTACAATCTTGTCACGATCGTTCGTATTAAACTTGTACCAATTGAGTACCTTGGCAAGAAACACAGGTCCAACCTGACGCAGAGCCACGTTCCGCGCGCGGTTACGAATAGCCATCCTGATATTACTCCAGAATTTAGTATATCTCAGCGTCCGCCTGCCACACGAAATTCGCCTCGTTGATCAGTGTATTGAAGTTGTTTCCACCCTGTGTAAAATTGACACTGAACCCGTACTTTTCTGATATATAACCTAAAACCGGAGTGACAGCGACTGCACCTGCCCCTGTGTATGTAAGCATCTGTCCTATATTTGTATTTGCTATCAAATTTGAATTGTCGTAATAGACGGACACATTTGCGTCATTACGCTTTGTGGTGACATAGGGTATAGTTGCCGTTCGCCCAGATGTTAATGCGGCCGCGTAATGCGTCTGCGGATTTGCCTCGTAGTATCGCTGACAGAAACGCGTTGATTCTGCAAGTAACCGCGTCTCGAACGGTGTTGCTATTGTCCCGAGCTCAATCTGCACGCCAGTCACTTGTAAATATGCACCACCTGTCTGCATCCAATTCGTTGCGCCAGTGACACCGATCGGTGCGTACCCTGGACTTGCCGTCCAATTCGTCGTCGTCGCCACATTTGCACGTGTCACCCCAAACGAAAGTCCAAACAGACACACCTCAAGAGACCCTGCTTCCCCCACGCCCCATGACCCTGTCGTACACTTTGGTAAATACACAATGTATCTGTTCCATGAATTTGTTACAGTCACCAGATTTGCATAGTACGTATTGTCCAGTTTTGAACGCACGACAACAGAATAGTTTCCAACCGGGTAAACATTCGCATAGAATGAAAGAACCATAGGCAGTGCGGTTGGTTGACCGAGACGCAAATCAAAAACACCCGAAGCTTCTATAGTTTGGACAAGTGGGCACAACCATGTATTATCCAGATTTGCACCGAACGTCTGTTGGACACTCACATTGGCCACGTTTGAAAACCCATTAGGAGGTCCAACCGGTGAATCTTGTCGAATCGTTATCGACACGTTCGACGTGCTCAAATTTCCTTGGTCAATGTGCCATCTGTCCATGACCCACGAATTTGAAAGTGAAAATGAAGATGTATTCGAGACTGTTATAGAATTTGCACGTGCCGCGATACGGAACGTACCATTGATCAGGCGGTTTCTCCAGCCTGAAAAGTTTTCGTACGTCACATGGTTTGAAAAGTAGCCCTGACCATAGACGGTGAGTGCGTACGGTGGTGTTGTAAGTGCCGGTGCTGTCAACCCACCGACTGCCAAATTTGCTGTGATGGTCACGTTGCTATTCACATTCAATAGGGGACCGTACAGATCGAGTGAACTGATGTTTGAAGTGACGAGGCGATGGGTCGCTGTTGTCCCTGTGCTCACATCCAGATTGTAGATCGGTGAAGGGCTCGTCCCAACCCCAACTGAATTTGGATAGTAAATGTTCGAACCCGAAGAAATCCACTGCGTTCCAGGGGTTCCTCCAGGTCCACCGGTTGCAAGTCCACCACCCGTCAACGGTGTGATTGTCAGATATGTCCCGCCACCGGTCGTGTTGGCCGTCTCGTAAAGCCGTGTCGGTGCCGTCGCAAACAGGTCAAGGTAGTAATACTTGCTCACGTCCGTCACATTGAAGGGGATCTCAATCACCTCAGTGGGATTCTGCGTAATCTGCGTCATGTGCCGGTACATGTACTGCTGATCCGTCCCGTGAACATCCGCTGCATTTGATCCAAGTGCCAAGCCGGTGATGTTGTCGTCACTGTAAAACACGGCATTCAGGATGTACGGCCCAGCTGTATTGAACATGAAGTTGCCGTTCGCAGTGACTGTGATCATGGTGGATGTGCCGTTGATTGTGAATCCGTTGCTGAGACCGACCGACAGAGGGTAGGCGGTTCCAATCGTACCGGTGTAAGGTGTCTGTGTCACGATGAAATTGGGTAAGCTAAAGTAAAAGCCACCGCCCGCACCGAGCAATCCCAATTGCGAATACACATTGCCAAAGGTAACGAGATTTCCGGTTAGGTAGGTGTTGCCCGTCGCACTTACGGGGACGATATTTGATGTGACTGTCAAATTGTTCACGTTGGCAGTAGTGGATACATTGAGGAAAACCACGTTATCAGTCTGGATATTGGCTGTCTGAATGTTGGCGGTGACCAAATTCGAAGAAATTAGATTTGCCTGACCGGCAGTGAGATACGTCACGTTCGCTCCGGTACTGACGTTGAGATTCAGAATATTCGAGAAGACTGTGTTGAGAGTTTGGACATTCGCAGTGACCAAATTCGAAGACACCACATTGGCTCGGGTCGTGACAGATAGTTGGGTTATATTTGCACCGGTACTGACGTTGAGATTCAGAATATTCGAGAAGACTGTGTTGAGAGTTTGGACATTCGCGGTGATCAAATTCGAAGACACCACATTGGCTCGGGTCGTGACAGATAGTTGGGTTATATTTGCACCGGTACTGACGTT